AGTCGAAAAAAGTCTTTTTGCAAAAAAAAAAAAAAAGTGAAAAAAACGGAAAAATGGACTCACTGCAAAAAGCTCTAAATCTCATTTTTGCAAAAAAAATGGCTGACCAACGACTTTTTTTTTTGTTTTTTAAATATATGTCATTTTTGGTTTAGGCGAATTTTTATATAGCATTATTATATGATTAATGCTACTCAAAATTCGCCAAAATTCGCCAAAAAATATTCGTGTCAAAAGTGTGACTATTCGTGCTTTAAGAAAAGTGATTTCATAAAACATAACGAGAGCATAAAACACAATGCTACCAAAGGCGAAAATAATGCTACCAATAACTCGCCGACATGTGTGTGTGGTAAGAAATATAAACATCCATCCAGTTTTCACAGACACAAAAAAATATGTAAATTATTTTGTGAAACAATTAAGGATGAAAAAGTGGAATTAAATACAAATGAGAATAAAAAAGAGAATAAAACGGATAATATTAACGAAGATATGAGTTATAAAGATATGTTTCTACATATGATGAAGCAGAACCAAGAATTACAGAAAACAATGCAGGAAATTATACCAAATATAGGTAATAATAACAATAATATTAATAATACGAAGTTCAATATTAATCTATTTTTAAATGAACAATGTAAAGATGCCCTGAATATTATGGATTTTGTTCATTCTTTGAAACTTCAAATGACTGACCTGGAAAACACCGGTAAAATGGGATTTATCGAAGGTACGAGCAAGATAATTATCGATGGTTTGAGAGAATTAGAATTACATCAACGACCAGTTCATTGTAGTGATATACACAACGCGATTTTATACGTAAAAGACAATGATACATGGGGACAGGATAATGACAACAAAGATAAAATGAAACGTGTAATAGATGAAGTAAGTAAGGCGAATATGAAACAGTTACCGAAATGGATAACTGACAATCCTACCTATGCAACGGACCAGGAATATATGAAAATTGTATCTAATATAATGAATGTGGATATGGAACACAATAAGTCGGAAATTATTAAAAATGTATCTAAGGAAGTGGTAATTGAGTCGAATGAAATAGTGAGGAAGTAATATATAATTCGATATATCGATAAAAATTATTTATTACTATATTTAAATATGTTTTATTTCAAATTGCGTGGGGTTTCAAATAGTAATACACAAATAGAAAAGACTACAAATAAAAAGCTCGATAAATACGATGAAATACTTAGTACAAGTGAAGAATTTAATTTATTTGTGAATCATTTGAAGAGTTCTAATATTCAAGTAAATAATCAAATTATGAATAATATGAACATGCAATATTATACTGAATCAAGAATTAAATATTATTTAGGTGAGATGTATTCAATAAATACAGTGTATCCAAAGGATGATTACATAAATGTGGATATTCTTTTGAATGATATGGACAATACGAGACGAATATATCCGAAGGGTATATTTGAACATGGTATATATAGTAGTATGGTATGTAAACTCACCACTCGTGGACTAATCGCGTTAAATTCGGGGGTAAGTGGGTATACAAAACGACTACTCCCTTATTTAGAGGCATATAATTTAAAAGACATGTATCTGTTATATCTGATAGGTGATGTAGAAAAACAAATAGATGATTATTATTTATCAAAAATACGATTGGAAGGATGTAATAAATCTGTAATCATAAAAGCCGCCAATTTACATAGACACTGGGGAGTGTTGTATTCAAAGGAAATGTTTGATAATGATATACCATTTCAAAATAAAGTTGGATGTGCACTATGGAGAGGTGCAACGACTGGTCAGGTGGGTCGGTGTGCAAATCGCTTTGACCTCGTTGAAAAATATTTTGATAACCACAACAAAATAAACATAGGATTTAGTAATATTGCTTGGGGGACAGTAGATACTTCAGGCAATATTATTAATTATCATTCTTATGCCAAGTGGGTAAAAGGCAAAATGTCGATAAAGGAACAGCTAAGATATAAATATTTATTGGCAGTCGATGGAAATGATAAGGCGAGTGGATTAAATTGGCAACTTGCATCGAAATCATTGGTAATGATGGCGAAACCTACAAAAATTAGCTGGTTAATGGAGGACAATCTCATTCCGAATGTTCATTATATTCAGTTAAAAAATGATTTTAGTGATCTCGAAGAGAAAATAGAATGGTGTGAATCCCATCCCAACGAGTGTCAACAAATGGTAAATAATGCCAACCATTTTATGTCCCAATTCTATAATGAAAATATGGAACGATATATTGAGTCGCAGGTAATTGTACGTTATATGAAAAAAATACAATTATCTAAAGTGCGCTTTACATAATAAGCATTGACATTGTTATTTTTCGCTTAGTAGTTATTCCATTGCTTATATTCATTTTAACATTTTGAAATTGATTTATTTGTGTATTGTTAATAGGTTCTTTCTTAATAGGAACAACATCTATTGATTCATGTCCATTAAATCGTACACGATTAAAGAAGAATGGAATATAAACCAACCTCATTCGCGTTCGTTGTAATATTCGACTTTGACATTGTTCAGAATGAAGTGAATACTGTTTGCTATATTCTAATAAATGCGCGAATATAGACCCATATAGTTTGTACGTGATCATATTAGTGATTGCAAAGCGGTCATTAAACTGATAATACAATGCAAAGTTGGGAATACAAATAGTATAATCGTGTACATGATTAAAAAGAGCAGTATTAATAGTATTTTTATATTTCACGTCCGGGCGCAAGAACATGACATAATCAAACTGTTGTTTTGATGCCGATATCATATTGACTAATTGTTGTTTTGAATACATTGCGCAAATGAAATTATCTACGCTATTATAGTTCGTATTCCATGGGTCAGGATGTGTTCTGTATTGTTCAATATTTATTTGTTTTTTAATTTCATCTTGGTCATCAATTTGTATATAATTAGGATTCAATAATTTATATTCATCATTATCTAACTGAATATGAAATTCGTTAGTTCGTATATTATTATAGGTAGATTTTACATTATATGTGTGAATATATATAACAAACTCCACGTTTTGCTGCTGCAATGGGTGAATAATGTATTGTTTTATGGATTGTATGGTATATTTTAAACTTCTGGTGATTCCCCAAAACCCCAGCGCGATTCTCATTATAATATAATTTTATTTTAATAAGAATCATTTATGTTTTAGATATATTGTGAATAATACTTACTAAACCAGTTGCGAATAGAAGCATTTTTGTATGGTCATCTGCCTTAAAAGTGTGTGCATTATTGAATGGGTAAAAAATATACATTAATAGTAAATATACGCCAATTAAAAATATAGATTCGAGCTTATCTTTGCGACCAGTAATTTTTTGTATTTTTTTGAGTATTTTGTCTGAATCAATAAATGAGTTCTGGATTTTTAATCCCCATTCGCGTAATATAAAGACTATAAGTAGGATTTTTAAACTGAGTAAAAGATAAATATAGTAATGCAGAATTTTTTCGGAGTTCATTCTATATATAATAATTTAGATTATTTCTAAAACTTAATTGTTACATCCTTATGAAAATAAAAAATTGATCATATATAAATTATAATTATGTGTATTATACAATATATAATGATCTCGCGTGAAGGACAGAATAGGGTACTATCCAGTAGTTCAAGTACATTCGTAGAATTATTGCGTAGGAGAGTACACAATAGTCGTTCAATATCTACTTACAAACCGATCTCTACCAGCAATTCAGTTAAGCGAACTGCTTCGTGCAGTAACTTGAATATACAAGATTGTAATAAATAGAAAGGTAGTCTTGGTAAAAATATATATGTATATTATATATTACACTTTATGGAGATAAAATTTATAATAGTAAAACTATTGGATTTAGCATACATAGCCGTTATTTATTGCTTTCTTGCGGTAATATTATCAATTATCACACAAAAAATAGCAAGTTATTTTCCAGAGCAATATAATTACGAGAAATCGCTATTAAAGCTGGTGATTGAAATCATTGCGTATGTATGGTATATTGCGGTAATTGTATATATAGTGCGAAATATAGTGGAGCGTATACCATCGCCGTTTAATAATATGTTTGGTTTTTCTCATATTAAAATGAAAGAGTTACACTCGGCTGGTATGTTTTCTATTATTTTTGTTCATTTACAAGAAGATTTTATTGATAAAATAAAATATTTAAGGGATATAATTTAGATAGCGGATAATATAATAAGACAACAAATCAATAGCTATTTTTTTTTATCTTTATCAATTATAAGTAGGTATGCCAAAACCAAATTTTGAAGAGAAAGAAATAGAAATATTGAGAGATGCGGTAGATATTGCAGAAAAAAAAAGTAATCAAAAGGTAGTATCATCGCCTGAAGTTAAGAAAATTATTTCAATTGTAGAGAATTTCTTGCGTCAAAAAAAACTGATTTGTTACGGAGGTACTGCTATTAATAATATATTGCCTGTTGCAGACCAGTTTTATGATAAGTCATTAGAAATACCAGATTACGATTTCTTCTCGATGAATGCACTGAATGACGCCAAAGAATTATCAGATATATATTTCAAAGAAGGTTATTCTGATGTGGAAGCAAAGGCAGGCGTTCATCATGGTACATTTAAGGTATTTGTGAATTATATTCCGGTCGCGGATATTACTGCGTTAGCAAGTGAATTGTATAAATCAATCAAGAAGGAAGCGATTAGTGTGTCTGGTATATTATATGCTCCTCCTAATTATTTAAGAATGGCTATGTATTTAGAACTATCCAGACCGAAAGGGGATGTGAGTCGTTGGGAAAAAGTATTAAAACGACTAATATTATTGAATAAGCACCATCCGTTAAAGGGTAAGAATTGTAATTTGATCGATATTCAGCGTTCATTTGAATCCAATAAGGTGAATGAAGGTGATGTATATGATATGGTAAAGAAGGCATTGATAGATCAAGGGGTAGTATTTTTTGGTGGTTATGCGAATTCTTTGTATTCATCGCATATGCCCAAATATATGAGGAATTCGATTAAAAAGATTCCTGATTTTGATGTACTATCAGAAGATCCAAAGACGACAGCGACCATTGTAAAAGAGAGATTAGGGTATGATGGCATTAATAATGTGACGATAAAAAAGCACAACGCGATTGGTGAACTGGTAGATGAGAATTACGAATTGTCGGTGGATGGAGAAACCGTTGCATTTATATATCGTCCGAACGCATGCCATAGTTACAATATATTACATACGAAGTATGCTAAAATAAAGATAGCGACGATTGATACTATGTTGAGTATGTATTTGGCATTTTTATATTCTAATCGTGATTATTTCGAACCTGATCGAATTTTATGCATGGCGCAATATTTGTTTTCAGTTCAACAAAAGAATAGATTAGAGCAAAAAGGATTGTTGCGTAGATTTAGCTTAAGTTGTTATGGTAAGCAAGACACTTTAGAAGACATGCGTTCGGCAAAGGCAGCTAAGTTTGAAGAACTCAACGGTAAACGAGGAACACCAGAATATGAAGAGTGGTTTTTAAAGTATACTCCAGGAGCTCCGGGTAATGTAAAGCCGAAAAAACAGAATATGACAAAAAAAAAAGGTAAGTCTAAATCTAAACCTAAACCTAAATCCAAACCTAAATCCAAATCTAAATCCAAATCCAAATCCAAAAAAAGAAAATCAAGAAAAGCGCGACGAATTGCTGGTATAGAAATTTAAACGGTTAATTTCTGCTTATATTGAATAATCATTTCATGTATATCTGAATATTCTAACCATTTCATATTCCATCCATGTGTGGAGGAAATAAAATTCATCATGAATTCATCACCATATATGTAACATGCTTCCATCAATCTATTTATATAGGAAATTTGCTCTTTAGTAGAGAACATCACAGGATTTTGTTGTTCTATATTATTTACATACATCCAAACCTTATTATTTGGGTGTAATGTACATCCATCAGACTGTATCATAGTGACAGGGACAATAATTCGTTTATATGCGCTTTCCCTGATATCTAATTTATGTAATGTTTCGTCGCCGACTTTAAATAGTACCCCTCCTGTACTTTTCTGTGTATGTTCTGTATTGTACGCCATAGATAAATTGAATCTGTTTCTGGGACCGATCAATATAAATTTGCGTAAGTAATTAAAATCCGGTGATAAATATGCGGAATGTCCTATGGTTTCGTGCCCGATTGTTGAATATCGTGAGTCATCTATCATTAGTGAACCGTAGCCGAAAACGAATTGTTTTTGTGACTCTATGTAACTATGTATACAATAAATAGTTATTGAAAGAGCAATAATTATTGCGATATTATGAATCATTTATTACACTATAATTAGATAATAAATGATACCCATCAAGCTCCCATAATACAATAAGTAAAATCCTTGAATGTTTTTAAAAAGAGGGAATGCATTGTGTTTGCGTAAATAGATGTTTTAATGTTTTCTGGAATATACTGAGAAATAATCAATGAAGTATGAATTATAAATATGGTAATAAGCCATACTAATTCACGTAAACGATATATGGAGTAATGAATGACATTCCAATCATTTACATAACTACACATCTTGGTCGGACTATTTCGTAAGAAAAACTCATGTATATCTAAAATGCCTCCGAATGTTCTGCTTACGGCATTTGTATCATAAAAAGTATTCAGGAATTTTTGTATTCCTCCAAAGTTCCATAAGTTAATGAATAATATTTTATTTCCAATAATGCGTTCTGTAAAAATGTGAGGACACATTGCGTCAGTGCAATTATCATATGTAAGTTCGTCATTGCTAATAATAGGAATAAATGTGGTTTTTCGTAACTTGTCAATGAGGTCGTCGTTGCTGGTGAATGTACTTACGATAATTTCTTTTTTTGCTGAAATATCCATGTAATTAATAAATATTCGATTGTTTAATGTTTTGTATGTATTTTTGTCCATTTTATGTATTTCTCTCTCGATGATATTTAATACTGAATCGAGATGTAGAGTATTATTGAACTCCTTTCGCATATCAGTATATAAACGTTCTATGAGTTCCATTTTATTCAAAATATAAAAGCATCCCAACATTGCTCCGACGCTCGAACCTGATATGCGATGTACTTTTGTATATTTTTTATGTTCAAGTTCTTTAACATATAGTAAAGCACCGTACATGTATATACCCTTAAATGCTCCACTGTCTAATACAAGGTCAATTTCGTTTGGAATGTGCGTTTTATCAACATTTTCTAATAATTTATGAATATAGTTTTTATAGATTGGCATATATACTTTTTGCATAAAATTATAAAAAAAGTATAACGATTAATAAAAGAACGATTATGAGTGGACCTGATTATATTGCCATTCAAATAGTTATATATTGTACGCTGGGATTTGTAATTGGATATGGGTGTAGATCACTTGTATGTTCGGATAATGCGGAGAGTCAAATAAAAGCTTTAGAAGAAGAAATAGATGATATAGAACAACAAACCAATGATGAATTGGATAGAAGGTCAAATGATATTTTAGAAAGAATTGGTTCATTCAATAGTATCCAGGCATTTCCGGTGGTAGAATCAGAATCAGAACATATAACTCCATCTGCACCAATGTACGATTCGAATGATGACACAGACAATTCTGTGTAAAAAATGTAACTATTTATGTAAGTCTAATGCCTTTGTGATTGCGTAGAAGTGACTTGCGAATAGTATGCTAATAATAATGTAGCCGTTAAAATTGAAGTTTCCATCACCTGAAAACGCAATAGGAATATATTTTACCATATTTTTTTTGACGAATGGTAGCTGGAAGATGAAAAATAGAAATGCCACAAAAATGGGTATTTTTAGCTCGTCAAAAATGAGTTCCATTGAATCTTTGCGATTTTCTTCTTGGTATTTTCGCTGCATCATTTCATTTTCATCGGCATAATTTTTAATATAGTCTTCAACGTGTGCACTTTCTTGAGGAATATAATTGGGTTGTGTTTGTTGATCAGTCATAATAGGTTGTGTGTTTGTTGGTATATCACGTGACGGTAACTGTCCTCCGCCAGAGGAAGACAGTTGTTGAATTTCTTTACTAAATTCATTGGCATTATAAGGCACTGATTCTAAATCGGGTTTTTGAACACGGGTATCTTTGGCTTCTAAAACAATATTTTGCTGCGCAAATTGTGAAACGGAAGGATCGCTGGGTAATTCTTCTATTGAACTGGTATTGCTCATTGGTATAATATAATAGACAGAAGGTTTGTTGGGTGTATTTACGCATTTATGCGAACGGGATATGTTTTTTTGATTTATCATATGGTACTTGTTTATGCTTAACCTTATAACATGAATTATCGAATCTATATGTTTTGTTCTCGATTTTATTGATTTTAGGTGCTTTAAATATAAGACAGTTGCGTTCATTACATACTTTTCTAAATAAGGTAGCGAGTCCGAATCCTAAAATAATAGATATAACATAGTCACTGTATTTTCCATAAAGTAATCTTTTAATTTCCATATACTATATAAGAATAAATTAGTTTTGAACAGGAATTTCTTTTATATCGGAATCATCTGATGGACATTTTACTTTATTATAGCCAAACGAAAATACATTATCAGCCTTATCGACATATTGTACGCTATCCGAGTTATTTGGGCTGGGATATACATATATAATAGTAGGGTCAGGTTTGGTAATATAAACGAAGAATAATCCAATTGCAAGACTAATAATAAAACTGGGAATATGGAAAAATTTCATGTTGATATATATATTGAAATATTATTTTGTATATTGAATAACTTCGGGATCGGTCTCTATAATAAATTCGGTATCTTTTACTACTATTTCAGATTGAATTAAATTATTTTGTTTCGGTGTGTAAAAATCTTGTTCTAAATTGTAGTAACTGTATTTTAACGAGCGGTCTTTCTCAATCATGGGTATTAAATCATTGATATATAATTCAACCGCATCTTTGGTAAACTGTTTATCATTTTCGTTTTTTCCTTTTTGTATTAGTTCTATAATTTCGTATTTTTTTTTGGTTATCACCTCGTCATGTTCAGCAATCAGTTTTTTATTTTTTAAGTAGGGCGTAGCCTCGATTAATTCATTCAGGTATAATTCATATTCTTTATTATTTGCGATAAATTCGGTTTTTATTTTATCAAAGACGGATAATGTATTAGATTCATCTGAAAACTGAAAGAACAAATTCAGTTTTGTTTTGATGATTTCATCTTTATCTTGTTCCTTGCTATTATCAAACATGTTAATTGCCCATGAAATTGTACCATAATCCCCTTTTTGAATAAGAATATTGAGTTCACATGGTTTGAATTTATCACGATATGTTGCTCCGCATTTAGCCTGTAGTTTTCTATTTTTTTCTATGAATATTGTTCCCACCGGATTTTTACAATGAACGCATGGTGGTCGTAAACGGCGAACGCGGTCTCTCTTTTCTTTTAATGATAGAGATTGATTGCTGCTTATTTTTTTCTTTCTTGCCTGTAGTGCTTCTTCATACCGTTGTTTTAGTTTATAATATGTATTGGTGATTTCTAATATTTTTGGGTCATTCATAATTATATATGTTATGTAAATATTTTTTTAGCCCATAAAATCTTCAAACTCATTTGTTAATTTAGGTAAATCGGTAATCATAGTATTAGATGTCTTTTTCTGTTGCTGTTTAATATCTTGCATTAACTTAATTTTCGATAATATATATGTTTTTTGTTTACGTAGCTTAATATCTTTTTCTATCGGGGTTAGTTTACCTTTGTATTGAACTATTAAAAAAATTGCTAAACCTAAAAAAAACAGGATAAACCCCGCTGTATTGAAAAAAGCGTTGTTATATGTATTTTTTATGGTATGGCATTTTTTTAATGTTTCATTCGCGAAATATTTCATTCCTGGTTCAACTAACATAGGACGCTCCATTGTTAATACTCTAAATTATGAAAATAAATTATATATATTATTTATACATGGCTTCATCGTTTTTGGCATTAATATTATTTGCTATACTTTCATTAGTCTATTTTATCATTAAATATTTTATGTATTCCAGTTCGCAGATGAAAATAGTAACTGGTATTTATTTCTTACTTGTGATAGTAACCCAATATATAGTAAGTTTATCTGCAATAAAAGAGAAATGTGGAAACAATGATTATGTTTCGGCATTTATGACAACTGCTTTTCCTTGGACTTTTATATTCGGAATTCTATACATTGTAATGACCATGTTTCCGGCATGGAAAGCTCCATTTGCAAATACATTTGGATATGGTTTTGCACGACTTGCAGGTGTTCGTACATTATTGGTGGATGATATATTAAAGAAAGACGCTTATAAACAAGGGGGTGGAGGAATGCGTAAAATGTTTAAACGTTCAGCGCAGCGAGGTGGAGGAGAAGAAGAGGATTCAGGTTTATCGAGTGTAAAAGAAATGACAAAGGCAATACAAAATATTTATAGCGATCCTTCAATGTTAATAAATGAAATTACTATTGATAATTATGAAACATTTTGGTCACGTATGAAGCCATTATTTAAGTCGAGTGCGAATGATCACAAAGATGCCTTATTTAAAATGATTTTACTCAAGGATGTAGTGGCGGAATGCATGTGGTATCTGCTAACAGGTATGTTAGTAACATCTATGGTCGCGAATTCTATCGTTAATACGAAATGTAGGTATTCTATAGATGAAATGAAAAAGAATCAAGATGAATCAGATAGGGCGATAAATACAGCAGCAGAAACGAAAGAGGAACCACGTGTATATTCTACTAAGGAATAGAAGCAAGAATAGAAGTAAATAAATCAAAATATATTATTTGATTTATTTACACCACATACATTTTGTATTTTTTACTGAACAATCAATACAAATGGAAGGATATAAATAACAATAGCCGAATGGATTTGATCCATGATTGAGGTTTGTATAACCATGTGTTTTTTTTTGGTTGCATATCTTACAATATGCTCTACATGGACTTAATGGATAAATTCCAACTATGTCATATATTTTATGAAGTTCGCATATATAATCGTTTGGGTTATTAGGCGTCATTATAGTTTGTGTAAAAATAGCTTTAATATAGAATCTTAGGAAAGGCTAAAAAATACAGGATACATAAATAACATAGAATGGCGGTTACGACAACGATTAACCACATGGGTAATATTGTCTTATTTCTATAACCGAGTCCGAAATCTCTAAACGTTCCATTTTTATTATATATAAAATTAGGTTTAACTGTATGAATAAGAGTAAAAATGATTAAAAATAATATTATAGATAATGAAATTATATTTGATCGAATAAAACTGCGGGATATCATTATTATTGTTATATAATAATGATAATTATTATTTATTTTCATTAATAACCTTCGTCTCCATCATTGTCACCATGATCATCGTCATCCGGTATATGTGACATGGACATTTCTTCTGCCTCGATTTCTTGTCCATTAAGGAATTCTTGTGCCGCTTCATCTGTAAAATGAGTATTCATATCAAAATTACCTGCTTGTAATCTTTGTTCTATTGGACCTTGTGTATTGAATATTTCGCGTCTTTCTTCATCGTAAGTCTCCTTGACATATTGTGTAAGACCTTTTTGGAGGCCTTTCCCCCATTCACCTAATTTATGGGATTTGAATAATTTATTGATTTCTCTCTGTTCTTCTGTGAACTCTTTGAGTCTGGTTGTCTTTGTAGTCTTCTCCTTATCAGAAGATCTACTGATTTTTTTCATAATTTCTTCATGACTGAAATTGATATTTGATTTATTAATCATAAACCGTTTGGTGAAATTAATCAATAGACTTGCTATCTTTTCGGCTGATTCTAATTTTAAACCAGCCACTATATCTTCCTCATCGCCGTAATTTCCGGTTCGGATGTCATCTATTTCTGCATCAGTGGAAACTTCAGAGAAGCGCCCATCCTTACTGGAGACTGATGGTATCTTTCCAACCACCGACACATTTTTTATATAATATGAATATATTTTCAATAAACAATACTCGTATAAAAAAGTACTGGTAACTTTGTCGAAGATTGAAACAATCTTCTTATCAGAACCTGGAATATTTGTTGGAGAGAAACAAGGTATAATTGTACATAAAACGAATAAATTCTTACATTCTTCTTGTATGTTTAGTAGTATACTATCGAAATTAGATTCATAAAACTGTGGTAAGAATGAGTAATAACTCATAATCGTTTTTTTAATATCTATATTGTGGTCATCTGAAAACCCCCAATGTTTACATATTTTAATCTTATCGTACTCTGTTTTATGTAATATAATATTTGGATAGACGTAACATAAATTGTTTATACAGTCCAACATGAATTCTAATATTCTATACGCACTATTATGTTCAATGTTTTGAAACTGTACATTTGCTTCTTCACGCAATGGAGACCATGCGGTTGATTGATTTATGAATTCCATAACTGGCGCCATCTCCTTTGAAGTGGAACGCCCATGTGTTAAAAGGAATTTTGTGATATCGGTTTTCATTTTATCTGTCTCCTTTGCCAAATAATTTTTAATAGCTTCTATTTCAGGAGTTTCGGCTTTGACTCCAATTTCGAATGTGTCGATAAGGGATGTTAATAACTCTTGTAATTCGACTGGAATAGATGTATCGTTACCGCGTTTTAAAAACTGTAACATGTCTCTTATTTTTTGTATTCTACTTATAGGCTCGTCGTTTGTGCTGGTTGACTTAATAGCATTACGCTTATTAACCACTTTTAGTAGCGATGTCAATGCCGAACTATCATATGAAATATTTTCGTGTTTTAAAAATGTTACCTGTTCAGATAAAGAAACGTGTTTTGGGAAATTATCAGGTTTTTTGATTCCGATTCTTTCGAAATCTCTATGTAACGGAATATTATTTTTAAAATTACATATAGAAATGAAGTAATTATAGATTACTTTCTCTTTAAACATCTTTGATTCTGAAGGAATAGTAAGTTTTGTATTTGTGTCATATAAATAGTATGGAGCCAAAGGAATTTCAGAAATATCAGTAATTATATCTGTATAATCTTTAATTGTTGACATATCGCGCGTAATAGAACTATCTTTACTAATAAAATACTCAATAGGCGTTTGTATTGTGTCAGTATTCATACAACATGTATTTTCTAAGAACGATTCTCCTGCGTTAGTTTTAAGAAGAGCATCTTCTTTTCTGACCTGTTTATTTATTTTTTCGAATATTTGAAACGAAAAACCGATAATTTTTGAGCGAATAATTAGAATATCGTCGTCTTGGTGTGCAGTGCCGGATTTCATTTTTTCTACGACGGAATCAATGAATCCGGATCCTAATGCTTGTAATGATTTTATCTTAAAATCGACAAGTGGAGGTAAGAATGTATTCCAATTTATTACATCGTGTTCTATTGGCACATCCACATTTACATCACCGGAGGTAATATACTCCATTTTTTTAGTGAGCATTCTTTCCATAGATACGTCTTTTAATATGTCATTTTCAATTAAATCGCGAATGGTTTGACTGAGCGCGTCGGCTTTAATTCCGGCTATACTATTCCATGGCGTGATTGATTTTGCCTTGATTTTCAATATAATACACGAGATATAAACGATGCCGTCAATATTGGACGATTTATCAAGTGGAAATCCGTCAAACGATTTTATGCATCCTGGAAATGTTTTCTTGGTTTTGATGTTTGGTATAGCGGTTTGTACGAACATGTGCAAATAGGAAGCGGTAATAATGATTAACAAATAGTGTTTACTATCATCATATGATTTTATTTTTCTGCCTTTTGCAGATGCTCTTGCTTCGCGTTTCTTATGTTCATCCTCCGAAATTATTTTACGTGTAAACAAGTTCAATACATTTTGAATAATGGGTATATAATATTCCTCAACATTGATGTACATATAGTTAGTTAACGCAACAAGTATTTTATAGACAGTGAGAGCATCTGGGTCTTCTATCATATCTTGTAGATTCTCCATATCATCCAGTGAAATTTTCTGTTCTTCTTCAAGTAAATCGTTTGTTGATACTTTATATCCTGCTTCATTTCGACCTTCTTCATCTGAAAAATCGATATCGGATATTTTTCTACCACTGTGTTTATCCACCCAATAACTTCCGTCATCGCTGTGCTTACCTCTTTCTTTTCTAATTTTTTCCATTGTCCCCAAATAATTTCCTCCATCTAAATAGGTGGATGCCATCAAAGGTATAAATGTGGGTAATAATTTAGTGTTTGTTTCAGTACAGTATAGCCAGTAAGGGCTTTCTTTTTCTTGGGCTTCGCGCGTAAATAAGCGTTTGAATTTCAAAATATGAGCTTGTTTTTTGACGAAATCAGGTTGACCTAATATTAATTCAAGTATTTCAGAAAATGGGCTTTTAACAATAGTGCTTCCATCTGACAGTTTTTCAAGTCCGATATTATAACGAATAGTGTTGTATTTATAGTTGTTAATTTTGTTTATTTTTCTTATTTGGACTACCTGGTTTTTATAATAGGCGAAATTGGATAGTAGCACATTTGTTAAGTCTTCTATAGATAATTCATGACTTAAATCAAATTCTTTTAATAAGTTTTCCAACGATTTACGTTTCATTACAGATTCAGTTACATCGAGGTTCATGCATTTATCACTAATTGTGAAACACTTTGGTTTGATATTACAAAACATATTATCGGTAATGTCTACTCCTTCAAATCCTTCATTTAATATCCATTTATTCAATACGCGTTTGTAGTATTTGTTCTTTTTACCTTCCTCTTCTAATATTGCGTAATCGTTGTCAATGACTGTGCGTTGTTTGTTAATCATAGCCTCAGCTTCTGTTCGCGCGGATTCTTCATCTAATCCGATACTTTCTTGAAGCTTCTCGGTTAAAAACAAGTTAAATTCGTCAGGTGTTTTGGTATCCTGTTCATCTCGATATTCCTCTATAATATCATAACGCGTTTGGTCGTACTGTTTATCATAATAGATAGTTTTTTCATTATCTTCTAACAATTCATCTAATTCAATGTATTTCTTTGTAAGTGTTAGCGTGGCACACGAGTTGTCAGATATCTTTTCTTTTTCTATATATTCTTCGTATTGCTCGTTGCCTTTTTCTAATTCGTCTTGAATATTCACTGTTTCCAATAAATGAAGATTGGCCAAAACGATTGCTGAACATAATAATTTACCTTTATCTAATGCATAAATTGTCCGCATCAACTCAGTTGTTGTTTTTGTTTTAATATTAGTAATTCCTGGAAAATATATTTGGAACATAACTTCATCTAATAATTCTTCCTTCGTTTTAGGATGCTTGCTGTCTACTAATAACTGGATAATAGAATTAAATGGCGTTGAACTACTTGTAATATGCTTTGTTGTATTTTGTACAATATCTTGAAATACTTTCTGTTTTTCTTTATATGTTTTTTTGTAATCAAGGATTTTGGTCTTTAAAAATTCGTTCATTTCTTCGTATATTTTATAGGTAATATCATCAGTATAAACCATAAATGGTTCTAATTCGGAAACGAGTGAAATTAAGCTGAGGTTACCAGTATTATATTGGTTTGTATATTCAAACAGTTTTTTTGTACGCGGAATAATTACGTTTAAAAACTTATCGTATATATTATGTTCTTCTACACTATCACTTACAGTAATATGTAAATTGGTTTTTAAAAAGTTCGGTATAGTGGTGTAGTCGAATGCCGTTTCTAATTCGTCAATGGTAATTTTGTGTGTGACGCCTATATTTGTCTTACTAAAATACCCACCTTCATTTAAACCAGCTCTTGATAAAATAGATGTTCCTGGCAAATATTGCTTAGAATTATCGATAACTGGTTTTGACATGATCATTATACTGCGAGGTTGAATGCGCTCTGTATTAAGGATACGTTGATTGGTTATTTTTGGATTCATGTTTTGTTTCTGTGTCGCGAACGTATCTTCGTAGTCGTCTATTTCGACGTGCTGTGTTAGAATATCAACGTCATTATGTAGATTTAATGTGGTCATTGCCAATGGATTATTAGTCATTTCGTATGGTGTTAAAAATGTGTCAATAGACCTCAAAAAATATTTATATTTATTATTATCAGAGGGTGTGTTGTTTTTTTTATAATTTTCGAACATTTCAATAAGATTATGTAAATCTTGTGCATTGTCATGTGGACTAAAAAACAAATTATGAAGTTCAGCAACAGGTAAGATAGGTATATGATTTTTTTCGAAGTTTTGTAAATGATGAATTAGAGGACGATGCCCGGCGCCCTTTTTTTTCGGTATTAATGCATTTCCATAATCGTCAAATTCTGAAAATTGGTCACGTAATTGAATAAATCGTTGTATCATTAAATTTAGACTGGTCATTACTTGTGTATTACGTTGTGAGGTTGGAATGTGCGCAAGCAAATCATCTAATAAACTGCCTGTTTGTGTGTCGATACTAAAACGTTGTTTACTTTTATCTACTTCTTTCATTATAGACACTTCGCCTATTGCTTTACCATTGAAAATAGGTTCTGGTGATTCATTAAGTACTTTATCCACTTCATCTGTAAAATCAGGCGTGGGTGTTGTTCCGTATATATCATATTGTTCGTCTTCATCTTCCTGCTCTTCTGGTGATTTTTCCACGATTTCGGATGAAACCTGTGTTTCATCTATTCCATCTGGAGAATCCGTTGGTTTATTAATAGAAGGTGGAGGGCGTATTTTTATTTCTTCAATAAAAAGTTCTTCCGGTATTCCTTTGTATGCGAAATCAATATAAATATGGTCATTGCTGGGGTATAATTTTATTTCAATCATATCTTCTTCTAAATTAGATATTTGTCCAGTGATAATAGATGGGAATTCTCCACCAAAGTGAACATCAATCCAGACGTCAGGTAGTAAATTATTTTGTTTTGCGAACCCGTCGCTCGCACCGCGTTTTAATAAGACGAATGTTTGTATAGATTCATCTTGTAATGATTTGTCGCTATTTAACAATAGGGTAAATGTTTCATTTGTTTCTGTATTGATAATTTTAAGTTTGATGTTATCGATATAATCAATTAAAAACCGTTTATCGTTATATAATTCATTTGTTGGTGAATCAATCTTAATAACATCGTATACTTGTAAAAAAATAGAATCACTTGGAACTGACATATCTTATATTTACAGTAGAAATTAATATCATTAACGTATTAAATCGATTTAAGAATAAATCTGTATTTAATATTAATATCATGATATCTCCAGTCGCGTTTGATAAAAGTTATATTATGTCTAATGATGTAAGTGTTAAGCCTAATATTAATAAAAAAGGATACAGAAGCAAAAAAGGCGGTAATTACCAAATTTTGAGATATGATAAAGAGATGCTTGCCTATGATAATTATATTAAAATGGGAGTATACCGTTCTCTAATTGTAAATCTAAATAGTAAGAAAATGGTAGCATTTTCGCCGAACAAGTCGATATCCATTACTGAATTGAAATCGGAAGGAATGGATAATATGCGCGCTGAAGAGTTCGTGGAAGGAACAATGGTCAATCTATTTTATGATACAGAACTTGAAACATGGGATATTGCAACTCGTAGTACTGTGGGTGGAAATGTGAAATTTTACCGCGATTCTGCAAAAACCTTTTCTGAATTGTTTGAGGAGGCGCGTGTCGAGTGCGGGCTGAATATTGAAGATAATTTGGATAAGAAGTATTGTTATAGTTTTGTTCTTCAGCATCCTGAAAATAGAATTGTAACTCCATTCGACAAAGCTTCTCTGTATTTGGTCGGAGTATTTATGTGTGTGGATGGAGAAAAAGACGATATTGAGGTTTCAGGATACGATTTTACTGATACAAATAATATTATGAATTTACCGGAGGAATTACAGACAGTCAGAGAATATTTGATTAGTAGTACAGGTGTGAAATTTCCTGACATTTATAATGAAACTGCTCATTCTAAGGAAAATTATATTGAACAGTATGCGTCTTGTAATACAGATTATAAGACAGTGGGTGTCGTTTTTAAAAGTATGACTAATCCATTTGTTCGCTACAAATGCCGAAATCCTAATTATGAGGAAGTTCGTCGTATGCGAGGCAATCAGTCGAAAGGACAATATACTTATTTGGAGCTTCGTAAATCTGGAAAAATGAGCACCTATTTGAAACTATATCCTGAGGATAGTAAGAAATTTGGAACATATCGAGAACAAATTCATAAATTTACCTATGCCCTGTACAATAATTATGTGCGATGCTATATCAAAAAGGAAAAACCGCTTAGAGAATGGCCACAGCAATATCGCATTCATATGTATAATATTCATCAGAAGTACGTTAGTGAATTGGTTACAGAAAAACGTTCAATTCGTCTTGCAACTGTTATTGATTATTTTAATGAACTGCATCCGTCGAAGCAGATGGCACTATTGAATTATAATCTGCGTTCAAATGAAAAAGATACCGTGCTAACAAATGTTGCGAAAATTATTAAGATTGATGAAAATAATTGCGAACTATAATTGAAAAAATACTATAAAATTGAAAATGAATGAATTCAATTTTATACTTTGTGATAGCTTAAATACTTATATACAAATATGTCTGGTTTGGTCGCTCCCTAATACATGACCAGACCCTTTCATATCCGTATAACATATTTCAAATTGGTTATTGTATGAGTTATAATCATAGCATAACACTACCATAGGCTGATTATCAAATGTAAACTGAAAATAAAAACTGCTATCATTAGGTGAGGTAGTAAGCTCATATTTCATAATATATATTTTCTTAACTATAACCGGTTTAATTGTTTCATATCTTGAATCGTTTTTATGGATAATATTAACATATTTATGATAATCTATGCTGTTTGGTTGTTTGTATTTGTATTTAATTCGCCCATCGTATTCAAGTATGATATTTATTAATTCATATGGAAGTTTAATTGATTTGTATTGTAACCCTATCGTGTCTACTGCTTCCATTATATTATATACATACGACATATATGTATATCATTTTATGATATGGTTGTTTTCAAAAAATTATGGCACTTTAATTACCAAGTACTTAACGTTTTGATCCAGCTCTGCGTCTGCGTGTGCGTCTGCCACCAGACATGCGAGATCCACCGAGTTTAGAACCACATGATCCGCCTCTCTTAGTACCAGCACGACTTCTACGTCTGCGGGTGCGTCTGCCACCAGACATGCGAGATCCACCTCTACGACTGCGTCTTGCTGTGCGTCTTCTGCGACCACCTTCTTTCTTGATACTGCTACCGCTACCGGTTCCACATTTAGTATCAAGCCATTCAACCAAATTGGTATATTGATTCGCACCGGTAAGTGCGGCAGCGCCTCCAAATTCTCTTTGGTATACGGCGACTTGTTCTCCAAGTGCTCTTTCTGCGGATTCCACGGTTGCCCATGCTTCAGAGCAAGCTATTCCTGAAACTTGTGCTCCATGTCGTGCCATTGTAATAGATGCACCCAATCTTGTGGAACCAGATGTGAGGTTTCCACAACCTTCGATAGATGCTTGGGCTAAATTTGCGACAGCCGTTGCGCCATCCAACCATCCCATATAGCTTGCTGCTGCAAGACCAAGTTGCCAACTTCCGTATGTTGCAGCTGCGATAATACACACAGCTAGTGTGTGTGCTGTCTTTGATGCTCCACCTTTCATCCTTTTTTTTCCTCCTCTAAACAACTTACCATTTCTTAAAAAACTTGTAGATGATGGATTCTTTTTTGCTACTGCTTCAATCATTTCGAAAGATTCACTTTCAGTATGTTCACCTTTACTATTTTTTATCAACTCTTGTAGTCCTGAAAAATCACAACGAGATGCCATTATTATAATATATAATATGAAAAAAAATTTTTTGTTAATAATAATGTTAGTTAAAACTGACGCAGTATTTTATTATACAACTCAATAGATAGATCGATAACATAAATAAAATTATTAATCACCGTAGTTTTTTCAATAGATTCATTGTAAGCTAAACGAATAATACTAAAATTATCATGTGGATGATTTTTCCTAAATCCACAAAACCCGACAGTTTTTTTATTTACAAAATATTGGTCATATAGCATAAACTCGAGCAATTTGCCAATAGTGTAGTCGTGATTTTGTAGACGGATGTCGTAACAATTCTCCAATGTAGACGTGCTTTCATCAATAGTAATAGCACCAGACTCGAATACTTTTCTCAATTCTTGTAGTTGGATAATAAGTACATTACACGATGCCTTTACAATATCATGATTTTCGAATACACCAACAGTTTCAATGGTGAAATCAAAGCTATTTTCAACAAAATGTCTCTGTGAATCCAAAATGTTCCAGTTTTTTTCGGCAATAGCCATTTCCTCTTTATTAAGACCCTTTTTCTTTGACTCCTTCAAATATTTTCCCAACTCGACGGTTCCTTTTTCACTGTCGATAGTATTACCATACGCGCATGTAGATACTACATTAAACATCCCGTTATCTTTTGCTGACGAGATAGATAAAGTACATTCAAAATGTAATGCTTCGCCTTTAATTTCGGTTGACATTTGTGGTCGCAGTTTTACGATATCGATATATCTTTTTGTGATAGGATCAGGAGGGAAAATCTTTGTATTTTCAGCTTCAGAAATGAACTTACTATTTTTGATGTCATATATCTTGAAATCCTCTGTTGTAATATATTGAATAGTATCTGAATCATTTACTTTTTCAACAACAATTTTATAATTATCAATAGGTAGCGATAAATCGGTAATATGAATAGGAACACAACTCAATCGCTGCTTAATAATTTCATTGTTTAGTTTAGTTGTATTTTTATGGATAATACAATTATTTTTTTCATAGGGAAATGTTTCAAATACGACAGATGGAATATCTACCACAATGGTTCTTCGCACTGCATTCGCGATACTTACATCTACACCACTTAGGGTAAACTCCATCTCGGTACCACGTTTATTAATTGTCACGACTGGTTCTGTCATTATTACTATTGTTATATATTTTATATTTAGGTTTATATTTAATCAATTTTATTTTATATTTAGTTAAAAAGAATTTTGTTTATTATTTTAAGTAAATATAGATGTCGAATATTTTATACTATAGTAATTATTGTACTAATTGTAAGAATGTATTAACAACGTTGTCTAAAAGCGAACTTAAAGAGGAACTGTTTTATTTATGTATTGACAAGAGGAAAAAGGGGCATGATGGTGCAACTTATTTAGTATTGGAAAATGGACAAGAGTTACGATTGCCGCCTACTGTTACAAAAGTACCAGCATTATTGCTGATAAATAATGGTCATCGTGTTTTATTTGGTGATGAAATTTACAACCATTTTAGACATAAGGAAACACAATCAAAAAATATAGCTACAATGAATAATGGTGAACCAGCCGCATTTTCTTTAGGTAGTTTGAGTATGAGTGGCGTAAATTCTGATAATTATAGTTTTTGGGACATGTCAAGCGATGATCTATCAGCAAAAGGTAATGGTGGTTTAAAGCAAATGTATAATTATGCAATTCCTGATAATGACTCATCTATAGAAACGCCACCAGATAATTATGTACCAGATAAAATTGGGGGTGATGTATCACTTGATTCTCTTACACAATCACGAGAGCAAGAATTATCAAACAAGTAAATCAAGCTTAATAGTTTTTTCGTTAAAATATTTAAAAAGAAAAACAGTTATTCATTTATAGATAATATGACCGACAAGAGTTTGGTATTAAAAGGATTTAACGAACATTTTATGGAGTTTATTGATGATATATATCAAGTATTTCCACATGACTCTGAAATACTTGCCACAAAGAACGCGCTTGGTATGCTAAGAAAGGCGAATCCGCGAATGATTATTGATGTATGGCATCGTCATATCACGATTAAATACGAGAATGAAATAAATAATTCTAATATTGACTTCTTTGTGAATAAGGATTATAGTAATGATGTTAAAAGTATGAATAATACTGACAAAATTATTAGTAAGATTAATATGTTGAAACAGCCTATATCTGAAATGAGTGAGACAGACCAAGCAAAGACATTGAAATATATTCAAAATTTGTCAAAATTAACGACTTTATATTTTATTGATTAAGATTGATTTAAATAGGAATTAGTATAGATTTGTATAATGGAAAATTATAGTGAAGAGTCAGAAAAGAATATCGATGTTCCAACTGAATTTAAGAAGATTACAAAGGATTTTGTAAGGGATATTTTAACCACGTTTCCTGAGTATATTCCAAAATTGTGTGATGACCTGAAAGATATTGGAATGAAGGAGCACTGTGATGACTCTGTTAGTAGAGTATATGAATATTGTAAAACTGTATTTCCTGAACGATTTTTTGATATTTTGTATCAAAACGAGGATATTTTTACTGATTTGAACATAGATACAGCATTTTTACCAGATATAGATTTCAAATATTTTTGGTCATGTGATATTTCAGATAAGACCAAAGAAACAATTTGGAAATATTTACAACTCATGCTTTTTACAATGGTAAGTTCATTCAATAATACTGACAGCTTTGGGGATACGGCAAAGATGTTTGAATCAGTTGATCAGGAAGATTTTAAGTCCAAGTTGGAAGAAACAATTGGTCAGATGCATAATGTATTTAATTCAAGTGAATCAGGAGAAGGCGATAAAAATAAAGGTGGTATAAATATGGATAATATTCCAAACTCCGACGAGTTACATAGTCACATTACAGGAATGTTGGGAGGAAAACTTGGTAATTTGGCGCGCGAAATTGCAGAAGAAACCGCAGGTGAATTGGATTTGGATTTGGGAGACGATGCAAATATGGATGATGTGTTCAAGAAAATGATGGGTGATCCTTCCAAGCTAATGGGATTAGTCAAAAATGTAGGCAGTAAATTAGACAGTAGAATTAAAAGCGGAGAGTTAAAAGAGAATGAGCTTCTACAGGAAGCTGGAGAAATGATGAAAAAAATGAAAGATATGCCGGGTATGGAAAATATTCAATCTATGCTGAAACAAATGGGTATGGGTATGCCAGGAGGAGCCGGAGCATTTGGTGGAGCGAATAAAGGACCAAGTAAATCCAGAGGTAAACCAGATATTGCGTCGTTTAATAATATGATGGAAGAACAAACAAAACAAGCACAAATGCGTGAGCGTATGAATAGAAAAGCGGCAGAAAAACAGCAATTAGATGCTTTACAGAAGGCGAAGGAAGCTGCTATGCCCAAAAGAACAGAAGCAGACGCGGCTAAGGCGATGAAAGAGTTACTCGAAATGGATGAAGTAGATAAATCCAAATTAAATGCCAGTTCAACGTCTAAGAAGAAGAAGAAGAAGAAGAAGAAGGCATAAAATAAGAATTATTATATTTATACTTATTGTTTAATCTATATAAGTATAAATGAATATGAATAATTATTATGGAGATTAGAGATAGCAGCCTTGTTAATGGCAAAGGTTTATTTACTACGAAATCAGTTGAAAAAGGCGGAGTAATGTTTGTTCTGACTGGAAAGATCTATTATGAACCCTTGCGCGAAACGATTTACATCGGAAATAATGAACATATTTACGATGAATACGGAATTTTTATTAATCATTCGTTTTCACCCAATATTGTCATTGAGAATAAGAATGTGGTCGCGCTCTACGATATTAAAGCGGATGAAGAGGTTGCATTTAATTATAATGATTCAGAACCAAAAATGGCAGCACCATTTTCATTAAATGGTGTAATGGTAGACGGTAATCCTAATATCAATTAAAGTAGTATAATTTCATATATTTTGTATGAAATTATATCTTATCAACCATTTCTTCGAATGAATACATTTCTTTATCCAATTCTACACAACTACTATCAATTACATCAACTATTTCTATAGTAATATGTTCTGGAACGCATGTAAGGTCTAAATATTGAACTACATCACTCAAAATATGTAATTTTAAGTTGAAATCCATATTATCCACAATACATTTTCCTGTCCATCGTTCTAATGGTAATATTCCGTTTAAAGAACTTACTCGTCCACGTACTCCTTGATATTTGCCTTCACGTTTACCGGGTTTACCTGATGGACATTTCATGCGCCATTCGCATGATAAGGCGTTGATATGATTTGGGAATCCAGATAGCATGGTACATATTTCCCATGCTCCTCCTTTTCCATGTGTAGCTCGTGCTCCACCTTTTATTTCTTCATTATGTTGCCTTAATCTTCGCATGGGATTGTTTGTGGAACCATTATATGTATTATTCTTGAACTGAGGTAGTTTATTTCTTAAAATATAACAATACCACATTATACTTATCTATTTGTTTTTTTATTCTGGTATTGAACTAATGTCAGAATAATTTTTGACTATTCAAGTTTCATTATTTTAAAAATAATATGATTAATTATAAAAATAGAATATATATAATGACTGTAAAATTTTGGACAGAAGACCCATATGTATTACTTAATAAAACATATATAACTGATGTTTGGCCATCGGAAAACATGGATTATACACAAAAAATGAATGCAATATCGCGATTGATTATGATTTTATCCGGTTTAGGATTTATCACTTTAAGATCATTTCCTATTTTGGTTACTGGTATTGTTACTTTAGGTGTAATTGTTCATATGTTTAATAATAATACAACCAGTAGTGAATCTATTAAATCATTTGCAAGGGAAGGTTTTACTAACAAAAAGAACTTTGATATTATGAAACATAACTTTGAAAAGACTCAGGTTAAAAATCCTTTAAGCAATGTATTATTACCAGAGATTCAAGATAATCCTACCAGGAAATCAGCACCTCCTGCATTTAATCCAAAGGTTGAACACGATATAAATGAAAATACCAAAGACATGGTTGCTCAGATAAATGAATCAAATGAAGGCATTGATAAACGTCTTTTTAAAGATTTAGGGGATAATTTTGGATTTGAACAATCAATGCGAAATTTCCATAGTATGCCAAATTCACGAGTCCCAAATGACCAAAAGGCATTTGCTGAATATTTATATGGAGATATGACTTCATGTAAAGATGGTGATAGTTTGGCATGTGATAGAAACAACTATAATAAATATCCTGGAAATTAATTCCGACGGTTTAGTAAATATAATATATTATTATAGTAATAATAATGGCTTCAGTTAATGATTATACTTTTAATAATATGTCGCGAATTGGTAATGACAATTGTGACTTAAGTCAAAGAAACCAACAAAGCACAAAAAATGCAAATTATATGCTTACAAATTTTGGGGCTTCCGATTGCTTGATGAAAAACAGCATGGACATGGCGCTATCACAACCGAATATTAACTATAGTGGACCAAAGCAAATGGCTCTTGATGGCTGTAATGTAGATACTAACTCCAATCTATTGATTGGATCAGTTCAAACAAATCCTCGTTGTCGTATTGATTTACAGGAGCGACCATACAAGACTGTTCCGTTCTTGGGACGTGGTGCTGGTAATCCAGTATTAGAGTCCCAATTAGTACAAGGGGAACAACATTCGAGTAGAAAGAGTATTGATCCTTCTTCTGAGAAATCTTATATTCCTTTATCTCAACCGGAGTTAATTCCCTCATTAGCATCTACTGTTAATAATCCTGCTAATTTGGTAGAAGGTGTTGCTGCTGAAGGTTGGATTCGTGGTGGATTACCTTCTCGTGAATTAACAAAAGATTATGACTATTTCACAGGAAAGAACAAATAAGTGATTATATCAAAAAATGAATATAAAATATAAGGCATATTATATTTTATATGGTGAACTATAATCACGATTGTGTAGTATCTTATGATGACGACGATGATGAATATCGTGTAATGATATTTAATGCATATAATATTATAATGGAGGATAATAATTTGGATGAAGCCTTTCTAACGCTATGTGTAAGACAGCGGGATCTATATGAACATGTTAAAACGGACCGAAATATTCTAACTATGTTCAGTGATATTATGAAATCGGATAAGAAGCCGAATTGGATATCAGATGATAACGAATTTAATTTTACCTACTTACACAGTTATGATTTTTTCGGTGATTTTCATAAGATACTATGTAGTGTATTGAAACAAGATGATGCTTCTACATTGAAAATGTGTGATTTATTGAAAAATAAAATAATAAACAATATATAAAATGGCATCTACCAGAAATAACAATACATCTACAGACTATAAATTGGAACAACGTAATTTTGAATTAGCACAAGCATATACTCATAGTCAGTACTATGGCAAATCGAATATGCCAGCCACACCTAATTGTGGTTTAGCGCCACCCAAATTTTCTATTCATGAACAGTCGCATAATGGTATTGATATTGAATCAGAATTACGTGGTATCGATTCCACAAATTTAGTAAAACCCAAAGCACCTGTGATAGTAAACATGAAGCAAATACCTGAGGTTGTATTTTACGATCGTGGTGCTATGATATTACCTGATCAATTAGTTGTTGAAAAGAAACAACGACCCTATTTTATGTCTTAAGAAAATTATTATATAAGATATATATAAAATAATGTCGTTAACCAGTATAAAAAGTAGTCAGCTTAGAATTGAAAAAGATTTACAAATTTCAACCTTCACTGGTCGATACCATTTAAATGTGCCTGGTCCTGGTGATAATGTGAATTATGAATCTGACCCTCATATTCGTCTACAGAAATGGGGAGCCAATTACCATACAAATACCGTAAATTTAGAGAGTGATTTGAAAGGAATGACAAGAAGTTTGAACCGTGATTGTGCGAAAACGGACAATTATTTAGAAAATAGGGTGAAGTCTGTTCAAGTTCCTTCTGGAGTAAGTAATCCTTACACAGAACAGTCGAGAGCCATTATGCCGGCATGGACTGCTCGTGATTTAGAACAACCTCATTGGAGTATATTGCCTTTAAATCCACAAGAACATACATGTATTCCTTTTCATAATAATTTAAGCACCCGTATCTTAGAGAAAGATTACTATAGTCCTAATGTTCCATGTGTTAAAAACAATACAAAGGAAGGATTACCAGTTCATAATTTCATGAATGGAAATAGTACTGTTTGTAAAACACGAAGTTGTGATACTTTGTAAATAAATCCATAATAGTATTTTCTATTATTAATTTATTGTTAAGAAAGTCAAAATAATTATATTGTTTTATTATAAAATGGAAGCTGGTCTTGTTGCACTAATCGGTCTAGGAGGATTATATACAATATCAAATCAAAATAATAAGGAGGCATTTAAGACAAACGATAAAAATAGTAACAATAGTAATACGCCTACTAATAATTATCCGGTTGAATCAACCGAAGATTTGGCAACAAATGTAAATCAATATGTAAATCCAAATCAAGCATCTGATAAATATTTTAATCAGGATGTGTATAAAACTGATGCGAGACAACAGGAGAAGGATGTTGGTAGTAATTTACCTACAGATCAGTACTCATTAACTGGGGAGCCATTAAATGTAACTGATTTCAAACATAGCAATATGAAACCTTTCTTTGGTTCAAAGGCGCGTGGATTTGGTGCTTTGGGCGAGAATTTTCACTTGACTACAGAGTCTAATTTAGATTCAAAAACAGGTGCTGGATCGCAGCATATGAAGAAGAAAGAACGAGGTGCTCTTTTTAAACCTGAAGACAATGTTCAATGGGCGAATGGAGCTCCCAACATGACAGATTTTTACAGAACACGTGTTAATCCCAGTACAAAGATGGCGAATGTAAAGCCATGGGAGTCGGAACAAGTTGGACCTGGACTAAATCAAGGGTATGGGTCAAAGGGTACTGCCGGGTTCAATTCTGGTATGGAAGCCCGTGATCAATGGCAACCAAAAACAGTAGATGACTTACGTGTTGTTACTAACCCCAAAGTTTCATATGGACTTCAAAATCACGAAGGTCCTGCTGGTCCTGCTTTGTCCAGTATGGCAGAACGTGGACAGATTGGTAATGTAGAAAAATATGCCCCAGATACATATTTTTCAAATGGTCCTGAAAGATACATGACTACAACTGGTTTAGAGAAAGGACCTACATCTCGTGCTATGGAAGTAATGCCATTTGAGAATCGGTCAGAAACCAGTATGGAGTATCAAGGTATTGCTGCTGGTAACTACAAGAAGGCGAAAATTAATGAAAATTATACTGAGCCTGCGCGAGATCATGTATATGGATCTGTTTTAGGAGGTCCATCAAGAGGTGGTGGTAGTTCTGCAACGGATGCGGATTATGGTAAGCACAGTTTTATATCTAAACCAAATAATCGTAATACGACTCAGCCTTCTACCCAATTGGGTGGTGTTCAAGCTGCCTTAGGTGCTGTTATTGCTCCTTTACTTGATATATTGAGACCTTCTCGTAAAGAGAATACAGTCGGCAATAACAGATTGAGTGGTAATATTCAGAAATATGGAGCAGGCGGTGAATACGTTATTAATCCCGCTGATAAACCTAAGACAACAATTAAGGAGATGACAGGTGATTCCAAATTCCATATGAATGTTCAAGGACAAACCTCTGATGGTTATATGTTGGATAAACCTGTAGCGGAATTAACCCAGCGTTCTACTACTTCATATAATGATTATGGTAATCCCATGTCTACTGGACAAGGACATCGTATGAATGACCCAGAACGCAATCAACGAAACAATAATAATAAACAGTCTGTTTCTTATACCCCATCAGGTAATACAAATACATTTAATAATCAGATGAATATGAATGTGGCTACTGGTCGTGGAACAAATAATAATCATCTTACTTCTCCGAATATGCCTTCAAGTATTCCCAATTCCACCAGTTTCGGTAAAATAAGTGGACCTCAACAATATGATCAAAACGTTTCGTGTGAGCGTATTCAACCAGATATTTTGTCTGCTTTCAAAAACAATCCGTATACACATAGTCTAAGTAGTACGCGATAAATGACTATAATAAAATCATGTTTATTTTGAGCTCATCGTTTAAAATAAACATACGTTATAAATACATATTAAAAATAAGTATTCGTATATAAGTAATGAGTAGCACGATTCTTAATGTTCATACACACATAAATGACAAATTAGATTATTTTATCCAGGTGAATAAAATTCCTAATATCATTTTTCACGGACCACCTGGTTCTGGTAAAAGAACATTGGTTGACTCATTTATAAAGAAGATTTATAATAATGATAGGAAAATAATAAAGAATTATGTGATGAATATTGATTGTGGGCACGGAAAAGGAATAAAATTTATTCGCGAGGACTTGAAGTTTTTTTCGAAAACGAATATTCATAGCATCAGTAATATGCAAACGTTCAAAAGTATCGTTCTTTTAAATGCCGATAAGTTAACAATTGATGCTCAGTCAGCACTTAGACGGTGTATTGAACTATTTAGTCATTCTACTCGTTTTTTCATTGTAGTGGAGGACAAATCGAAATTGTTGCGACCCATATTATCAAGATTTTGCGATATATTTGTTCCTCTACCTATAATTAAGAATGAATCTGTAAATTTGCATGCATATAAACTGGATGAAATATATGGTAAACCGACTACTGTTGTGAAGAGTATAACCGATTATGTAAAAAAACAGATGAATGGAATACATAAGATTACAGATAATTTAGAACTAATAAAGATGACGAATAAATTTTACGACAAAGGTATATCAAGTATTGATATATTGAAATATATAGAAAATTGTAAAAATATAGAACCACTAAAAAAATATACCTTATTAACTTTTTTTGAAAAGACCAAAAAGGAGTTTAGAAATGAAAAGTTATTTATGTTCTCTATCTTTAATTTCATGTTAATACGTAATAATGACGATTTAGAAAATATTTCATTTATGTAAAATGGATGACTTTAACGTAACCAGTTTACAAGAATCAAAAAATGAGTGGGTAACTCGGCTGATTAACATAATTTCTCCTTTCATCCAAGAAGGATTCAAGTCTATTTACACAGAAGCATATAAGATGTGTATGGAAGCTGACGAGGAGGATAAATACTTGATGACATTTCAGAATTTTATTAGTAGAATTCCTAAGTGGAATGATGAGATGATTCAAAGTGAAGTGAATCGAATTACTGAAAAAAGTTCATGTGGATATATTGAGGATTTGATCACATGTGTTCATATTATTCAATTGAAAGCTCTTACGTGTGTTCGTGTAGGTAAAAAACAGAAGAAGATAGACTTAAATATTCCAAAAATGAAGGATTTTATACACAAAACGTATATTCACGTAGCGCGTAAATTATATACAAATATTTATTTGTTTGAAAAAGATATTCCTCCTCTACAGGTCCAAAAGAACAATCGAGAACTTGAGCTCATTATTAAAGAATGTATTGTGAATGCAGTGCGTGAGACTATTCCGGTAGAGCATATTCTGCGTTCTTATTTGGAAGAAAGTGTTGAAGAGGAGGTAGAAGCAAATGAGACGTTGATTGAAAACAAGGAGGACATATCTAATAGTAATGTTGATAATGATTCAAGTTTGCATAGTGAAATTACTGAAATTATTGATAATGCAAAGAAAGAAGATCAAATGGTTTTGAAAACGGATGACAATGTAAAAATAGACGAAACCGATTCAGGTGTTTCATTAGAAATAAATGACATAGAATCTGAATCAAAGAGTGACGTAGTTTTGGAAAAAGGACTTCAATTTTCTGATATTGATAAAATGATCGATGTCAATAAGAATGAGGAAGATGTGAATGCTCCAAAAAGTGTAGAGCGTCTTGAAATGATTAGTAACGAAAGAAACGAGGCAAGAAAATTAGAAGAACTGGCGAGTATAGATGATGACGATGAAAAGATAAAAATTTCAATGGACACAGTCCAATTAAACTTTGAAGATTTAGGAGCTCCAAGTAGTAGTCCCGATACCAATAATGATTTAGTTGTATTAGATGGGGTTGAAATTCTTAGTTAAATGCGTAAAACCGGAATAATGATAATGTTAATACAAATTAAATGAGTGATATTTTAACATTATCATTAGCAAGTGCAACAGTATATCTAATAATTCGTTTTATTGAAATGAAATATATTGATAAGGATGATAAACCGATTAAATTACTTATGAAAGATGCGGTGTTTGTATTTTTAGGAGTGTATTTGGCTAATTTTATTGTCGACCAAATGGGTGATATGTCACAAGGGAGTACCATTAGTGGAGGAACTATAAAAACACCTGCGTTTACGGGAGATCCTGCGTTTTAAATAATACCGTGTACGATAAAATGAATAAATAATGTAAAATATTGGGTTTACATTATTTTCTCTCTACGACTAATAATTAATTTATAGGCTGTAATTGGGCAAATTGTCTATATACATTATTTTTTTCAATGCGCTACTGTTCAATTTCTTTTTTGTTACTTGAAATTCTATGAATACATCATGTTCCAATTGTTGCTCAGGAGTATGTTTATGAACGTTTCTGGCAATCATTTTGTATAACTTAAATTCGGGATAACGTTCTTCGCCGCTTTTTTTATATAATATATTTTTATTGTTATCATCGTAACACCAGTCAACTATAATTCTTTCGATAGGAGATAACTTACCACGTTTCATACTAACAATATCATCCACAAAGAAATCAAATAATGAGCATCCTAACCTACATAAATCGAAACTCATATTGGTTTCTAATCTGGGCTTGGAATCATTAAAGAAAGGTTCACAATTATATTGTCCGTCGGCATCTCCGTTCTTTCCGAAACAATCACTACAAATGACTTGATTATTATACTTATATATTGCACGCCCGAAATCAATGATTTTCCATATTTTACCGAACGTGGGTACTTTGTAGAATTTTCCGGCAAAATTGTAATACATGAATTGTCTGTCTGTTTCAATATACATAATATTATTAGTATGAAGGTCGTTATGTGTAAAACTGAAGGTTTTTTGATAAATTAAAAGTGTGAAAATCACTTGCATTAATAGCGCTGACCATTCTTTATCAGAAACGTCATCATCCATCATGTATGCGTCTAATGTATCTGTACATTTTTCAAGAGCGATTATATTAACAGGAAAATCTGGTATATACGCGTAAATATTTTCATCTTCCTCTGATTCATCTGACTCGCAAGAAGACATATCATTGAGTGATTCAATATCACTACCAGACATACTTTCATTATCGTTATTATCTGTAACAGATGTTCTGGATGAACATGATGATGAATGTGACGAACATGTTTTACAGCTTCCTCTACTATTCGATAACTTATTTAAATTTATGGAAGAGAGAGCATTTTCCGTCAGGTTGTCATCCAATATAACGGTTTCATCAATATTACTATCATTCTCAGATTCGATCGAAGGAGTAAACATATTATCGTATATATCATCATTAAACGCTTCAACAGATTTTAATGAAATATTATTATTATTATTAATCTGTATTTTTTTTTTGTTATTTCTACTATCATTATTATCAGCTTCATCATAGAATGCTTCATCTAATGTGAATAATACATCTTTATTATCATGAAAAAAGTCGGATTCACATAGATATTCAATATCATCGAATACATTATAGCGGAAATCTTTCTGATTGGCTATAAAGGAACCATAATAGTCATTTGCATTTAAAACATCATGTTTGTGTAATAATTTACTGGAGAGAAATGAAAAGAATCCGTCGGTGTATGCTGAGTTATTGTAAGCGTTTTTTTTGTTGGATATAATATCGTTGCTTTCAGTTATTGAAGGTAGACTAAATAGGTCATTATTTTCAGTATTATATTTACCTATGAGATACTTTGTAGGATCTATGATAGGTGAAAATTTGATAAACATGTCTTTATTTGTAATTATCGATGTGTCGGTTGTTTGTAGTTCACATGAGAAACAATTGTGATTGACACGATTTTTTATTTGTTGTAGTTTAAATTGTTCATTTAATTGAATATTGTTATAGTTTGACTCGTTTAGTTTAAAAAACAAATTGTAAATCGGGTTGTAATTTTGAATATTTGTCACATTTAAAGGTTCAGAGAAATCAGCACAGCTATTATCCTTAATATAGTTCATTTCGAACATTAATTCTTTAACCTTTGAATATATAAATTCTCTAATGTTTTAACTTATTATCTCGTTTTTTATGAATAGTTTTTTTGTTAAATAAAAGTAATGACATTAGAATTGAGAAAATTTGACATGAAAAATATTAAGTTTCATGCGGATGATAAAAACGGTAGTACTGGTCCTGTTATTGTATTGATAGGTCGTCGTGATACTGGTAAATCTTTTTTAGTTCGTGATTTATTATTCTATCATCAAGATATTCCTATAGGTACTGTTATTTCAGGAACAGAAGCAGGGAATGGATTTTATAGTAGCCATGTTCCAAAATTATTCATTCATGATGAATATAATACAGCTATTATTGAAAATATTCTTAAGAGACAGAGGACAGTAATGAAACAAATGAAAAAAGAAGTAGAAGCATACAAAAGAACCACTATTGACCCAAGAGCATTTGTTATATTAGATGATTGCTTATACGATTCATCGTGGTCAAAAGATAAATTGATGCGATTATTATTTATGAATGGACGTCACTGGAAGATTCTACTCATTATTACAATGCAATATCCTTTAGGTATACCACCTAATCTAAGAACGAATATCGATTATGTATTTATTTTACGCGAACCTTATATTACAAATCGTAAGCGAATTTGGGAGAATTATGCAGGCATGTTTCCGACGTTCGAATCGTTTTGTCAAGTCATGGATCAATGTACAGAAAATTATGAGTGTTTGGTGATTAATAATAATGCCAAAACGAACAAATTACATGATCAGATTTTCTGGTATAAGGCACAAAATCACAGTGATTTCCGTTTAGGGTCCAAAGAATTCTGGGAACTATCCAAGAATCTTAATTCGGACGATGAAGATGAATCATATGATCCAAATTCAGCACGACGAAAAAGCGCAGGTCCAAAAATTAGTGTTAAAAAATCATCATGGTAAATCATGTAAGTAACTATCATAAATTATTCATCTGATACTACCATGACATCTGTAATCCACTCTATAGGAACTGTCCATAATTCATGTTGTTTCATACATATACTACTATCCTTATATCCAAAAACGTGCATTTTTCCACAACTGGTCTCTATATATGTACCAGTGAATGTTTTTAGTGATTTCTTATAGGGAATACACGTGTAAAATTTATATGTTTGTCCCATAATTAAATAAGTATTACTTATTTTTACCATTTGTTATTTATAATTTGAATTATTTCATTTCAATTTATAAATTATCTGAAATCTGGGTTCCATTCTTTGTCGCCGTTACAAATATTTAATATATTAATATTATCAATCGATTTTGACAATGTGACCAATGAATGTTCAAAATCAATTATCCAAATTTTACCGTCATTATCTTCTACAAAATTATACCCAGTTAAATCGGGATATTCGATATTATGTGATACAAGAGTTTGTACTATTCTGACGACTTGTTCAAATAGTTCATCAGGAATATCTGTAGCATCTTCGCCATAATTATGTGATAAATTATTATTATCTATTTTCCTCATAATCATAATCTTACTAATAGCGTCATATTCAATAATTTCGGGGACATTTACAATACCTAAATGATATACATATTGCTGCATAGAATACTCTTTGAATTCAACATTATGTTTTACGTAGTAAGAATTTGAATCTGATTGGTCCATTATACCTATGAGTATACTATATTAAAACGATTCAATTTTTGTTAACATCTTTAATCCACATCACCAATTGATGGCGACCATTCCTCCTCCATTTCTGATACGTCAACCGGGTCATCCGTATCATCTGTTTCATGAATATTAGATGCTGCTGCCTGTTTCATCACAAATGGTTGTAGGAATTGCTCCAATTCGGTTTTCTTTTCATGGTATACAGATGATTCTTCATTCGTAGAATTATCCAACCACTCTTGGAATTCCGTCACCTTTTCTGAAATAGAGCTAATATCATCTTCCTCCAATTTATTATTTTTTTGCGAATCATTTACTATATCCTTTGCACCAAATAGAGCCGTTTCAAGCGAAGACTTAGATTCATATTGCTCTTTGAGTTTGAGGTCTGATTCTTTGAATCGTTCTGCCTCATCTACCATTCGTTGAATATCTTCGGCACTAAGGCGACCTTTGTCATTAGTGACCTCGATCTTCTCCTTCTTGCCGGATGATTTCTCTTCAGCACTCACATGTAGAATGCCATTTGCATCTACATCGTATGTAATTTCAATTTGGGGTACACCGCGAGGCATTGCTGGAATATCACTCAGTTGAAATTCGCCCAATTTATTATTGTCTTTGGTGAATTGACGCTCGCCTTCGAATACTTGAACCGTACAGCCTGGTTGATTATCTACATAGGTACTGAACACTTGTGATTTTTTGATAGGAATAGTACTATTTCTATTAATAACAGGTGTCATGATTCCGCCAGCGGTTTCCACTCCAAGTGACAATGGAATCACGTCCAGTAAAAGTAGTTCATTCAGCCTTTCGTCTTTATTGCCGGATAGAATAGCCGCTTGAACAGCAGCCCCATAAGCAACTGCTTCATCGGGATTAATATTTTTACACAACTCTTTACCATTGAAATAATCTGACAGTAATTCCTGAATTTTAGGAATTCTGGTAGAACCACCTACAAGAACGATTTCATGAATACCACTCTTGCTGATTTTACTATCCAAAATTACCTTTTCTACTGGGTCGATTGTTTTTCTGAACAAATCCGAACATAAATCTTCGAACTTAGCGCGACTAATAATAGTGTTATAATCAATTCCCTCCGCCAATGCATCGATTTCAATCGTTGCAACCGTAGCATTCGATAATGTCTTCTTCATAGTTTCACATGCGGTTTGTAGTCTACGCATCGCTCTCTTGTTATCAGTTATATCGATTTTGTTTTTACGTTTGAAATCTGTCATACAATGTTCAACTAATCTTCTATCGAAGTCCTCGCCGCCAAGATGAGTATCGCCGGCAGTAGCTTTTACTTCGAATACACCGTCTTCGATGGAAAGTAAAGATACATCGAATGTACCACCGCCCAAATCGTAAATAAGAACATTTGTCTCGGTTTTTGACTTTTTATCTAATCCGTATGCAATAGCAGCAGCAGTAGGCTCATTAATAATACGCAATATATTTAGTCCTGCAATAATTCCAGCGTCTTTGGTTGCCTGACGTTGTGCATCATTAAAATATGCAGGAACAGTAATTACAGCATTAGTTACCGATGTACCAAGATAACTTTCAGCGACTTCTTTCATTTTAACAAGAATCATGGACGAAATTTCTTCTGGACGAAATTGTTTTAGTTCATTTTTATAGGTTACCTCAATCAGAGGCTTATTGTCTGGTGTACTTTTTACTGTATAAGCGAAATGTTCAATATCCTTCTGTACGGTAGGATCATCAAAATTGCGACCAATAAGACGCTTTGCATCAAACACGGTATTTGTAGGATTCGCTGTACTATTCGATTTTGCCGCATTTCCTACAAGACGTTCGTGCTCTGTAAAAGAAACAAACGAAGGAGTTGTTCTATTTCCTTGATCATTTGCAATAATTTCCGCTGTATTATTTTGCCACACACTTACGCAACTATATGTTGTTCCCAGATCTATTCCAATGCAAATATTACTCATTATAACATCAAATACAAGACAATCTTTAAATACGTTTTATATAAAAATTAATTTATATAAAACTACAGGTAATTATATTTACTTCTCGCTCGAAACACCAGTAGTGAATGTGATAGATTCAGAAGTACCTACGGTTTGTGTAGTAGATTCACTTAGTTGTTCGGCGGTTTTTAATATTACTGGCTCAGTATCGCCAATTGTGATGGAAGTCACATTATGCGTGACATCTTCACTTAGTTGTTCAGCAGTTTTTAATATTACTGGCTCAGTATCGCCAATTGTGATGGATGTCACATTATGCATGACATCTTCACTTAGTTGTTCGGCAGTTTTTAATATTACTGGCTCAGTATCGCCAATTGTAATGGAAGTAACATTATGCGCGGTATCAATGGCTGTTTGAGCTGCAAGACCGTTCAAATTATCAGTAATAGTATTATTGACACGATCAATAGTGATAGTGCCACTTTTCTCCAATTCACTTAGTCCATAATCATGTTTTCCAACTACCACATTTTCATTTTCAAATAATTCTTTCCTGATATCTGCGACACTAATATCATCATTAGACCCATCCAAATTAACACCAATTAGATTTCCGTTAGAATCGACATTTTGCGATAATTTATTTCCTGTTTGTGACGCGAGTTTTTTGTTCTCTTCAATCGCCTTCATTTTTGTATCGCGAAGACGTTTGTCGAATTCCATTTTAGCCTCGTCTTCATTCGTTTGTTTCTCATGCATAAGCTGATTGAGCTCGTTTTCAAGATACTCAACGCGACCAGTCTTATAAGCTTCAGGTTCCCATGGCATCCAAAGTCCAACAGGTCCAACGTATACATCATGATTAGGGTCAATCTCGCGAAGCATTTTACAACGAAGTTCTGCTTCTTTTTGAGTGGGATATACACCGCGTACTTTAATGCCACGTGTTGATGTTTGAAAGTTATATGTATCGTTAAAAGAATCATTCATTCTCGATTCATTTTTATCAATAAATGTTTTATATTCATCCTCCAGTGTGGTATCAAATAAAGAAGTTTTTTCAGTCTTAATAAATTCTTCTAAATCGGTCATAACATTTTGTCCATTTAAATTGTACTTATAGGACAAAAAACCAGTAAATTTCTGAAACTTTTCGATAGATTTAGATAAGTCCCAGCCCTTTAGGAACTCTTGGAAAATAAAAAGTTCTTTGTTCTTCAAAATATTTTCGGGAGATACAAATGAGATACACGCAAATTTCTGTCCGGCAATGGCTTTATCCTCTTCTAAAAGGTCCACATATTTAGGGTTTGTACTACCCTCGGTAGTTAACATAGGTTCATAAGGAGTGGTTCTGGATTGTTCCATTTAGTATCCTTATCTAATAACTTTTAAGTTTTTTAACGAATATATATATATTTTTTTCTTAATTATATTTATAATATGGATAACAAATTCGTTGATTTAGGTGAACTCGTCAAAAGAGCAATTAAGTATTTAGTCGAAGGTGTAATGGTAGCTCTTGCTGCCTATGCTATTCCCAAGAAGGCTCTTAACTTAGATGAGGTTGCATTAATCGCTCTCACTGCTGCCGCAACATTCTCTATTTTAGATACATACGTTCCCAGCATGGCTGTGTCTGCTCGCTCTGGTGCTGGCTTCGGTATTGGTGCTAATCTTGTTGGATTTCCCCGCTAAATAATTAATTCGCCTGCTCATAAATATTATTTTATGAAAAATAATGATATATTAAATCTTTAATTATTATATCATTAATGATCAGTTATAAATTGAATCATTCCTATGAATTAGACGATAGTTTTATGGACTATTTACAATCTACAGTAAAAGTGGTAAACGAATACGAGTCATTATTAGACGCTTTACAAAAAATGAATAGTCAATCAGAAAAGAAGAAACCGATTGTATTTGTGCGGTCCAAGTGTTCGAGAAAAGGATATGCGTGTTTATATTGCGATGAATCAAAGTTCGATTCCTCTATCGAAGATCTGGAAAAAATCATCCAACTTCACAAGTTTAAAAAAGAACACATGAATTCATGGCATTCCAATCTAAATTCAATATTAATGGATTAATTACAATTACTACCATCCTCGAAACAGGGTACATTATTCATAGTCCAATTTCCAGGCATTGCAAAGGCACACGTCTTTTCAATACCTAACTGATTCTCGCCTAATACTAATTTCATAAATCCAAGTTCACCCCAATAAGAACCCCATGAATTTCTGATAATCCAATACTGTTTATCGAGAGTAGCGTCATATCCCCAACCTACAATAGAAATAATATGATTGATCATTTTCAATGTTCTTGGCACATCTAATACACCACCAGCATAATCTACGATTCCTTCGGCGTTTATTCCACAAGCAATAGGTCCATTCTTGTAAATCTCTGTCATCATATTAGATGCACCTTTCACTGCTCCAAAACTCTCGATAGTGGCATTAGGATATTGTAAGATAGGGCTACATGTCCCTCCATTCGATGTAAAGGTGTCGCATGTTTTACATATATTGGTTGATGTACATTCAAACATTGACTTGTCACTACATCCTTCTTCTTTAGAATCTATACTACATGCTTGATATATCATACAGTCGTCATACGGTATAGATCCATAATCATGAATCGCTTTATATGCGGCTAAATGGTCGCCACCATTACAAGAACCTCCCATTCTGCAATTCAATAAGAATTGAATACTAAGATTAATATCGGGCCAAGCCGCTTTGCGCATAATCTTGATTCTATCAGATAATGCGCTTACACTTCCGTGAGCCCAACAGCTGCCACAATAAACAGGTATGTGTTGATTGAGATTTTTAGTCAAATAATTTACATTATCTACGTTGCTCCATGAAAATGATTCTGGTAAAGATGTATTTCCAATATGTTGTATTTGATATTGTTCTGTGTCCAATAAAGGTACGAACTCATTAAATCGGGCGGTAACTCCGAATAAACCGGTTAATAATAAAAAGATATTCATCATTTTATTATATACAACATTATATTTTTACGTTGTTTAACTATTAAATAGTGGGTATAAATTCCCATTCTAATTCACAACAAATGTTTTTCCATATTTCATCTTGTTCAATACGTTTCTCTCTATCTTTTAACATTGGAAAGAATGGTAGAAATTGTCGTTGGTCCAACAATTCACATAATTTATAAACAGTGTAATAATAGTTCAAGAAATTAACCCTATCGTCCGGACAATATTTCGCATATGGAGCCTGAATATCCATAAAAAGATTACACAAGGTTTCCTCTAATTCTTGACTCATAATAGGAGGTTTAATACCTAATTTATCTTTAATAAATGGAATATGTTCATAATACTTATTATATCCGAGTTTCTTCAATATTTCCTTCGCCTTTTTATTTGTGAGATGGATAATTTCGACGCGTTCTTTCCTAATTTGCAATTTGATATTTTCCAATACTTCCGGTGGAATTTGCGTACTTTCTTTTGCCTGAAATTGCGCCAATATTTCGCGAAAATGATTAATTCTTTTGTACGCATAGAAACATACTTCTTTGGGCGGTTCTTTGTATGATGGTTTATCATTTTCAATGATATATTTCGATGAAATACTGCAGTTATTACATATTATAAGACCTTCATGTTCAGCGGGTATGAGTTCTCCTTTGTGACAGGCTTTACAAATATCGCTATTGGTAATAAAATTGTTAATATCGAAAAAAGCAGTATCAATATTTGATAAATATTGATTTACAATCGAATTATTGGAACTTTGGGCTTCTTCGGATCTTTGACTGTCGTCAGTTTTTATTTTGAAAAAAGAGTCTAATACTCGTGTAATATTACCACCTTCAGAAATTTTCTTCTTATTTTCGAAATAATCAAATACATATCCTGAATTATCCAATAAATATTTTTTCTTTTCCTTTTTAATTTTTTTCATCTTTATTTTTAGCACTTTAATTTCGTCCCCGATATCTAATTTTCTGTCCAATAATGTATCATCGGCGTTTAATTCTTCTTCTAAAATAAATAATTGTTGTTTTAAATCAGGTAAACTACACTCGTCATCATTTAAACCTTGAAGAATTTCTTCATGTTTACTGTCAAGAGTAGTAATATTTTTCTGGTTTATAACAATTTTTTTGTTAGTTTTAGGTTTAAAAGAAGGCATTCACTTTATATAGTTATTAATAACTCTTTTTAAAATACTTATTAAGGTAAAATTAATATCTTTTAATATATTTTTAATTAAATGGATACAAATATAAAAATTAAAAACGCAGAAAAAATGGAAATAGACTATGTTACCCTGCAAAAAATGGCTTTTTTATACAACGCATTGGAAAAAGGATGGACAATTAGCAAAAATGATGATAAGTATATTTTTATTAAAAAACATGAAGGGGAAAAAGAAATAATGTTGGATAGTTATTTACGTAGATTTATCAAAGATAATTTTGACATTAATAATTTAGGTTTGAATAGTAATATGAATTAAATAGCAAAATGAAAATTTTTTTTTCTTTAGCAATATTATAAAAAATGGGAGGTGGTCTCATGCAATTAGTCGCTTATGGCGCACAAGATGTTTATCTTACTGGCAATCCTCAAATTACTTTCTGGAAAGTCACCTATCGTCGTCATACAAATTTCGCAATGGAATCTATTGAACAAACTTTTAACGGTCAAGCCGATTTCGGTCGCCGTGTCACCTGCACAGTCTCCAGAAATGGTGATCTTGCTTACAGAACATACTTACAGGTAACTCTCCCTGAAATCAACCAAAACATGAAAAACACTACTGGTGATGTTTTCTCTCGTTGGTTAGATTTTCCCGGACATCAACTTATCTCTCAAGTTGAGGTCGAGATTGGTGGTCAACGTATTGACCGTCAATATGGTGACTGGATGCACATCTGGAATCAACTTACTATCTCTGCTGAACAAGAACGTGGTTACAACGCCATGATTGGTCACACCACTCAACTTACATACATCACCGACCCCAATTTCGCTGCTGTCGATGGTCCCTGTACCTCCAATGCTCCTCGTCAAGTGTGTGCTCCCCGTAACGCTCTTCCCGAGACAACTCTTTACATTCCTTTCCAATTCTGGTTTTGCCGTAATCCCGGACTTGCCCTTCCTTTGATTGCTCTTCAATACCACGAAGTCAAGATCAACCTTGACATTCGTCCTATTGACGAATGCTTGTGGGCTGCCTCTACTCTTGAATGCTCAACTGGTATTTCTAACCCTAAGGTTACCAGCGCTTACGCTCAATCTTTGGTTGCTGCTTCTCTTTACGTCGATTATGTCTTCCTTGACACCGATGAACGTCGTAGAATGGCACAAAACCCTCACGAGTACCTCATTGAGCAACTTCAATTCACTGGTGATGAATCTGTTGGTTCATCCAGTAACAAGATCAAGCTCAATTTCAATCATCCCTGTAAGGAACTTATCTGGGTTGTCCAACCTGATGAAAATGTAGATTACTGTGCTTCCCTCGAATGCACCCAAACTCTTTTCAAGCTTCTTGGCGCCCAACCTTTCAACTACACTGATGCCCTTGATGCTCTTCCTTCCGCTATCCATGCTTACGGTTCTAAGGAGTCTATTGCCGGAACACCCGCTGGTGTCGGTACCGGTTCTGCTTTCATCGATTCTAAGGGTCTTTTCCAACAAGCTGGTCCCGGTCAGTTTGACGCTACTGCTGCTTCTGCTGCTGCTACTACTGCTGCTGGTTCTCTTGGTGGTTCTATTGGTACTACTACTGCTACTGCTGCTACTGCTGCTGCTTCTCTTGCCGCTGGATTTAGCGCTGGATTTAATGCTATCGGTGGACCTGGATGGAATGCTTCATCTGCCACTAACACTCCCGCTGCCAGAGGTGCTGCTGGTGCTCAAGGTTACAATGATGCTCAATTCAACGTCGCTTCTGCCGATTCAAGCCTTGTTGGTGTATCCGATGCCGGTACATTCGTTCTTTCCGAATCTGCCATCAAGCTTCACTGCTGGGGTATGAACCCTGTTGTTACCGCTAAGCTTCAACTTAACGGTCAAGATCGTTTCTCTGAGCGTGAAGGTACTTACTTCGACCTCGTCCAACCTTTCCAACACCACACCCGTAACCCTGACACCGGTATCAATCTTTACTCCTTTGCTCTTCGCCCTGAGGAACACCAACCTTCTGGCACATGTAATTTCTCTCGTATTGATAACGCTACCCTTCAACTTGTTCTCAGTAACGCCACTGTTGAGGGTACCAAGACTGCTAAGGTCCGTGTCTATGCTACCAACTACAACGTCCTTCGTATCATGAGTGGTATGGGTGGTCTTGCTTACTCCAATTAAGCGTGTAGTCCAATTTTATTTACTTTTATTATAAACCACAAAAATAACATATAATTTCATTTATATTATTATGAATAAATCATAATATAAATACGAAGAAACAATGATTAGACAAACTCATATAAAAAGTTAGCATGTATTAATATTATCACAAATGGATAATATTAATAGTGAATTACAATCAGTAAAACAGATTATTGAATATGAAATTAGTTTCCTGGATAAATATTTCTTTTACTCCAATATATTTAATAAAAATAAACGCGACTATGAAGATGACAATAATCTACAATTATTACAAGAGTATTTTCAACACTCCAATCAAGTCGAATCGGTTATAAATAAACGGGCAGATTTATTGTCTCGTATTAATTCGCAAATACAAAATAATTGCGTTCATACTTGGGAAACGGATCTAATAGACATAGATCCAGATCGTTCTCAAACGATTAAATATTGTACAAAATGCGAGAAAACGGTTTAAAGTGCATCTAACACTGCCAAATCACCGTCAAATAATTTGAGTTTTTTAATTTCCTCAATATCCAAAAACTTAATGTTCTCATGTACATATATTTTTACGTTTTCTTCGTCCATAATTTTCCCTGCGAAAAATCTACAGTGATAATTATCATATTCTGCTTGATATATTTCACGGTCTATAGAAATACATAGATTTAACTCCTCCATCCATTCGCGATGTAAACATTCTTCAATCGTTTCATTTTCTTCAAGTTGACCACCAGGAAATTCCCAAAAACCAGCATACGGACTACCCAATGGGCGCAACCCCATAAGAATTTTTCCCTCCTTATTATACAATACTCCACACGCGACTTCTCTCTTTGACATTAATATATACTGATAGATTGTATATTTAATACGTTTTAGATATACAATTATCTGATTAATTACAACAAAACCAGTGAAATATCGTTCTTTTCAATCGCTGTGTTTTTTTACACTTATTGCATAATTTGTTTTTATCAAGACATTCTTCGCATACAAAGGTCGAACAGTCTTTACATTGCTGTAACATATCAGTTTCAAAGCATAAATTGCACATATTTTGGTTGTTTATGTAATCTGGGACTATTTTCGACGGCGGTCTTATTGCACTGCGTCTTGATGACAAGCGCTGTACGCCTGGATCAAGATCTATAGTATCGCATAGTGGTATTATACGCTGATTGTTGCTCATATATTTATATAATAAACATACTATATTTTTATTATATAATCGACACGATTAATGTTAATGTTGATATGTTTTTAGTACGAATGAATAATCAAAAGAAAGTTCATGTAGATATTTATATCTGTCTGTTTGTCCAAAATGACCTTGTTCCATTTCAGTTTTAAGTAGCAATAAGCTATCAGGATTGGTATTATATTCACGTAATTTGGCAATAAATTTTGCTGGTTCCCAATATCCAACACGTGGATCATTTAATCCACCCAAAGCCAATACATTAGGATACGCGGTCTCTTTGATATTATCATACGGACTATACTGTTTAATATAATCATAGTATTTTTCTTCGTTTGGATTTCCCCATTGTTCCCATTCTGGAATGGTAAGTGGAATACTGGGGTCGCACATGGTATTCATTACATCTACAAACGGAACACCAGCAATAACTGTTCTAAATAAATCAGGACGCATTGTCAATGCTGCTCCAACTAATAGTCCACCAGCACTACGTCCTTCAATAGTGATCATTTTGTTGCCGGTAAATTTTTCTTGAATCACATGTTCAGCACATGAAATGAAATCCTTGAATGTGTTTAATTTATTCATCATTTTACCATCCTCAAACCATTTATATCCGAGAAAGCTTCCGCCACGTACGTGAGCAATTGCATATACAAATCCTCTATTCAATAGCGGCAGGATAGACCCTCTGAAATTGGGGTCAACAGTAATACCATATGAACCGTACCCATATAAATAGAGTGGGTTTGTGCCATCTTTTTTAAACATATCGGTCCTATAAATGAGTGAAATAGGAATTTTAACACCATCATGACCAGTCGCAAATATGCGGTCGGTTTCATATAATGTGTCATCATAATTAGGAACATATTTTACTCGAAGTACCTTTGATTCTTTGGATGTCAAATCATATTCATAATAGGTCATGGGTTTTTTCAAGGAATTCTGGTAATATACAATTCTGTCCGAATTATAAATTGATAATACGAGTCCCATATTTTTAATTGTGTCGGCGATTTCAATTATATGAGAGGTAGCATCCAAGTGATCAAACACCTCAACAAAACTATTTCCATTTTCCTTGTATTCAATAAGCATGTATTTATGTGTGATTTCGATACCTTCAATGTATTTACTCTCGTCGTATGGTATAAAATCAAACCATTTGGACATGTCGGTATTACTGATAGATGTAGCCATAATTTTAAAGTTGCGACAATCATCCTTGTTTGTAAGGATAAAAAATTTATTATTATGATACGATACTTGATATTTAACGCCAGTAACATATTGTGTAAAATGAATAGGAGTTTTGGAAGTACAAGTGTCTTTTTCTTTCAAACTGAAATAATACATATCGGTTGTTTCGACACTTTCTTCATAAATGAACATATAATCGTTGTTTTCTGAAATATCAATAGATACATTTCGTAGTTCATCACTACATTGATAAATGAGTTCATGTTCCTTTGAAATAATATCATACTTCCATACTTGGTATAATCGATTCTGGTCATCACCTTGCATATAAAAAATAGTATTTCCCAACCATTTATATGAACAGTAAACTATTTCGGGTATAGTATGCTCAATTTGCTCACCAGATTCAATGTTATAGATAGAAAGCATGTATTTTTCGTTACCGGTTAAATCGACCCCATAACTCATTAATGTTTGGGCATCATTTACTTTAAATCCAGATAAATCGAATGCGGTTTTGCCTTCTGCTAATTTGTTCACATTTACAAGAACAGATTCTTCTTTCGTTTCTTGGTCAATACGACAATATGTTGGGTAACTTTTCCCTGTCTCTGTTCTGGTAAAATAGTAGAATTTACTACCCCATCCGCTCGAACGATGAGGAAATGGGTAACTATCGTAATCTTGTTGAACATTCGACAATAATTCGTCGTATATTTCTTTTTGAATGTTTTCGCTACTGCTCATGATTTCAGTTGTATATTTATTTTCTCCATGTAACATAGTAATTACTTTTGGATCTGTACGTAAATCGTCACGTAACCATTTATAATGGTCTTGGTGTTGAAGTGGTGGATCCATTAAAACAGAACTTGGTCCTCCGCGCGTGGAATCAACATTACCAAAAAGGTTATAGTCGAGAATCTTTTCAATGACAGGATAATCCATGATATGATATAAATATGTTTTATCTATTTATATGATAATAAAAAAGGTATTTTTATTTGTATAGAATTTTTATTTGTATAGAATTTTTATTTGTATAGAATTTTAACCATAACGTGACCGCATTTCTGAATAGGATAGGCGCGATACACCATCATCGGCGGTAAACATTGATTTTACAGCGGCATCTGGACCAGCAGTAGCCCATACATCCATGATTTCCTTATTATTATCGTCCATTTTAGTATACCAATTTTGTCCCAACATATCGCTACCGATTCCGTTAATACCAGCAGATTCTACTTCAATTACATTAGGTTCAGGTGTATCATCATTAACATTATATGTGAGTGGAACAAATGGTGGAACGAGGTCGATATCATCAAAGTCATCATATTCATATAGACATCCACCAGGTTCCATATGCGCCATTTGATTTGGCTGATCATCGATACATCCACTACAGCCATTGATATTAACTTCAAGGGGTGTATCATAATCATAATCATCGGCATCAGCATCAGCATCAGCATCAGTATCAAATGGGAAAGGATTTTTATGAAGAGGTAGAGTATCGTATTTTTCACTAAGAATGCACTGACATTCGCGCATTGTTAATGCCATAGACGACCCAGAATGCCCGTCACTTTCAAGCGCATTACCAATTTCAGTCATGAGCGGGGAACTACTGAACATAAATCCGGTACCAGTAAGTGTGCTATTGCGATCAATAACAAACTGAATGAGTTCTGTGCGTGTCTCAATAAACGCAAGTGCGTTCTGGACACATTTTTCCAGTTGTATCTGATGAAGTGTTTTATGTGGTTGACTTTGGTACATGATGTAAGCTTGTATATAGTAAATATATGAGATAGTTTATCATTTCAATTTTTTAAGTGACCGGAGACTTTTTTACACATTTGTCGTCTATTTGAAGTGTTTTACATTTTTCCTCCTGAGGAACAATCTTAATAACACATTTTGCCTTTTTACCGTATAGCGGAGTGGTACATCCTTTTTCTTTTCTATTTTTCCTTGTTTTATTAAATTTGAAAATCTTGCTTTTGACTTTATCATCACTGCAATGTGCTCTAAAATTTTCATATCGATCGCGAACGTCGCAATATGATAATCCTGATTTTTTATGTAGCATTTTATTTATATGTTCATGTAATGTGTATACATACCTTGAAAACGCCGATCTATTTGCCATATGACATGGACGTATTGGCATTTGTTTGAAATTCTTTTCCAAATTGATTCGGCAATATTTACAGGGTAGTGTATATTGTAGGTTAACGATAAAATTCTTATAGTATTTTTTGTCTTGAGTGGTGGGATTGACCGGATAATTGAAACTCATTGTATGTAAATAATGCCACAGTCCTGGTCCCCAAACGGTCGTTAACATTCCATCGCCACTATTATATTGTTTTTTAGTGAACGCACGTTTTTTATTTTTTACGGATGTTCTTTTTCGTGTTTTCCCTTTATAATTCTTGGTTGTTTTATTACGCATTTTCTTTGTTATTACTATTAACATAGAAAACATTTTTCACATTAATTTTGGATTTGACTAAATCATTTTTTTATATGGTATTTATAAATAAGAATGGATGAAAAATCGCTTCTACTACAATATACAGAATCTACTAAGCATTCATGTACATTTCTATTAGTAGGTATCGTAAGTATTACACTTTATTTAGTTACGTCTGATAAGATGCCATATATTATAGACATGATAGGAAAATTAGCTATACTGGCGGTTTTGTCGTACACTATATTTATTATTGTATATGGAACATATCCTATTATTAAAGAATTGAAAATGGATATTTTAGAAACAAAACATGTATATATTCAACGAACAATCATTCAAAATGTATTACTTGTATTTTCCATTATGGCACTGATGTACTATTTTATATAATCATGTATGAAATACTACTCTAATAATTTTGTGATATGTTTCACTGTGTTATTTTTCTGATCTATTTTTTTATTAAACACAGATGCTATTATTTTAGCATAATAAGATGAATCGCTGTGAAAATCTTTTTTATTAATTGATACGATTTTTCCATGAAATGTTCTATATAGCATTATAGTTAATAAACCCTTTTATCTTTAATTCGTATTGATATAATTATTTTATTTGTTTAATTATATCAATGGAGATTCTCTCTAAAATTAAAAACATTCCGATATCATATCTTGTGTATTTTGTGATTACGTGCATTTTATTAGCATCAATTATTTATGTATATAACCAGTATGTTGCTCCTAAAATGAATAATGCTGATACTGAATTTTCCAACGAAGATAATGTAGGAGGCGAAAGTGATGGTTATGCTGAAATGACAATGTTTCATGTAGACTGGTGTCCTCATTGTACCAAATCAAAACCAGCATTCGATGAACTGGCGCAAAAATACAATGGTAAGGTAATTAACGGTCATAAAATGAAGGTTGTGAGCTTCAATTGTACTGACGAAGAAGACCCAGCAGTAAAGGCGGCTATAGAGAAATACAATATTGAAGGCTACCCTACAATTACATTATCTAAGAATGGCGAATTGGTTACATTTGATGCTCAACCAGATGTAGAAACGATGGAACGATTTATCAATGAAGTGCTTAATAATTAAGCATCGTCAGTGGTTGATTTCCAATCGTTTTCTAACTTTTTATCAATAATTTCCATTGGAAGTTCCATACTATTCTTTCGTGTGTCTTTTGAATTTATCAAATCATTCCAACTCGATAATGTAAATGGTATGAAAACTAAGGACAATTCATATTTAATTTTATAGTTTATTTTAGTGGTATCGCAATTCTTAATAACCCTTTTAATAAACTCAAAAAAATAATCGAATATATTATTCATCTCTATTGCGGATGAAGTTTTTTTATCCGCCAGTATATTCTTATCAAGAATATTACAAATTCCCATTATTTCATCGTAATCAATCTGTGCGTTCGATGAATTATTACTTTCTAATAGTTCTATACATTTGTCTAAAGGATAATTTGAGAACATACCTCCGTCGAAATAACATTTATCCTCATAATGAAATGGTTCAAATAAACATGGAAATGAAATACTGGAATATATTGCTTCTATAACGCGCATAGTTGGGTGTGTTTTATATGAAATAGTAACTCCTTCAAAACTGTTTAAACATGATGTGTAAGTATAAAACTCAATATTAGTTGCGTCATATAATTCTTGCAAGGTAATATTATTAGAATATTCTTTACATTTCAATAATGGTGCAACGAATTCGGTAAGTGCCGATATATTAAATATACCAGTTTTAGTAATCAATTGTAAAAGTTGTTGGGCTGAAATATGAAATAATGTATCCCATGGACGATTAATCATATAGTTGTCAATGTCTTCGAAATCCATTTTTAACATAAATAGTAATGCAACGACCGCGCCCGCTGAAGTGGCATGTATAGACTGTATATTATCAATAGACCAGACATCTTTTTGATTTGAATATTTTAGTGCTCCATATAATTGAAGCATATTTGGTCCTCCGCCAGAAATTACCAAATGTTTAATTGTCATAAATATAGTGAATTAATGCATTTAGTCTTAAAACTTTTTTTCGTATGGTAGTTTAATATGTCTCATATCTTTAATTTACCTGAATTAGATGACTTTTCTGAGAAAATTAACATGGATGAACTATATGATAAAAAACAGCAAAATGACCTTAGCAAGCTGAATATATTTAATAAATTATTGAACCGAATACATAATAAAATTAAACTCACATCACGTCAAAAAATAGACGAACAACATTGTTGGTTCGTTATTCCTGAAGTTATGATTGGAGTACCCAAATACGATCAAGGAGCGTGTATTGCTTATATTCATGAGAAATTACGTGAAAATGGATTCTATGTTAAGTATTATCATCCCAATCTCATATTTATTAGTTGGAAAAACTGGATACCTGGATACGTAAGAACAGAAATAAAAAAGAAGATGGGTGTCGTATTAGACGGACATGGAAATGTAATTGATCCTAATGAAAATGCTAATAAACCATTGTCATTATCAAATGATAATATACTATTAAATACTCATAATCCTGCTCAACTTACAGAAAATAAAAAGGAGTTTAAGCCTATACAAGAATATAAACCATCCGGTAGTTTAATTTATAATAATGAAATATTTAGAAAAATAGAAAATAAATTTAAATAGTAATTTTTTTACGAGTTTTTTTATTCCCTTGTCTTTTTTTTTTTCCACCTATTGCTGCTACTGGTGCTGCTACTGGTGCTGCTACTGGTGCTGCTACTGGTGCTGCTACTGGTGCTGCTACTGCTACTGGTGCTGCTACTGGTGCTACTGCTACTGCTACTGGTGCTACTGCTACTGGTGCTGCTACTGGTGGTGCTACCGCTCCCGGAAGTTCGGGTGATGTTGCGGATTCTCCTGATGTATCAGTAGGACTATCTGTAAGCACATTCTCTATTTTCTTTTCTAAATTATCAATTTGATGTTTTGTCACCTCTTTTAATTGATTTTCAACAATTGCCTCGAACATTTGTAAACCTTTTATAAAATCTTCTTCACATTTCACATACATCTTAATAATAATATCGCGAGATTTGTCTGTCATTTCTTGTAATAGTTTATCATCTAATTTTGGATTTACAGTAATCTCTTTTTTAAGAGATTCGTTGTTTACTGTAAATACAAATAAATTATCAATTATTTCTAATAATTTACTTTGATTTGAGTTTGCGTTTTCAATCATGGTTTTAACATGTTCTGCGTATTGTTTAAATAATTCACTCCCACCAGTAGTACCTTCATATTCGCGATTATATACATTTCCAGGTTGACATCCTGCACTGTTATGATAATCTCGTAGTTTAATTTGAGAAAATTTAGATACATCATCCGGCATATTTTTGTTTCCAGTAAACGCGCTATAGAATGTCTGTAGGTCAGTTTTATATTGACCTTTCATATTATCGGACATTGATTTAAATTTCCCAGATTCAAAATCATATACATCATTGTATAGCAAATCTAATTCAGGAATACCCGGTTCATCCGCAAGTGATTTTGAATCTACTATCCCATCGACAGTCTTTGAATTTATTTTACAAAAATTGGGTTTGATTTTAATTTTACCATTCTCTCCAGTAAAGTCGCGATTATTTACAAGAGCATTTACTCGTCTACTACATAAATTAATGCGATCTATTTTAACCTCAGTACCTTTGGGTATAGTGTCTTTATTTTTCAAGTCAACCTTAACAGTTGACCCATATGAATCCTTGTAGGTATAAGAAGGATTGATAGTGGTAATAATTGCCGAGAAAATATGAGCTATTCTAATATAATATTTGGCAATCCCATTACATAATCTCTTTTTTTTTGCGACTGTTCTAACGTCGAGTTTATCCACATTTGATTTTTTTAAATATAAAACACTATCATTTGTAAGTTCGTTAACTTCAACGCCGTCTTTTATTTTTTGTGACAAGTATGTGATTTCTTTATTATTCAAATTCTTAGACATTACATCAGATGTCATAATCACTAAATTGTCACAATACTTCGGGTCTCTTAAATTCACCATATCCGTAAAATTTTGCGTTAATATATAGTTTGCTGCTATTACATCTATAGATTTTGATAATTTGGTGTCGCCCTTATCTTCATTTGAATTATTTGATTGACCGTTTCCCATATAAATTATGGTAATATAAAATTAATTTGTATAATACATTTAACCTAAAAAATGACTAGTTATTTATCAAATAATATATTTAAAAATTGATTTAAATATAAGATAATAAATACAATAAACTTTAATGAATATTACCACCAATGATACAAAAAAAACCAAGAAGAATCGTAACACGAAAATAGATAAAGCAAAGATATGGAATGCCTTTGACAAGGAGTATAATAATAAGGAGCCAATTGAATGTGTATATCGAAAATATGGTGAGCGAGAAAGCTGCGATAGTTGTAAGTATTCATTGGCGATAACAGAGGAGGGATTCTTAGGATGTACCAATGTTAAATGTGGTATTATTTATAAGGATATTTTGGATCAAAGTGCAGAATGGCGATTTTATGGAGCGGATGATAATCATGGTAGTGACCCAACACGATGTGGTATGCCAATTAATCCATTGTTAAAAGAATCTTCGTATGGATGTAAGGTAATATGTGCTGGAAAAACCACCTATGAAATGAGAAAAATTAGACGATACACAGAGTGGCAATCTATGCCATATAAGGAAAAATCGCAATATGATGAGTTTCAAAAGATTAGTAATATGGCATCTAAACATGGAATACCTAAAATTATCATTGACGACGCGATTCGTTATCACAAAAAAATATCCGAACAAAAAACATTTAGAGGTTTAAATCGCGATGGTATTATTTCCGCTTCCATTTATATTTCATGTCGTGTAAACGACAATCCCAGAACTGCAAAAGAAATTGCTACTATTTTCAATCTGGACAATACCAGCGCCACTAAAGGCTGTAAGAACGCAATGTCTATTATTAATGATATGGAAAATGATATGGAAAACAACGAAAAAACATCGTTCTGTAGGACAAAACCTACTGCTTTCATACAGCGTTTCTGTAGTAGATTAAGTGTTAATGGAGAGCTTACTAAAGTATGTCAGTTTATCGCAGTTCGCATAGAACAGAATAATTTGATTCCCGAAAATACTCCTCACTCCATCGCAGCAGGCATTATTTATTTCGTTTCCCAGTATTTCACACTAAATATTACTAAGAAGGATATTAATGCTATTAGTGAAATTAGCGAAGTAACTATCAATAAGTGCTTCAAGAAGTTGGAAACAATGAAAGAAACGCTTATACCATCAGCAATCCTAAAAAAATATTCTATTTCTATATAAGTTTAGTAAAAAGTCGATACTATTTTTTATCATTAAATATTATTTAATGATAACGGTTAAATTGATAGGAGGACTTGGTAATCAGTTATTTCAACTTTTTACATGTATATCGTATGGAATTGAGCACAAAAAACAGATAGTATTATCTAAGGATAAACTGGATTATATATCTCCGGTAGACAATACATCGCTACGTCCTGTATATTGGGATACCTTTTTGTCGAATATGAATAAATATATAGTAGACAAAGGCGATGCTTTATGGAAAACATTTAATCTATTATACCGAGAAGAATCGAATTATACCCAGATACCATATTCAGAAAAAAATATAATTTTATTCGGATATTTTCAATCCTATCGTTTTTTTGAACATATTAAAAATGATATTCCTGCCCTATTGAACTTAAATCATTACAAAAATGTAGTTCAATTGAAATTTAATTTTAACTGTTCTACTTACATATCATTACATTTTAGGATAGGAGACTATAAAATAGCAGGTCCAGATACACATCCTATTCTACCATTACAATATTATATTGATTCCTTGAACTATATCATTAAACAGATAAATAAGACAAATTCCTATTTAAATTATGATTCTAATAAAATAACCGTTCTATGTTTTGGAGAGAAACAAGATAGTATTCAAATAAACAAAAATATGTGCTTTCTGGGAATAAATTTTCCGCATATACAATTTAAATTATGCGAAATAGAATTAGAAGATTATGAAGAACTTATATTGATGTCATGTTGTAATCATAACATTATTGCCAATAGTACATTTAGTTGGTGGGGAGCATACTTGAATCGCGATACGAATAAAATTGTAACGTATCCTAAGCTTTGGTTTGGAAAAGACATTAAAACAAGCACCGCCGATTTATTTCCTACTAATTGGCATTGTGTTTCCTAAGAGAATGAGTTATTATAGAAGATTCCATATTGTTAACTAATTCTGTGGTGGGTATCTTTGGTTCTTTTTTTTTAGTAATGCCCGTATTCTCGTAATCGAAAATAATTTTCCACAGATGTTCTAATATATACCCATTCTCCTCATTTTGTAGAAGCCATGTACGTATACTAATATAAAACTCTTTTGACCTTTTTTTTATTGTATTTTTATGTAGTATAAAAAATGCACAGGTTGGCGTGATATAAATAGGTGGCAGTTCAATATTTAACTCCTTGCACGCATCTCGAATCGTGTAAGTATGACTAAATGTGGATAAATGACACCTTCCATTCCGAATAAGTCGTTTTGTTATTTTTTCATTTTTATCCCACGTGGTCTCATACTGATGTATAGGTTCCATATTATTTATAGTTCTCTCTGTATTATTTATAAAGTCCTGAATGTTATGAATATGATTGTCTGTATCGTCTTGAATAAATAGCGTGTATTCACTAAGATTATCATAATTTTTAATAATATGATGTAAATACGTCTCTCCTTCTCGCCCGATATTTTCCAACGATTCTATTGTATTTATTTTTGAGTATGGTATATATGCTATCTTGTCATGTAATAATGTATTATTTGATGATTTATTATAGATTATACATTCAGAATAGTTAATGTATTTTATAGCTTCAAAAAAATCTAAATGATTGTAGTAAGCAACCACGATTTGTAGTTGTGTATTCATATATAATTACCAACTATAATAAAATACCAAATATGAATTACATCATATAGAAAAAAAAACACCTTATATTGTTTCTATTTTTTATGAGTTTCTATTTTGTTATCTTACATAATGCATTTTATGTCGACACATCGGACAAGACACCACCATTCGTCCAGTTGGTTCTTCGTGAAACCTATTCTCGTGGTATTCGAACTTACTGTTTGCCCTTACGTGCAATTCCCAACAGCCGCCACAAAAGGTATGTCCACATTGAGTTCGAATATTGTTAGCAAATAATGCGTCTGGTACAGATGACTTAGCCGCAACCATGTCCCAGTTCAGTTTGCGGGGATTCCATGTGGAAGTAGACATACAATCCATACAAATGGGACAATCTTCGTCTTCCGGTTTTTCGTGGTTGTGATTGTTGCGAACACTTTCGTAGATTGTCCATCGACGGACAAAATCGCTTATCATGCGAGATTTTGTAAGAGTGGGTGGGATAGGAGAGTATAAATACTCAACCTCACATTCTCTACCGAAATACCTACTCATACAAGTTCTCACATCGCGCTTATTTGGTATTTTTTGGGAAACCTCGTATTTTGACGCGATAAATCTCAATTCGTTTATTGGAAACGATTTGAAATTGGGCAAGGTGTCCTCTAACATGAAGTTCCTTCCTATATCAGTCAGCATTTGTCGGCGACCCTTCATGTTGCTGTTGCAGTTTGCTTCTACATGCGACAGACTATTACAAAATATACATCTATGTAAAGATTTGTTACCTTTACTTGACATGACTTGACTTAATGGTATTCAGATGAAATTCTCTTGTTGGTGTGTTAATTAAAAAATACTTATGGTAAATACATACTTCAATTTTTTCTATGTATTTATCAACTCAAAAAAGTTGGACCTCTCAAAAAAACCGTTCCCTTAGTAAAAAAAACTACAAAAAAAATTGATTCATGATTTGTATGCTAAATAATAGATGGGCTACTAACTTAGCTCAAGTATGGTAAAGTTAGACACAGATAGCGTGAAAAGCACTTCCCTCGAAAGTGTAATTAAATGGAATGATTTACAAATGTAAATGTATAGTTTCAGCCCTGGATGCTGATGGAAAAAAGGATAGGATGCAATTTTTAGTTGGATGCCGACCCAATTATACATTACTATATTGTAAAAAAATTCCTGGACGAAACCACCAAAAATCGTCCCGTTCCCTCTGTGTAGTATGAAAATCAAATGAAGTCTGTTGTATCAGTTAAACACATATTTCCTTAATCGGCCGTATGTGGTAATTTGTTGGATTGGTGGAATAGGCCCCCACCATGAAAATGAGTTTGACGTGGTATTATCTGTAACTGGTCATCTCTAACGGGGTGATTTAGTTGCTTGGATGGAATTTGGTTGGATGTGATGCTATAGTTTTAGTTTAGAATTGCACTACAATTATTAATAATAATACTACGGAAATGGTTAGACAAATATTCCATTTGTGAATATCTCCTGTCGTTATAGGTTTCCCAGTTGATGATCTAATTATGTAATATAATAAGGAATCGGCGAAATCCGTGTCGAAAGCGGAAAGCAATCCGGGGGACGCCCTGTTTTTTATTGAGGTATTGTACAAAAAAATTGAAGTACGTTTTTTGTAAAAAAATAGAAGGTAGATAAGCTTCTGGCTTGGCTTATCTAATACGGATTTAATGTAAAGTTAGACACAGACAGCGTGAAAAAACACTCCCTTCGAAAGTGTAAAAAAAGGAAGGCATACAACCACTTCATTCATTTGAAGCATGGTTTAAGTGTATACCTGGGCGAAACCACCGAAAATCGCCTCGTTCCCTCTGTGTAATGTTGAAATCATTTGTTTTGGTTATTTATCCTGTTAAAAACATACAACTGGCCATAATTAAAAGTTGTATGCGACGAACTACTTGTGGAGCTGACCCCTCCCTCGATCAGTTTGACTTGATGATAATTATGGGTATACTTCCATCGAGTATTATCCATTTGAACACGATGATGAATATATGATGCATCTGTTTTAGTTTAGAATTGCACTACAATAGTTAATAAATTACGGATTTTGATATCGGCTATATTTCCGATTACGGATGGCTAGCCAATGGTATCAATTTCCCAGTCGAACTCTTGTCATATTATTATTGATGGGGTGTAGGCGAAAATCCGCGTCGAAACCGGAAAGCAATCACAGGGGACGCCCTGTTTTTTTTTGTCAATATTTAAATCTTCCAAATACGGATAGTATTATACCCACTCTCAGAATACAATTTGTTCTCACGAATAGTGAGACAACTCACATCTTCATTATGCCCTCTCAAAATCGCTATTTCTTCGTAAGTTTCTGTATTTGTTCCAGCTGTCCAAACGCGGATAGTTTCATCACTACTCCCAGAATACAATTTGTTCTCATGACGAGCTAGACACCACACACCTCTGTCATGTCCTTCCAAAGTCGCTATTTCTTCGTAAGTTTCTGTGTTCCAAATGCGAATAGTATGATCCCTACTCCCAGAATACAATTTGTTCTCATGAAGCATGAGACACCACACCCAATCAAAATGCCCTCTCAAAATCGCTATTTCTTCGTAAGTTTCTGTGTTCCAAATGCGGATAGTTTTATCATTACTCCCAGAATACAGTTTGTTTCCAAAAGCAGCAAGACAATACACATAATCAGTATGCCCTCTCAAAATCGCTATCGTTTCGTAAGTTTCTGTATTTGTTACAGCTGCCCAAATACGGATAGTCCTATCCCCACTACCAGAATATAATTTGTTCTCATGAATAGAAATACAATACACATAATCAGTATGCCCTCTCAAAATCGCTATCGTTTCGTGACTTTCTGTGTTTGTTCCAGCTGTCCAAACGTGTATAGTATTATCCCAATTCCCAGAATATAATTTGTTTTCGTGACGAGCCAGACACTTCGTATCGCCAGTATGCCTAATCCGCGTCTCTATTTCTGTATAGAGTGGAGTGCTGAGAAAGGGTCCAAAATGTGTCTTGATAAAAGCAGGTGAAGTAAAAAGTGTGATATAATTGCTCTGGTCTTCACCTCTCTCTCCTTGCTCTCTGATTTTATTGTCCGTTTCCTTTTTGATAAGATACAAAGATATACAAATTTGGTATCGTTCTTCTATAATATTATTCATTTTGGTAGTACGGGTCATTATTGTTATGTTGTTGTATTAGATAACAAATACAATTGAATCAATTTTATAAGCTACACTATCCACGCTTCCTGAATATCGCTGATATGCTCTGTTTTTTTTTGGCGCATGCTGAGAGCATGATAGAGCAGGTATTATTATTTTTATATATAATAAAAATTGATTATATGTGTAATTAAATCCATAGTGGGAATTAAAGAAAAGATGACAGGAATAATTATTTTTCTAGATTACTCGTTTTATTTATGGCTCGTGCCATATTTACACCAATAGCACAAGCCATGTTCGCTATGTTGGTAGAGACCACTTGGCTGTAGACCTTGCCTCTATAACCCAGTCAAAAATTATAATGCTTTAACTATTTATATACTTAATAATAGTCGTTGAAACATGAACCAGTTATCGTATTGTCCATTTGAAAATTCCGTATGAATTTTTATTTGTTTTATATGACTTACAATGTTATCCAGAACTATTATTTGGTCATCTTTTACCAAATATTCGTTATCAAAATATAATTTCAATTTACGGTCATGCGTGTCATTCCACCAAGCAATATTTTTTTCATAAATAACAAAGAACCCAGCAGCAATAAAAATCTCGTCGGGTGGAATTTCTACAAATGGCAGTCCATTCTCATTTTTCACCATTATTCGTTTGTATATTTCATATGTACGTGTCATATCTCCATTTACATTTCCATAATGAATCTTATTTTTATCTAATTCATTTATTATATCTTCATTTGGCCATTGTTTTATCAAATCTATATTTAAGTCACAAGGTCTACCTCTAAAATATCCAATATCGCACCATCCCCACCAGTCTGATTCAAAATATTGGTGATTATATGCATGTTCCACAAAATGCGTCTTTTCATTCCACAACATATTTACCTCCCAGCACGTTTTGTTATTTAATAGTACATTTTTATCGTGGTTTTTAATCCATTGTTCTTTGTACCGATAATTATAAAATTCTTCTAATTCGCGAAGTACAATTCGAATTTTCGGATTCTCTCTATAGTGTTCAACCATATGGTAACTATGTTTGTTTGTAAAAATAACCAAATTAAAATTATTGACATTTGATAAAAAATTATCTATCCATCGTTCATATGAATCTTTATCGTACTTAGATTGTAATTCATACCAGCATGTAACAAACGTAACCATTAATATAGTTATAACATTTATGTTTTATATGAATATAAACCTATTCTTTATTATTATATTATACCATCTGAAAAAACAATGATACCTAATATTATCCATCAACTTTGGATCGGAGACGTGTCAGCGCCTTCAAAACATATGAATACTTGGAAAAATAAAAACAAACAAATGGATTATATACGATGGAATGAATCCGAAATAATAAAACGAAATATGAAATTTCAATGTCAAGAGAAAATAGATGATATGACTGAAATTAATGGGAAAGCTGATATAATGAGGTGGGAAATATTATATCACTATGGTGGTGTATTTTTGGATGCCGATTCAATATGTATTGAACCAATTGATAATACATTGCTATCAACGAAAGCATTTGCTGGATGGGAACAAGAAAAGGTACGACCTGGATTAATCGCAACAGGTACAATGGGATTTCCGCCCAAACATCCATTAGTAAAAGCAGCAATTGATTGGATTCTACACAATGACATTAATGTAGAACGAACCAAAAAACGAGCATGGATAACAGTTGGTCCAGGACTATTGACACGTATTTACAACACCGGATTATATAATGATGTAACTATTTTCCCCAGTTATAGCTTTTTACCAATACATGCAACAGGTTTTGAATACAAAGCACATGGGAAAATATATGCGTTTCAAGAATGGGGCTCCACATTTCAAGGAAAATATGATATTATGAACACATTAGAATTAAAGCCACAGTTTATGCCTTCTGAACACAGTGTATCTATTCTAATTTCGAGTTATAATACAAAGACAAAATACGTAAATGATTGTTTACAATCCATTATGGATCAAGAAGGAAATGTCAATATTGAAATTGTATGGATAAATGATGGTTCCGATGAATTACATACCCATTTATTGAAGAAAACCCTCGATATTTTTATTGACAAAATGCGATTCACAACATTGAAATACGAAGAAAATGATGGAAATAAAGGAATAGGTTACACATTAAATAAAGGAATTGAGATGTGCAGTCATGAACTTATTCTAAAAATGGACAGTGATGATATTATGGTACCAAATAGAATTAATACTCAATTAACATATATGCTGGAACATCCGGAAGTCCATATATGTGGTGCTCAGATAAAATGTTTTACAAACAATAACGATATTATTAATATAACACACCATCAATCTGTATCGTGGGAAGAATATAAACAAAAGCCGAAACATTGGTTCATTAATCATCCAACCGTTTGTTATCGTAAATCGTCTGTTTTACAAGCGGGTAATTATAATAGAGAATTACGTGAAATGGCAGAGGATTTTGAATTAGAATTGCGTATGTTGAAGACATTCGGATATATTCATAACATGGAGGAGGTGCTACTTTACTATAGGATTCACGACGATCAGGTTACACATAAAGGCGGTAAAGGTGGAAGTTCAAAATGGGAGAAAATTCGAGGTGACATTATAGACGGACTGATGTAAATCACAAAAAAGAAGTAAAATGTGGGAAAATTGAAGTTAGTTTTTTGGTATATTTATTTATAGGATTCGGATAATCTATCAATTAGTGATTCATGTACAAACAACTTTTCTACATTATGTGTCTCCGATGCTTCTTTTGATTTTTCACTGAAACGTGTTTTCTTACTTTGGGCAGCACTTCGGTATCGTTCTAAATGCCAAAATTCTATGAAATCGTCTGGAGCATGTGTTTCGGAAACAACTACTATGTTATTTTTACTCCAGTCACGAACTACATCCCAAAATTCATCGTTATCAAATACGTCATACTTCTTGGTATCTCGACGATATTTAATAGGCCATTTAGTTACGGCGTAAGGAGGATCACAATATACCAACATGTTCTTCGGTTTTAATGTTTTATAATCCTTATTCGTAAATTTCACTTTTTTCAGTACAGGTCCAATGCGATTCAAACTATTCACCATTTCTTTACAGAAATCTTCCTTCTTGCCGTTAAGATATTTCTGAGAATACGCACCAAAAAAACGCCCTCCAAAACTCATACCAAATCCTACAAAGGCTTTCATAGCGCTCGGACTCTTCAATTCTTTCGCGTCATTATATTCCTTCTCTGATATGGAAGATGGGAATTTGAATGTACCTGCTTTAACTTCCTTCCACATTTGTATCAAGTCTGGATGATAGTCATTTGCATGTATTTTTTTGACACTTTCATCGGCGGCCATGTTTTTTAATACACCCAATGAGCCACAGAATGGTTCCATATAGCCAACTAATGAGTCATCATTCTCCCATATACCAAGTAGTTCTGGTGCAATATATTTTCCCAATCGTTGTTTACCACCTAAATACTTCATAAAAAATCAATTATATCATAGGGTAATAATAATTTAAAACAATTCTAACAAATAGTATTTATTAAAATTGATTTTGTAAAATCATTATATATAATATATAAATTACACAATGCAATTATCAAGCACGCAACAAGAAGCATTTGAATGCTATCAGGAAGGAAAGAATGTATTTATTACTGGTCCAGGCGGAACTGGAAAATCACAACTTATAAAGCTCATTGTAGAAGATGCAAAAAAGAATGAAAAAGAATGTAACGTATGTGCTCTTACTGGATGTGCATGTATTTTGCTTCAATGTAATGCTAAAACTATTCACTCATGGGCTGGAGTCGGTCTATGTAGTGGAGATATTGAGAGACTGGCAATAGATATTTCTCTTAATAAGTTCAAAAAGAGAAACTGGAAGAAAGTAGACATATTGATTATCGATGAAGTAAGCATGATGTCATCTAAATTGTTTCATGCTTTGAATTTGATTGCCAAGAAATGTCGTTCAAATGACCGGATATTCGGTGGAATACAGGTCATCTTCTCAGGCGATTTTCATCAATTATCTCCAGTAGGTAATATGGACGAACCGGAAACATGTAAGTATTGTTTTGAATCTGAATTGTGGAATCAAGTATTTGATAAGCAGATTATTTTTGACAAGATTTTTCGCCAAACCGATGAGCGTTATATTAAAATTCTTACACAGATTCGTGATGGAAAAATGACCAAATCGTCGGTAGCAACGTTACAATCGTATGTAGGGCGCACAATTGATAATACTGTAAATATTATGAAGCCCACAGTTATTTGCCCGACACGGTCGAAGGTAGACGCAATTAATGAAAGAGAAATGAAAAACATTCCTGGAGAACGCGTGTCATTTACAAAAGGGCGATGTGATTGTGACGTACTCGATGAATATGGCAAAGACATTTCAAATAGTAGTAAATACAACATATTTACGCCGAATGAAGTGGAATATGAGGCCGAATTTCTAATGAAGAATGTGAATTGCGATAATGTTCTTCAACTTAAGGTGGGTGCTCAAGTTATGTGTATTGCGAATATTGATATGGACAATGATATTTGTAATGGTAGTCAAGGGATCATTACTGAATTCACTAAGGAAGGATTTCCAACAGTGAAGTTCCAAAATAATATCGTGAAAACAGTTGGATATCATAAATGGCAAAGTGAAAAAATAAAGACAATTGGTGTAAAACAAGTTCCTCTAAGATTATCATGGGCAATCACGATTCATAAGTCGCAAGGAGCAACAATGGACTGTGCTGAAATCGACATTGGTTCAAATGTATTTGCTTGTGGTCAAACCTACGTAGCTCTTTCCCGTGTAAAATCATTAGACGGACTATATTTGAAATCGTTTGATGTTTCTAAAATCAAACTGAGTAAGAAAGTAATTGCCTTTTATAATAACATTAAACAACAACAGACTGTATTTCATGTATTTAATTCTATCCCAGAACCAGAAATTTCTGTATAATTAAAATTAAATGTATTACGTTTTTTATCATTGAATAGTTATAAAAAATGAATATACATTAATATACACTATTACTTATATAAAATATAAAATGTCGATTCCATCACGCATTACATTATCACATGTATTAAATGTTATTAGAACATCTGGTCAAATCAGCAAGGTTCCTACGGGAAGATGGGCTATACGGTCTAAAGAGCAAACCGCTCTTGTTATTGATTATTCAAATCAAGACCATTGTGGTACATGTAACGATTATATTAACACAAAATTAATCAAAAAACAAGAAGTTAATAATAATAATATATTTGACATAGAATATACATACATGGTATCTAACACTCCCAATTAGAATATATTTCCTTTTACATCAACTCATAGACAAATAATTATAATTTGAATAAATTATTTTTTCTATTTTAATAGACATCTACATTGTAGATTTTCTGATATTTATTTTTTTGGATGGTCTTATATTTTTGGCTGAATGGTAACACATATAGATAAATTATCATGTAATTATTTATAGTAAGTATTTATATATGGATATTTCAATACGCGATAAATTATTAGATAATTTGCAAATAGAGTTGGGTTATAGAAAGAATATGTTGAAGGATAAATACAGTAATGTTAATAAATTATCTAATGAAAATAACTTTTTGTCTGAAGTGAAAACGAATTACAAGAAACACTATAATTATATTAAAAAAATAAAGGAAGAACAATACCGGTCTATGAGTGTAATTGCGGACTATTTAGATAACTTATTAGAACAAACCGATGGGGCGGATAAATCAATAAATAAAGCTAAGTCGCAGCAGAAAAAAATAGTAACAGAGATGAATCTTATACAAAAAGAAATTGATGAAATTGTTAATATCACAGATAAAGATACTATTTAAGGTTTACTTTAGTACAATTATATATTATTTGAGTAATATATATACATTATGTCTTTCACTGATAAAATCGAAGAATTGAAAAATAGGATTGCTGGTATACTTACACAAAGTTCTGAAAATAAGACTACAAACATGGGAAAGATTTCTGAAATTAGACAGAAGATTGTGAAAATCCAAGAATCTGTCGCTAATATTACTGCTGCGAGCGAGAGATTTGGTACTGCGTCAGAAGGATTGATAGCTGCCAATCTTGAGATTTCTAAATGTAAAGAGGAAACACTTGCACAAATAGCATTGATGGCTACTGCAAAAGCGGCGTTTGATGCTGAAAAGTTGGTGCTTGAAAATCAAACAGGAGAGAATAGCGCAGCACAAAAAGTACTACAAGAAGGATTTGAAAAAACTATTGCTACACAAGCAGCAGAAATAGTTACATTGAATGAATCATTGGCTGCTAATATTGCTACAATTCAACAAATTACAGACGAAACAAATGATAAAGTAAACGAGGTTAAAACAAATGGAGAAGAACTTGGAGCTGCGTTGGTAGATTTAGAAGGAGATATTGATGGACTTCAGAAAGGTGTAGAAGAAACAGAAGATAAGGTTAAAACCAATGACGCTGCTGTGGATAGTTCCACAGCAGTAGAAACAGCAACAACAGTAGATATACCAGCATCAACTGAAGAAACATCCATAGAAGACACCGTAGAAATACCATCAGCATCAGTAGAAACACCAGTAGCACCCGCACCAGTAGCACCCGCACCAGTAGAAACACCAGTAGCGTCACCAGCAGCAGTAGAAACACCACCAGCAGTCGCAACTGACTCAAAAAAAAATCAACGTCAAGCTTTAATTAATAAATTAAAGAATGAAATATATGATAAAACCACTCCAGGTAATACATCTACTAAGACATCTAACGCAGCAACAAAATTAATGGAATGGGATAGAGAACATAAATTTAAAAAAACTGAAGCTTCATGGTCTGCTAATAATAAGCAGTTTTATCTTAACATATTTAAGACGTCATTCGGTGGAAGTAAAAAGAGGACCACGCGTAAAAAACGCAAGAACCGAAAAACAAATAGGCGTAAAAAATAAAGGGAATTAAAAACTCATAATCGCATAATATATTTTATTTTCATATAATATATTATACTTATGGCTGACGCAAATTTAGGATTAAACGCAAAAGTTGTGCAACTTAACGAAAGACTTGCTGAAATTACACGAAAAGCAGGTGTGTTGAATCAATCGAGGACAACCACGCTTACAGCTCTTCAAGCGATTACCCAAAAAATAGGAACATTAGTTGGTAAAATTCAAGGAATAGTCGACGCAAAAAACGAGTGCACAAATGCACGTGACGAACTTGTAGTCCGTTTAAGAGATACCGATGGAGCTGATGCGGAATTAACCACTATTATAGCTGGTTTAGATAGAGCAATTAGGCTACTGGACGAAAATACCGATATTGAACGAGAACTTGCTGCGATAAACACACAATTAACAGAAGTAGAAGGTATGTTAGATGGCGCGAATAATCCAGGCGGTCCAGGTGGTCCAGGTGGCAATCAACGTGTACCCCAACGACCACCTCGATTACCGGCTGCACCGGTGAATGCACCAGTAAATGATCCGCTTGCTGCCCTTAACCCATTGAATCCTGAAGCGGATCCTAACGCACGAAGACTTGTAGATCCAACAGCAGTAGCAGGACCAGGTGGTTCAAGAACCAGAAGACGTAGAGGAGGATATAAGTACGGAACAAACTCGCGTAGATCTAAAACACGTAAATCAAAATCTCATTCCAAGACTCGTTCCAATACTCGTAAATCAAAATCTCGCTCCAAGTCTCGTTACAATGGTCGGTCCAAGACTCGTTCCAAGACTCGTATGTAAAAATCAAGAGAGAGTCATTTTTGTTAGAATAGTAATAACAACATATGATTAATTAAATATATATTTTCTCGGGAAATATATATATAATGAACTTGAAAAGTATTACTAATTTACTAACGAACAAATATGTATTATATGCCACATTGTTTTTTTCAATTACAAATGTGTTAGGATATATTACTTTACAAGAGTTTGATTCATTGATTCTTTTTATCTTAGTCGGATTCTTAACCAGTTACTTTAGTAAGAATATGATTATCATTCTATTGGCTGCTATGACAACAACAAATGTATTATTCACAGCTAAAAAAACAAGAGAGTTTATGGCATCTATGGGTCTACAGGAAACAGTAGTAGCTTCATCAAAAATAGCAAAAACAAATATAACTGGTGTAGAACTAAGTAGCAAGAAGAAGGCTTTATTTGAAAATATGGCAACTATGTCCGGTGGTACAGATGATGCAACTGGCGATGATTCTGCCGTTGGCGGAGATTCGATAGATTACGACAAAAGTATCAAGGAATCTTATGGAAACCTTGAGAAGTTGATAGGCGGAGATGGTATGTCAAACTTAACGAAAGATACTATGCAATTAATGGATAGACAAAAACAGTTAGGTGAATCCATGAAAACTTTAGAGCCAATGTTAAACAATGCCAAAGATATGTTAAAAGGATTCGACATGAAAAATATTGAAGGTCTCAGTAAAATGGTTCAGTCATTAGGTCACGGTATGGGCGGTTCTAAATAATTAATTTAGACAATCAACAATATTATATTATATTAAATACTTAATATAATATGGTTAAGAAATGTGCACCTGGTGTAATATGTTTTGAAAATGTAACGATTATTCTTATTGTAATCATTTTAATTATTGCAATTGTATACCTTTTCTCTCTATCTCAAAAAAATAATACTGTTGTCGTTCAGAGAGAACCAGCCTCACATTCACATCTTCGTCCCAATTACGGATATACTAATTTACCGCCAGCTCACGATACTATGAGTGACCCTTATTCTCCACCTTTAAAGGATGAGCGTTTTTTGGTTGCTGCAAGAGACATAAGAGGATATATACCAGTCAATGTTCCCACACAAGGAGTAGACGAAACATATAGACAAGTTGGTATTTTAACACCACTAAATGGTAAGAATGGGACTACTATATTACCGTTAATGGGACGACCATTAATTACTAATCGAGATAAATGGCAATATTACTGTATAAATGACAAAGAGCGAGGAATTAAATTACCAGTATCACATAATGGACGTAGTTGTACAAATGAATATGGATGCGATAATTTATATAATGGAGACACTGTTTTCATTGAAGGATATAATGATACATTCAAGGTGACAGTTTATGACAACGCACCTATGAGATACATTCCATTCATCTAATGGTTTTATATGAAATAATAATAATATAATCATATTACATGTGGATAGCAGTGGCGACTTGTATAATAGAGTCCATAGTTTTATTAAAGACCGTGTTTTGCGTATTTTATTAATTTATAGGATTTTCTATATAAATTAATAACTTCATAGGTCTAATGGTTTTTTGTGATAATATTATATTATTCTATAATATTATATGAGAAATTTTATGTTTAATATAATTCCACCAACAGCAAATCCATTTGGACTTCGATTGTTGTATAATAATAATACATTCAGTTTATCTAACACACCCAAAGGTATTGGTATTGCTAATACAGCATCAGGAAAACGTGCGTCGAAACGCAGATAATTAGGATTCCGGAAATATGATATTAAATATAAAATATTTTAATATAATATTGAGTTTACAATGAATATCACAACAAATCATCCATCATTTAAAGAAGATGAATCATATAGAAAAATATTTGATGAGTTTTGTGAAAGAGTTGATTTATTAAAGGATATTAATGATAATGAAAAACCACTCGTCATTGGCAACATATTACAGAGGGACGAATGTATGCCACTATTAAGCCCCATTTATAGATTCTTTAATAATCAAAATAGTAAAACACTGACCAGCTTTATAGAACAAGAATTTTCACGTTATATGAACCTATTAGATAAATTATTAGATAAATCCAATCATAACTATTTTACTTATGATTTGTTACAAGACACTGACTTATTTAATCAACATGTAGCAGTTGGACTAATACGACTAAAAACCACCTATATTGAATGTAAAGAAATTAATTATTTGATAGATAGTATATTGCTTACATTTCATGATTTTCATGATATGAAACAGACATATGTGAAAACTATTTCTACTGTGAGGAAAAAAAGGAGGGGTTCTGAAGGTTAATACCCTATTCTGCAGGCTGTTCCTTGAATGTTTTAAGTGTTTCTTCAAGTGTACCTGATGTATCAGATTGAACTAATACATCCTTATCTCTCGGAATATTTACCCGTATCCATACATATTTATCTTTCTCTTTGTTGATCATTATTTTATCATCAGTTGTGCTATCATGCTCTGATAAATCAGGTTCAATAGGGTCTTCCTTTCCCCTGTTTCTTGACACAAGTTTGCTAAATTTTGAATTTTTATTTGGTTCTTCTTGTTGTTCTTCTCCTTCTTCTTCACCATTTTCTTCTTCACCATTTTCTTCTTCACCATTTTCTTCTTCACCATTTTCTTCTGTGTCTTCTTCACCATTTTCTTCTGTGTCTTCTTCACTATTTTCTTCTGCGTCTTCTTCACCATTTTCTTCTGCGTCTTCTTCTGTTTCTTTTTGATTGTTATATTCCTGCTCCTTTTTAATAGTTTCTTCACTCTTTGAATTGAATAGATTTCTAAAATTAATAAAGTTAGTCTTCATCATTTTGCCACCACTTGATACACGCTCTACATTTTTTTCTATGTATTCATTTGCAAACTTATTAGCCTTTAGAAACATGTTTTGTATTTCTTTACGTCGTTTTCCTCCCTTCTGTTTTTGTTTCATGTCATTATTTGCAAAAGATGAAATACGAATCTTAGGCGTAATTTCTTCAACACGCGAAAGTTCAATTCCACCTTTTTGTTTCTTCCCTTTAGCGACGGATTTTTTGTGATACTTCTTGAGTGTTTTTTTACGAAGATTTTTGTCTTTTCTTCTAAATGAGGATTTTTTTTGCTTATTTATCTTCATAATTTTTTTCATTTTTTATTATATAAATTAAAAGCAGATTTTTTATTTATATAGTTATATTAATGAGTTGTAACAATTCTACAGCACCGATAGATATATCTCAAGGATCAGTTAAAGCAGAATGTTCATCAAAATGCAGTTATATACATAACTATCCTAAAAGTAAATGTCTTGTACATAATAAAGGCGAGTATTTGGCGATCGAACATTCGGCTACACAAGTCCCTCCAGTCAAATACAATTCAACAAATATGGAGGTAGTAGATATACGAATTTATATTCCATCTATTCATACATATTCAGGAAAGCGAGAAGCAGGCGAAATTGTAATTAATCACAGAGGAGATGGTAATAATTTTTTGGTATGTATTCCTATTAAAAAAAGTGAAGAGTCGTCTACATCTACTCAGCTGTTACAATCAATTATTAATTTTGCTTCCTCCAGTGCTCCGAGAAGTGGAGAGAGTGTAAACGTCAATTTATCTAATTTTACATTAGAGGAATTCATACCCAAATCGGCATTTTATTCGTACGAAGGGTCCTTAATGTATAGTCCGTGTTCCGGAACTAATAATTACGTTGTGTATCATCCATCTAATGGATACGTGGCGCTAAGTGAAAAATACATCAATAAGTTGTCTAAAATTATTAGTACACATTCTTATTCAACCCAAACCGGACCCATGTTATTTTATAATAAAACAGGTAATGCTAAAACAGTGGCAGGAAAAGGTATTTACATTGATTGTTCTCCAGTAGGTGAACAAGGAGAGATATTATACAATGTAAACAAATCTGGTTCTGATAATAGTGAGACTGGGGATGACAGTGATAGTAGCTTTGATTTCAAAGAATTTTTTTCCAATCCTGTGATAATAATAGTAATTTCATTTATTGGCTTAATGGGTGTATATAAAATTACCAAATCAGGCTGGGATAAATTTAAAGAAGTAAAAGAATAAATTTAATTTATAATAAATATTGCAAATTAAATTTTTATAAAGGATTTATAGCATTGAACTATCGATAGTACTATCCAATATTGGTTGATATGATTGATCACCGCTTGGCATATCTTGAACTAAAGGTACCATATTTTTGACAACATCTTCTTCTAATGATTGAGGGACAGGAGCATTTGCTTCAATCATTTCATCATATTTATTTTCTTCGGATGGCATGAGATGTTCCACCGCAAATGAACCGGTTGTCTTACTTGAACGTACGACAAGCAAATAAGCAGCAAATAACCCTAATATTCCAACCAATTGATGACTATTTGTGAATAGAGCCAGTGCGCCTAATATAATGGCAATTTGTCCATATACTGTGTCAATTAGTTCAGCTAAACTATCAGGAGTCTTGACGTCTACTAATACGTATACTAATAAGACAACTGCTACCATCATTTCACCTGATTTTACTTGATTAAATAAACTTTTTAAAGATTGCATATATATCATAATAACATTTTTTATTATTTAAAATTGATGAAAAAATGTTAAACATATATTATCATAAAATACAATGTCAGTAGAAGCCAAAACATATTTGGGTCAAAAAGGTTATACAGTTTATAAAAATAGTATTAGTGATTCTACATATAAAACTGTGTGCGATGAATTGCGAGTAGGACCTCATGTTCCTAAAAGTATGGTAAAAGTCGAAAAATTCCCGGTTTATAGAGAATCCTCTCAGAAATTATACGTTCCACGTTATTATGGCGAAAAAAAGTTCGGACCACCACAAGAAATCCAACTAACACCTGGTGAAGAAATAAATCTCACATTCGAAGGAGGGTTACGCGATTATCAAGAAAACATTGTCGATACATATATGAGGTCAGTTACTGACGGATTTGGAGGAGGATTGTTAGAAGTACCCTGCGGTAGAGGTAAAACAATATGTGCACTAAGTATTATCGCCAAACTTAAGAAAAAAACGTTGGTAATTGTTCACAAAGGATTTTTATTGAACCAATGGATTGAGCGTATTGAACAGTTTCTACCAAATACGCGTATCGGAAGAATTCAAGGCAAGATATGCGATATCGAAGATAAAGATATCGTTATTGGTATGTTACAATCGTTGTCCATGAAAGAATATCCATACGAATTATTCTCCAGTTTCGGACTTATTGTAGTTGATGAAGTTCATCATATCGCTGCCGAAGTATTTGTCCGGTCATTGTTCAAAATCGTAACACCATGTGTACTCGGATTATCAGCAACAATGCAGAGAAAGGATGGTCTGTCAAAAGTATTCAAAATGTTTTTAGGAGATATTATTTACAAAGAAAAGCGTGAAGGCACTGATAATGTGATTGTACGAGCATACGATTATACTTGTGAAGACGACGAATTCAATGAAATGGAATACGATTTTCGAGGAAACCCAAAATACAGTACTATGATTTCAAAATTATGTAAATTTGTTCCACGAAGCGAGTTCATCATCGACATTGTTCGTGATTTATATAATTCAAATGACGGTCAACAAATCATGATTTTGGCGCATAATAAAAACTTACTCACCTACTTATTCAATGCAATTGAAGAACGCAAGATTGCTACAGTGGGATATTATTTGGGTGGTATGAAAGAAAAAGATTTGAAACTGAGTGAAACCAAAAATATTATTATTGCCACGTATGCAATGGCATCAGAAGCATTGGATATTAAAACATTGACCACACTTGTTATGGCAACACCCAAGACAGATGTTACCCAATCTATTGGTCGTATTTTACGAGCGAAACATACACAGCCGATTGTGATTGATATTGTAGACCAACACGACGTATTCTTGAATCAATATAGGAAACGGTATACTTATTATAAAAAAGAAAATTATACCGTTATGAGAGCATCAAGCAAAGACCCTACCAATTTGAGAGGCAAGTCTGTACCGACTGAGAATATACCAAAAGGAAAGTGTCTTATTAAGCTTTGAAATGATTGTAATTATCAACACATGTTTCAGTTTTAGCAAAAGGGATAGGTGATGCCATCATGCTTTCAGTAGGTGATAATTTGGTGAGTGTTGTGTAACTGGCATTACTCAAAGCGCTTCCTCCTTTCATTTTAATTCGTTTAACTGTGCGTCGACGACGTCTGGTTTTTTTTGATTTGTTGCTACGACATTTAACACATTTACATTTGCGGCTACATCTTTTGCGAGACGTTTTGCTGCGGCGACATTTAGCGCATTTACATTTGCAACATTTACAGTTACAACTTTTGCGAGATGTTTTGCTAACGCGGCATGTAGAACATTTACATTTACAGCATTTACACATGCCACATGTTTTGCGAACATATTTGCGCGATTTCTTAGTTCCTTTTTTTGAGCGACGCTTTCTACTTCCAGCGCATTGACTATGTGATTGTATAGTTACAGGTGCATATGAACCACGCATAGTAGAAGCAGTATCAGCATCGACACTTTTTAACCCATAAAATGAACTGGTTGTGATATTAGAGCCTCCAGCCATGTTTTTTGTTCCAACGCATCCAGCATTTGCTCCTTTGTTATTATACAATGCCGGATTGAATTGACTATTTGTTGAATTTGTGTATGGACTATAGCTAAAATCAGAAAATTTAGACATATAATATAATGCACTATTTTATTTTTCCATGCGTTTGATTTCGTAATCATTTACAACTGTTTTATTCGCACTCACTTTAATTGGCGTCCATTTCTTAAATTTACTGTCATATATACAATCCATAATTACGCGCTTATTCAAATCTACATATTTATCCAAATCCACATTCTCAAATTCGTCTTCATCGTCACTTTCCTCTAATCTATCTAAATTATCATTTTCTTTAATTGTCCTAAATAATTTATTCATCATTACACTTGTGCTGTAATTAGGAATACGTGCCGTACCATATCGCATTAATCCGCGTTTAGTTACAGTATAATATAGTTCGTAAATATCATTTTGTAATGATGCCTTCACTACAAAGTTTGCTCGCGTAATAGTCTCATTTTTCATAGGATATGTACATCGAAACGTATTGTTCATATTTCTAAATTGTACTGCATGTACTTTATATGGAAGTTGAATAATGCTATTATATAAGTCGTCGTAATTAGATTTAATTATCGGTAGTCCAAATATGATATCGTTTTTCAAATACGACACGCGCTTAATTTCGGTTTCAAATATAGTTTTTAGTAATGTCATTTTTTTGTGATTGTTCATAGTTTGAACACTGCTATTTTTATAATGATAAATATCTTCAATATAGAAGAATCGATGATCCAAGAATGTTCCATACAATATAGTACCAAACGCCAGCTCATTTTTAAAGCAACAATTATAAATTCGAATATCCGTTGTTTTATTTTGAAATCCTTGCTCCAACAAAATACATACATACTTGTTTTTGAAGCAGGTAAACCATGCAAAGCATTTTCTCCCTTGTGGGATTGCGATACAGTAATCAGTGGAAACTTTATTATGATTTATTTTATCATAACAAAGTTCTATTTTGGGAAATTGTTTGAGAATAGTTTTTTTATCGTAATCAGATAACATTATTATAGTTATTATAAGCCTGCATCTTTAAATCATAACTATATTGTCTATTAATGGGCTTCTTGGGATTGAATCTGCGTATTCAAAAAGTTTTGTAATTCGTCTACCATATTTGTGGATACAGATTCATCATCACTCTTTTCTTGTGTAGCGCGAACAATTGGTAATGTGTTATCAGATGAAATTTTATCTAAAATATCATTGTATTTTTCATTTGGTTGGGTAATCATATCTATAATTTTCGGCTTAGTAAAATGAATAATGAAATAATTATATAGATAATGACTCATGACAATTATTAATAATGATATTATTATATTATATACTAACCAATGTATCATAATATACTTATAAAATATTAATTTATCAACTTAATAAACGACAACACTTCCTCCTTTAAAGCATAATCATTTTCATTATATTTCTTGCTTTCAAAATAAGCATCCACGATACATCCTTTCGAATAAACAACACAAAATCCGACGATTGCCTTTTGTCTTAAATAATACATATGTTTCGTATATTCCACTTGTATATGTTCATATGGAATTTTATTTTCATTCTCATAGTATAATGTACTTGTATCTGTTACTAAATTAGTTTTATCATAAGTTATCTTTGTAGATTCACCTTCGTTTATTAATTCTTTTTTGTAATTATTTTTATCTATGACAAATATTCCATCTGGTGAATATAATTTGACCTCCTTTGTTGTCGATGTTTTATAGTCTATTAATTTCTTCATATTTATATCTTGTATATTTTCCAAGTATAGTTTCATTACTATAAATTATATAAACCATTTAAATCAATTTAAGACAATCAATATGTATTGAGTGTTTGAAAATACCATGCATCTTTACACATATCTTCTATACTCAATTCCGTTTTCCAGTGTAATACACTATATGTATATTCTGGATCACAGAAGCTACAATCTACGTCACCATCTCTCTTATCTACATATTCAAAATGAATTTTCACATCATTTACCGATTCAAATGTATTTACCAATTCTAACACACTTGTAGGATTTCCTGTTCCCAGATTGAAAACATGATATCCATTTAATTCATGTATCTTTTGTAAAGCGGATACATGTCCTTTTGCTAAATCTACTACATGAATAAAATCCCTTTGTCCTGTTCCGTCTGGAGTATTGTAATCGTTACCAAATATTTTAAGCTTATCAAATTGAGAGCCTAAATCGTATATGGTATTGTTGTTGATTCCTACTTTTAAGATATAAGGCATTAAATTATTAGGAATATCATTCGGATTTTCACCAATTAAACCTGATTTATGTGCACCAACCGGATTGAAATAGCGTAATGAGATTATATTCCATTTATTATTGGAAATACACATATCTTTTAATATTTGTTCAATCATAAATTTTGTTTGACCATAAGGATTGGTAATATTTTGACCGATTGTAAAATCTTCTTTTAAAGGGGATTTTTGAGTTCCATAAACAGTTGCGGAAGAAGAAAAAATCAAATTATAACATTTATAAGTTTCCATTGCTTCTAATAAATTTAATGTACTAATCAAGTTATTTTGATAATAATAACAAGGTTTATTGATAGATTCTCCCACAGCTTTTAATCCTGCAAAATGAATAACGCCAACAGGATTGTGCTTTCTGAAAATATCATTTAAGGATACTATATCAAGCATATCTGTCTCGTAAAAGGTAATATTGTCTGTTTGGGTAATTTCCTTGATTTTACTGATTACATTCTTATTTGAATTGATAAGATTGTCAATCACTACTAAATGATAAGAATCCATTAATTCCACACAAGTATGAGAACCAATAAATCCTGTCCCTCCTGTAATAATAATTGTAGGTTTTTCCAAGTATAATGTCATTAATATAAAGTATATAAAGTATATAAACGATTTAAACCCATTTATTATAATCAATACAAAATAATGACAGATATTATTGTTATAGAAAAGAATGGTTCAATTAAACAATCTTCGTGTAAAGATGCGGAGAATTTATATAAATCATGCAATTTTAGAAAGGCGGATGGATTCGATTTACGTCACTCATGGAACAATCTCATTGTTGGAAAAAAAACATTTAACATTAGTGTATATGCAAGAGACGAAGGCAAGGCGAATACTGAAAACAAATATGACATGCCTCCTCCCATTGACAATGACCTATATTTCGGGAACTTTGCGATTATCAATAAAAATAAGCAGGGCGAGTTGGATAGCCTTTCAGTGAAGGATTGGAATAACATTTATGAAAGTCTATTCGGAGGATTTGAAAATTTGGACGAGTTTGACGATGAAGACGAAGAAGATGAACTCGAGGATCTACCGGCATCATTGAAAACAAAAGTCGGAGGATATCTCAAGGATGGATTTGTTGTCGATAATAGCGATGATGAATGTATTGGAGTAGAAGCAGGTGTAGGCGAGGATGACGAGGACGACGATGAGGAGGATGAAGGAGTGTCTTATTTAGTTGATTCGAGTGAAGAAGATGGCACTACTGTTGTAGAAGAAGAAGAAGAAGAAGATGAAGAAACAACTGATGATTGTGGTTCAGAATTAGATTACGAGGAATATGAATATAGCGATGAAGAATAAAAAAATTGATTTAAATATTAACCGTAATAATACTGTAATAATCATGGCATCTCTAAAAGTAGAAGACGATATATCATTTCGCAGTAATGTGGCAAAACAGTTGAGGAAAATAGTTTCATATACAGACAAACAGGCGATTAATCTGGAGAAAGGTCTGTTTAACAGTGCACTAAAAGAGGCATCGCGTAGAAATATTGTAAAAAAATGGGATAATTCTTATTTTGTTCGAATTTATTCGGACAAGCTGCGAACATTGTATTTCAATGTTAAAAATACTCCTCATTTGAAAAAAATGATCGAATCCAATACAATTAAACCACATGAAATTGCGTTCTTGACTCATCAGGAAATGGATCCTGAAAGATGGGACGCAATGATTGATATAAAGAGAAAGCGCGATAAAAGTAAATACGAATCGCGCCACAATGCTTCCAGTGAATTTACTTGCTTCAAGTGTAAAAGCAACAATTGTACGTATTATCAATTACAAACCAGAAGCGCTGATGAGCCTATGACCACATTTGTTACCTGTATGGATTGCGCGAATAGATGGAAGTTTTAACTTATTAAAATTATAACAAAATATTATTTTTTTTATTACATATTAATTATATCCGTTTTTTCATAATTTACTATAATGATGTAAATTATGAATTTATACATTTTCATCTGTACTGGTTTGCGTTTCAATATTTAAAGCAATTTCTGAAGCATCAAGCATTTCTTCTTGATTCTCATTTACTGATTCTTGTAGGACAGTATTAGTATTATTTGGTATAGAATCGTTTACAATATTAGTAGCAACATTATTGCCAGATAGTTTATTTAATTCAATCAAGTTGATATTATCCGAATTAAGACTTGGACGAGGTTTTGTATAAATAGATGATGACTGTCTATTATACACATTTGTTATTATTGCTGGCGAATCCATCGTATAATCTGGAATACTTATTAACATATCCATTTTCAATTTTCTTGTCAATAAATTACTTGATTCGCATAGTTTAACATAATAAGAATATTGACTATTTAAATAATCTTTTCCATCTCCTCCCCTGTTCTCTCTACGTAGTGCTAATACTTTATAAACATCGATCGCTAAAGAATAAAATTCCTTTGATTGTTTTAATTCTAATTCCATTGCATCTTGAATACCTAAATATAATTCAATCGCACCTAAAATACCCATTAACATTCCTATTAAACACGTGATACCACTAATAATTTGTTGCTGTAAAACTGGCTGTAAACCAACCGAAGCAGTTGAATTGATTGAAGCAAGAAGTATAATTGGAATTCTAAAATACTTTCCATATCCCTTATAATGATAGTATTGTTGTCTATGATATTCGCTTAGATTGACGCAGTTAATGCGCAATTTTTCAAGAAGTTCTTCTACTTCACCAGTCCATTCATGTCCATGCATTATTTCCATTTATATACCCATATTAAAGTTTTTATAACAGATATTTATATTATACTCATTTAAAAACAAATAATCGCAGGATGAATGTAAGTATATTTAGATAAAACAACTTAGTAATATGATTTGTGTATATTATTATCTGACGATATAATAAATAATGATATTACTACTAATAAATAATAAACCATATCATTATGAAATTATTGAGACGGTAATTCATAAATATTATAAAATACTGAACATAAATAAACAACATTCGCCCCCTCATATATTTTTAGAAATGAAAGAAAATGTGGAATATTCAGCATACATAAAGGATAAATATCCAAACGTGACTATCAATAAACATGATTTTTTTGGATATGACTATTTGATTAATTGTAGCGTATATGGAATTGAATACGAAATTGTTAAATCTAACATAGCACACAATCATCACTATATATGTCATGATGTATCAGCTGACATGAAACTATTACCAAATGTACACTTTGTTACTCCATTGAATAATAATAATTATATCTATTGTGATGTATTGCCATTTTGTAAGGAACCAAAAATAAAAAACGATATACCTACTTATATTATACAGGGCGAATTAAGTGCATATAGAAGAGATTTCAAATTGCTTTCTAAAATTTTAGAGGGGACATATGAGTTTCCATTTAAATTCATTATTATCGGAAAAGGGCCACCTTGTCCCGAATTAATAGACCTATATGTATTATATAAAGATAAAGTAGAAATAAAATGTGATCTTGGATTCTTAGACTATCATCGCATGTTTTTGTCGTGTTATTGCGTATTTCCATGTATTTCCGAAGAAAGAAATTCCATGTATTATCGTAATAAATTAACGTCCACTATTAACTATGCTCGTGCGTATAATCTTCCTATTTTATTGGATTCGCGTATGCAATATATTTATAACTGTAAAAACGCATACGTATATAAAAATGATGATAAATTGTGTAAATATTTTAACAAATCTCTGGAACATTTTTATAAAAAATCCATTTTTAATTGTTTACGCCATTGAATATTTTGTATAAAAAAAAATTGATTAATTATATGTTTTTTATTACTTATATTTTAAATGAATTAAAATACCAATGAAAGTAACTAATACTGATTTACTCAATAATAGATATACATATTCTATTGAAATTCTCGAACAGAATATTGTGGAAAATCATCTTGATGAAAAAATACTATTAGCAACACAAAAACTCACTCCAGAATTTTGTGTTAAGTATATATTGGATTTAGATATTGAAGGAGGTGGCGAAGAATCGTATATATTTGATGTGTGTTATATATTACAATTTCAGAAACATATAACAGAAAAAGAATTAATGGATTTAATATCTACTTAAACTTTTTAGATAGAAATAGAACCATTTATTAATGTCTCTTGGATTTCCTTTTGGATTTCCTTTTGGATTTTTTGGATTTTTTGGACTTTCGTGTTCTTCTTTTACCGCCCCCTAGATATTTTCCTATTTCATGTCGTAGTTCATAAGGCATTGTTCCATCACCTACATTCCCTACATCTTTTTCACTCATAACCATAGCTAGGTTTTTCCTATCTTCTTGTCTTTCCAAAACTTTTGGAATAGTCTGTGCGACAATATTTTGTTTTAATAAAAAATCGTCTTTTTTCTTTTTTATTTCTATGTGTTTTTCTATCAAATAAGGAATACCAGATTGGTCTTGGTCGTCTTCTTCCAGGTCTTCAGCCAGTGACTGTTCTTCGTTTGTTACATCAGCGCCATTTTCAAGTAATAATTCAATGACATCATATTCTCCAGAATTAATTGCGTGTATAAGTGGTGTATCACCATCGTTATTCAGAGCATTCACATTAGCTCTGTTATTTAAGGCATCTTCAACTTTGTCGTAATCATGATTACCAATTGCCTCAAAAAGATATGTATCCTTTTCGTCTTGATCGTCTTGATTTCCTCCTCTTTGTCTTTTTGAACGAGCTTTTCTAAACTTATTGGGTTTTCTATGATATTTTCGTGTTGCCATCTACTACTATATATATCTATTTTTATTTTTAGTTGAATTTAAAAATTGAACTATGTTTTTGTATTAATATACTTATAACACTAACCAACATGTCGGACATACTTACTTACGACAATATGCAAAAACTAATTAAGGAAATTACCAATATGCTTCCAAAAGAAAGTCAAACAAAAATAGGCAATATAGATAAAGCGTCGGTAGAAGGTCCTCTTTCTACCAAACGAGTCTCACAAGGTTCCCGTACGTCTGTTCCCTACGATATCATATCTCATTTGTCGCTATCAAATCTACAAACTCATTTACCCGGCATAGTGATTAGAATGCCATTCAGCAAGTATGAATTTATCCGTGACAACCTACAATCGAATGAACTGGATTCTTACTTACTTCGAAATATTGGAGGCAATGAAACTGTCTCGTGCTTCATTTACATCACAAAAGAGGACGGTTACAGTGGGTCAGGTGAACAACGCATTCAATATGACCGATTCAAAATTGAACAGGAAAAAAATGGCTGGGTCCCAATTTATAGACACGAAAACATTGCTTATGGAGAGGCGAATAAGGGTAACGATAAATGGTCAGGTCATTACTATATAAACATTAGCGGTGGCAGCCAAGATTGTATTCGAAGTCATCCTGGCGGAGAAGACCAAATTTTCACGACATATCGAGGATGTATGTCTACTAAAGAAGCGATTACTGATGTAAAACTTTCGCTTATATGGCAACTATTACATTGTCATGATATTACTGATTTAATTCCTGTTGCGAAACTTGATACATTCCTACCCATTATAGAATGCTATTTGAAAAGTAAAATATATCTGGGAAATACATGTTATGATTTAATTCACAATCTGGGAACGATCAAGAAAGGCATTCTTTATAGTCCAATTCACTTTGAACGCTTGTCTATTCGCCAGTTTTCTGAGGCAGGAGCTCTGCATATCAGCCATAATGAAGCTGTATGTAAACAAAAAATGTACTTTTGTGAAACCCAAAACGTACTGCTTTCGGATTATAGACCAGGAAATTTATTCTGGGATACAAAAATGGCAAATATGCAGCAGCAAGATTTTACCATTGATGAATATTGGATTGACCACGACGAACGAAGCAAACGACGCGAGTTATTCTTGTAGGTCCACTTCTTCATAAACGCACTCTTTATTATTTAAATTAGTTAAAATACAATCTTTGAACAAATCCTTTCTCAATTCAAACCCTACTCCAATTCTTCCCAATTTCTGAGCAGCGATGGCTGTTGTAAAGCTTCCTGCGAAAATATCCAATACAATATCCCCTTTATAGCTGTAGTAATAAGTACTCATCAACGGAATATCTATAGGAAACGGTGCTGTATGTCCCAGCTTGTTTTCTTTTTTATTATTAATTTTAATAACCGGACTAAGCTTATGAATATCTCGCCTCCATAGTTGAACCAATTCTTTAGGGATTAAATTCTCCTGTTGTCTGAATGGATTTTGTGTTACAATTGTTTTTAGTGAAAATCGCTTTCCTCTATCTGATTCACTTTTTTTACAGTCAGGATTCTTACATTCCCACGACCTTATGCCCTTAGAAGTATAACTGTTGCTCTTTACAATCAAACTACCGCAGTCATTACATGGATATTTAATATTCTTTTCCAGTCGGTGCTTGTGGAAGATTAGAATATGTTCGTAGCAATTACATGAATACTGGAAGAATGGAAAAGGTTTATTTCCATTTTTATGACGCGAACTTTGTACCTCGCCCTTATCCCAAATAATATCATCAACAAAGGTGAATCCACACTCTTCAAACATTACAATGAAATACGCTGGAAGAGGAATCTTTCTCTTACCGAAAGCGTTTATTTTATCCATTTTATCATTGTCTACTATATCGCTGATATTAAAGACAAATACGCGATGATTATCCAATACACGATAGCATTCTGTAATAATTTCCCGCATATTATCCATATATGCCTTTAGATTAGGCCATGTAGAATATTCACGTGCGTTATAATATGGCGGTGAAGTAACCATGTGACCCACACTTTCAGCGGGCATTTTTTTAAGATTATCCAAACAATTTCCCCAAACCACCTTGATATTTTCGGGATTCTTTGAAACACGCGTTAGTAGTTCATAGTCAGTGTGATTCATGTCCATATTGAACTTTTGCTTCATAGCATTGCGATATGCATCAATAAAATCATATATGTTTCGTTCATTGTTTTCTTTATAATCATATTCTTTTCTCAAAGACTCAACTATATTATCCGGCAATGTCGCCTTTAATGTATCCAAGTTATGTTGGTACAAATTAATAAATACATTCTCGTTTTCAGTATTAATACCATTAACAATATTTTCAACCGCTATTTCGATATCAGCTGTCATTTCGTCCGATATCTTATCATCTATAGGTACAACCGACGTTAGTACAGGTGTCTGGACCGATGTCTGTACATTCATAATCAATTCAATCAACTGTTCTTTGTTTTTATTCGAGAATCCTTTTATTTTACGAGACCTACATATATCCAACAATTCGGTCTTCGTCTTGTCGGCAATAGGTACTTCAATAATAGTTTCCATCTTAGTTATAATATCCTATATTTTTTAACCTTATTTGGAAATCAATTTTATATGATATTAAAATAATGAAAATGTATAAAAAAAATATTTTTTTTATATATTTATTTCGCTTTACATAATAGAAATTTAAACAAGTTCTAAATCTTTCAAATGCCAATACTCAGAAGCACCAGACGGCATTGGACGACGGATAATAAATGGCAATTTCTTCTGTTCAATCTCCTGAACAGCAATAATATAGCTATCGATTACGGTATCGGCTACACGAACGAAAGGAACATGTCCATTTTCTATTTGCTTTGCTCGCTGACCCAATACTCGCGTTCGTTCATATTTACTTAAAATGGGAACAGTTTTATGTAGGTCATCGATAATATTATTTTTGTTATCTCTTATTACTTGCGCCATAGCAGCGATTTCTTCACTGTTATGGGAGATAGATGATTGGTGATAGTCTAATAGACTATTTTGATAATTATTCAACTCTAATTTATTATATTCTTGTTCATTATCACTATCATCATCTTCATCTTCGCCAATATCTTCACTTAGAGTAATTGGCGATGGTTTAATCGAATCATCCTCTATTTTTGTAGACGTTATATCATCGCTGTATACATCCTCGTCATTTACATGAAACTCGTCGTCAGATTCTTCATCATCATCATCATCATCATCATCATGTGTTGGGGGTGGTGGTGCTTCGTCATCATCCGAATCATCATCATCGTGGGTTGGTGGTGGTGGCACTTCGTCATCGTCACTGTCTACAACAGTACCAACATTGTCGTTAAATTCTTCATCATCTATTATCGGTTGATTAATATCTATCTTGCTTAAGTTATCAGATTCCGTAGCACTACTCATTTTATATATTATATATTATAAAAAATGTTTTTTTAATTCAATTTTTTTTCTATACATTTATATTATTATTATTGTGCCATATAGTGTCACAATGACAACATTGATAAATATAATTTAAATTCATTTCATCATATCTTTTATATAGCACGTCGCGCGGAACACTTTTTTCAGTTGCGTTTGATTTACATGATTCATTCGGACAAGGGATATTGTCAATATGCGGCAATGTAGGGTCATGTTTGGTAAACTTATTAACAATATTATTATAATTGTCCTCTTTACGTTTCAAATTTGTTTTTGATACACAAATATTGTCTTGAATATTCGTTTCTTCGTTGCCACAATTGCGACAATAATATGTTAGACTATTTCCATCGTCGTCGCTAACGCGAATATAGTACATGTTGTCGCATTTATTACAGAACTTCATCTTTTGATTTATATATATATTATTGCTTATATATTTATTTCAATTTTTTTGTTAATTTAATGTTTTCAGTTTAATATTTTTAATCTTTGTGTATAAATTATTGTAATCCAAATGTGTTTGCATATGATATAATGTAGTTGATACAGATTCAGTATCACAATCTCCACGTAATTTGGTGATAGATTCTAACATTATATTTTTATTTTTGTTTATATGTTCTACAATTTCATCTCTAAAACATTCTTCGCATGTTTTTAATGTATCATTATTATATCTCATTGCTAAGTTATATATCGAAGTCTCATAATTTTTATAAGAAATGATTTTATTATATCGAGGTATTTCATTACATGAAGCCATAATACCAGGCTCATTCATTAATGGATTCTCGTTAAATATAGTGACCAATGTTATTAATACACTGATTAATGTTTGACATGATGTCCATTGTTCACCACGCCACGTATTTAAGATAGAAAGGCATACCTTACCACTTCTATATAAATTCGGGTTAAAACGGGTTTTTCCATCGTTTGTCAAATAAGTAAACGATGGTGGACTATGAGGATAATCTGTTGGAAATGTCACATCAAAGAAATATAACCCATTCTCATAGGGTGTATCAACTGGTCCAACAATCATGACATATCCTTTTAACATTTCCTCATCGTCATGTGTATAGTATATACCTTCACTATGAAGCGGATTCTTGCGAATATTTTTAATATCGCTTACAAGACGATGTATGGAGTCCTTTTGCATAATAGAATTATTTGCCATATGTGAATTTATATTAATAAATTTAGATGTATTTATGTTGATTATAGTAAATATATTTTTTGATGGTATTGCGTAACGGTATATTTATTTAACAGAGTTATCAATAAAATTGAAATCATTTAAAAATGTCTTTAATTATATATTATACACAATGAGCAATACATCCATTATTAAGCTACGTAATTTCTTATATGAAAAAAAATGTAATAAGTCTTCTGGCGAAGTAATAACACATACAAGAATAGGAAATCAATCTGAAGATATTCATGGAGGATCTTATTCAATTACTGGCAAAGATGTTAATACACTACATAAATTGGTTGCAGAAGAGGTAGCAATGAAGGGAAGCAATGAATATCTAACTGAAAAGCAGGGAGAGATGGGTCCTGTTGCAATTGATTTCGATTATCGATATGATAAATCAGTCAAGACTCGACAACATAATAAGGACGATATTACCTCTATCCTATGCATGTTTTCGGAAATAATAAAAAAAATATTCGAATTTAAGAATAACGACACATTCGACATGTTCGTTTTCGAAAAGCCAGTAGTGAATATGTGCGAAAAAGAAACTAAGGACGGTATTCATATCATCATCGGTATCAACTGTAGCACAAATGTTCAGAAATATATGCGTATTGCTGCTTTGCCTATTCTAAATAGCGGCGCCGATTGTCCTATAGATGTACCAATTACAAATGACTGGGATAGTGTTTATGATGAAGGCATTTCGAATCGTACAACCAATTGGCAATTATACGGATGTAGGAAGCCTTGTAATGAAGCCTACGCTCTAACAAACATGTTCACATTGGTTTACGACGACAATGATAATGACTTCTCATTCATCGAGTCTGATGTTAACAAATTCAATTTGAAAAAGAACTTCACCAAACTAAGTGTTCAGAATACCAATAATCCTTCTTTCATAGTGAAGGAGGATATGAAGGATACTATAGATAATAACCCTAAGGCAAGAAAGAAGCGCACCATGCGTCCACGTAAACTGAAACTTATTAATTCGGAACTTGATTTGTCTTCCATCACTGACCAGGATCAACTCGAAGGAACCATTGCTGAATTATTTGAATCTCTTAGACCAAGCGAATATAAGATTCAAGAAACACACGAATATACGATGGTTTTACCCGAAAGTTATTATGGAGCAGGTTCCTATAATAAATGGTTTTCAGTTGGTTGTGCTCTTAAAAATACAGATAATCGACTATTCATTTCGTGGATGATTTTTAGCAGTCAATCCTCTGATTTCGATTTCGCTGAAATACCCAAATATTATGATATGTGGAAGGATATGTCAGTGGGTGAAGGAAATCTCACCTACAAATCCATTGTATATTGGGCTCGTAACGATGCCCTTGCAACGAACTTCAAGAAGATTTATGATAAATCGATTGATTATTTCGTGGAACAGACCTATCCTAAGCAGACAGATTTCGATTTGGCTATGGTATTATACCAAATGTACAAGGACAAGTTCGTGTGTGTAAACACCAAAAGTAATATTTGGTACACATTCAAGAATCACAAGTGGGTACCTGCTGACCCATGCGACTTGGCTATTCTCATTTCCAAAGAAATGACCATTGTCTATGCAAACAAAATTAAGATTAGTTTGGATGAGATTACCACATTCAACGAAAAAGAGGACCCAGAGAGATGGAATTATTTGCGCTCACGTTCCGCAACCTTTTCAAATGTGGGTCTTCAGCTCAGAAACAATAGTCATAAAAATAGTATTATGCAGGAAGCAAAGGCGATTTTCAAGGACCAAGAGGACAACTTTTTAGAAAAACTCGATTCAAACCCTATGTTGCTTGGATTCGATAATGGCGTTTTCGATTTCAATGAAGGCGTATTTCGTCCTGGAAAGCCCGAAGACTATCTATCATTGACTACTAAAATGAATTACATTCCATTCGGAGAAAACAATAAAAAAATTATCATTAAACCATACAATAATGAAACACATGAAAAAGCTCATAATATGGAAGATTCTATGGCACAAGTTGATGCTTTTATGAAACAACTATTCCCAAAGGAATCATTACGAAAATATATGTGGGAACATCTCGCATCTACATTGCTTGGAACTACTAAGAATCAAACATTCAATATCTACACCGGAGCAGGAAGTAATGGCAAATCAATGCTTGTTGACCTAATGTCAAAATGTTTGGGAGACCTTAAGGGTACAGTTCCCATCACACTTATTACGCAAAAAAGAACCAACATCGGTTCAGCAACTCCAGAATTGGCAAAGCTCAAAGGCAAACGCCTTGCTGTGATGCAAGAGCCTCAAAAGAAGGAGAAGATCAATGAAGGTATGTTGAAGGAACTGACTGGTGGCGACATGATTCAAGGAAGGGCGTTGTATCAAGATTCGGTTGAATTTCTACCTCAATTTAAATTGGTTGTATGTACCAACTCTTTATTCGATATTACCGCAACAGATAATGGTACGTGGAGAAGAATCCGCGTTTGCGAATTCATGTCTCTGTTTACTGATACTCCTCGTGACGATGACATGGAACAGCCGTATCAGTTTAAAAAAGACAAAGAGCTTGACACTTATTTCGATATATGGAAGTATCCTTTTATGGCAAAACTAATACAGATTGCTCAAGAAAGCAAAGGAGCTGTCAGTGATTGTGATGTGGTGATGGCGACAAGCAACAAATACCGCGAAGGTCAGGATTATTTCTTAGCATTCAGTTCAGAAAAGATCGAGAAATGTGACGAATCTGACCGCGCTAAAATCAAGAAGGGTGAGGTTCTCGAAGTATTCAAACAATGGTACTCGGAAAACTACGGCGGCAAGCCACCTCAAGGAAAAGAACTGTATGAATTCATGGACAAGCAATATGGAAAGGCACCCAAATCAAAAGGTTGGGCGAATGTCAGAATCATTTACGACAATGATGATGAAGAAGAATTAAATATTTAATATATATAAATAAGAAATGAGCGACGATAATCATCCAACTCTATCCACTATAATGGGCATTTTAGCACTTATAGTTGTTTTTTATCGCATAATTTTTATTGGATATCCAATGTTTATGGAAGGGTACAATAAAAAAAAAATACATATTATCTTTAAGGCATTAACCACATTAGTATAAACATATTATAACCCAGAGTTACATGTTATATACTTTATTATTACGCCAAGTGATGTTTGTATTATTATAATCATCATAATTTATTTCATATTCATCTATCGCGTGAATATGAAGTTCTGTAATAGGATCATTGTTTTTAATAGCGCAATAAATATTAGGGTGATTCGCAATTGGCTCATTAATCGTCACACAGTTATGCAACGAAACATGACGATAAATAAACCTGATTATTAGACAGTATAGAATAGCCTGTAGTATAGAATACATGATTATGTAAGTATTAATAGTAATAATAAGTATGTGAATTTATTGTTCAATTTTATTTGAAACTGAACAATAAACATTAGTGGGGTTATATAATTACATAGTGGCTCCTTTCAAGTATACATTAAAGTTAGTACCGTTCTCTTGTATATAGTCGTCAGTCTTAAAAATATAAGGGAGAGAAAGTGAAATCAAGAACGGATATAATATTGCCGCTACAAACAGAACCAAATTGCTCTTATTTGTAAACAAGCGCATGAATAAAAATATTGCAACGAATATAGCAAAAAAAAAGAAATAACAAATCAAGCTGATAAGATAATAAAAGTTCATTCGTTCGATTTCCTCGGATTCATAGCTAACCCGTCTGGTATTTAAATTATATTTATTCTCTTGATCATCAATTTGTACTGCTATATTTTGATTATCATTGACGTACTTTTCAAATATGTCCAGCATATTTTTATAATAAATAGACGATGTGCCATATCTATCGATATTATTGTTAATAACTTTTGTGAATTCACTATGGTTTGCTGTTAATTTATTCGAAAGAGTATCTACTTGCTCTTTGATTTGTGTCTCTCTAAAATTGTCATACTTGCCTTGTCCAAATGAGTATATATAATAATTTCTACGAGCATTATTAAGATTTGTCGGTGCATTTTTTACATTATTCTCTGCTTCATCAAATTTTTGCTTCAAATTTTGACTATTTCTATTTTTCATACAATTTGCATCGCATACTGTTGCTTTATTTGCTTGTTCAATTAACTGATTTGCTAAATCAAAGTTGGCAAATTTATCTAATCGTTCTCTTCTTGTTGCCATTTCCTATATTTTAAACTTATATTAATAGAATATTTTAAAGTACCATGTAATTATTTTCATCAGAAAAAGGCATTACAACACTTGTTCCACCAGACTGCAAGGTTACTGTATCGTTTGCCATTCCCATACTTCCTTTGGTTAATTGAGAACTAACCATACCTTCTGTAACGTCTTTACATGTCTGAGATGAAATATCAAATGTCATGCCATCAGTACAGCATTCTTTTCCCACACATGGTGCAGATGGGCTATTGTCCTTCTTGTCCTTTTCCCATACATCACTATAATCCTCTCCACTGGTGTCTTTATCTGATGTTCCTAAGGATTGTGAATATGAGTATTCATTGAAATTCATATTATCTCTTGTTGAGATGTCATACATACTGTATCCAATATAAATAACACCTAATGATGCAACAATAGCTATAGCAATATTACTAATGCTTTCTGAAATAATTCCTTTATTTGAAAGAATTGCAATAATTAAAATTGGAATACATGTGAAAATAATCATTTTCATTACATTTGTATGTGCTTGATAACGATCGCTATAATAAGTATTTATTTCTACCATACGCAGTTTATCATAACGTTCCTTTTCCAACAATTTCAATTGCTCCTTTGCATTATTTAATTCACCTTCCACAACACCAATATTAGTTAAATCATTTACTAAACTGTTTCTGGTATCAGACACATTCGTTTGTAAAAACAAATACATATCCTTCATACTCAAATATAAATTCATTCGCATACTGGATAGTTCATTGATTTTATTAATAATCTGCGTCTGTTCACTTTTTGACACGCTACGACCAGATACAGACGTATCTAACGAAGCATATAATTCCTTTTCCATATTTTGCAATTGTTGGATATTTTTCAATGTCTGTGTATGTCTTGAATTCATCCGCTCTAATCCATTTGGTGTTAATCCCTTATTTGACATGGCTGTATATTATGTTATGAGATAAATAATTAACTCATAATACAACTATTGCTAAAAATATAAATTTCATTAGTTTCTCTTCTTCATGATTTGAATAACAGCGATTAAAACCGCAATCGCGCCAACGCTCCATAGCACATAATTGTAATTATGACTGGTCATTAATAAATCAGTACCTTGTTCATATTGATTCAATAAATCCTTAGATTTTCTATATTTCTTTATAGTCTTGAATGATTTATTGTATTCTTCAATCATACTTGATACCTTTTGTTTCATCAACGGTTTCTCTGCCATGTACTTCTGAGCTACTTTTGTTAAATTATTCATTTCAGCTAATATAGCATCTATTTTCAATTCCACTTCATGTCCTTTTCCTTCTAAATTTTTACGTTCGTCTGTTGTATCACGTTTTAATCCGCATGGCGTATTTCTGTTAATTGTACTGGTCGGTCTACCGCCATTCGCCAGTCCTTTCATCATTGCAGAAAACTCTGTTGTCGATACCGCTTTCACTTCGCTTGTGCATGAACTATCATTATTGGCGCTTTTTGAACGTATATACAAATCAGAACCCTGTTCTATCTGTCTATCACCTTTTGGAAAGGAATTATTATTTTTTAAGAAACATCTACCATTTTGAATTACGAAGGAACTACATCGAGGATCCTCAATACATGCCTTCTTGGCTTCATATGGATCAGCAGTAGATTTACCAGCAAGTCTACCTTCTCGTTTTCCGTAGTTGTCCCAATGTTCTTTCGCTTTGCTTGCGGTATCCGGATCAGTACAACTTGTTCCGAATGATTTTTGTAAATCGGAGTAACGATTTAAATACGATTGGCAGTCATATGCCCCATAGCGTGCACCGTCATCTTTTATTTCAAAGCTGCGAATATCGTTTCCCCACGCATTCGTATTCGCGAGTTTTACAAATTCCATACCACCTTCTAACATGTTATTAGGAATGGTTTTTACATTGTTCTCTTTATCGATATACACTGATTTATTCAAATCGTCTACATTATTCTTAGGTATTGTATACACTGCATTCCCAAACCATTTTCCATAAACATTACCATCCGAACCTTTCTTACATCTTGATATCGCCTGTCTCACTACAAAATTGCCATTTGGTTGTAAATGAGCACGAACCATACCACTGTCACTGGCAATAAACTCATTCGAAGCTAAATATTCCCCCGACCGAATATAATTTCTTCCATTTTTACGTTTATCTAACCATTCTTGAATACGCTTGTTGCCTTTTCGTCCTTGTGTATTCGAAGACCATATCACTCCTTTTCTATCTTTAGGACCTGTTCCTTTATAAATTACCAAATTACCATCGTCCTGTATGATCATATAGCATCCACTTGGATTTGTGTTTTTACAACAGGAATAATTAAACCTGTATTTCTTTTTGTCATCTGAATTTTCCATACTAATCTCTCCTATATTTTCATTTTCGTTACAGTATATTCCATGTCTATCCATATATACACTATTACCATTTCCACTATCATTCCAGTTTGTTGCTGCTTGGCGACATTGTAAAGCACCTTCCCATTTAGCACATCTATGCCAATGATTCATAATACTTGTTCTACGAACTTGTCTATGATAAAAATCAAGTCTATTAGTATTGCGCCCACCACTAATTCCATATTTTATCCAACAACCTTTGCCATTTTTTCCAAGATTGAAGCCTCTACAATTACTTCGTTTATCGCACCAAGATTTACATTGATTTATTGACCAATTTCTAAAATATCCGAAATCATATCCACCATGATCGCGATTAGCTTCTTTATAATAACCTGATGTTTTGCGTTGTCCGTATGACATATTCAATTTGTATCCCTGTAATACATAGCCATCATCACATTTAATAGGTATATCTTCTAAATTTCGTGTATCCCATCTATTACTATTACTTTCCGTAGGTATCCATTTTGTACTTTTATCCTTATGATGTTTTATTACCGCTTTTGAACCAGATGAGCGTATCCAATAATTTATACTCCACCAAGTTGGTCTACTTAACCGAACCGCGCTTAATCCTGTCCACCAGAAATCTCTACCTACCCATTGTCTGTCTAAATAATTTACTCGACCTCCTCCATAGTATTGTCGTCCTCTCCTATACCAACCATACCATCTATAAAAACTAAATTTATCTGTATTAGTTTGACCATATACGGTACGTCCGCCTTTTGTCCTATAATTAGAAGTCCATCCTATCCACCATTTGTAACCAGACGTTTGAATAAAATCCTCCTCCGAGTCTGCTACCTTACCCGTATAGGATACTAAATTTCCCTTAGAAAATAACTGCAGCTTAAGATCTCTATTATTTGTATAACCCCACCCTTGACGCTGTACACCTGCCCATGTCCAATAATATTCAATGCCGATACCATATTTTTTGGCTCGCTGTAAATCCGTTCCTGTCATACATGTAGATCTGTTTACATCATTGCCCTGAATATTCTGTAGTCCAAATACAGTGTGTCCTTTATCCCATGCTCTTTGAGCACATTCCTTCATGTTAAACGTATAATACCCTCCTCGCTGTCTCTGAAGATTTGGAATAGCTCTGTTTCCCGAATCTTTAAAACATCCTTCGTATTTTATTTCACCTTCAAAATCGTCTATAAACCCAGCATACACATTTTTATCTACGTCACTATCACCCAAATACTTATCGGTTGCTGTTACCAATTGACCATGAATACCTTTATATATAGCCAATAATCTCATTAATTCGTCGGTTAACTCATTATATCTATCCGAGTCGCTTGTATTTGCGTCTTTCGCACTCAATTCTCCACTTCCTAATTCGAAGCCTGTTCCGCCTTTAGAATACGAATTTTTTTCAATTACTCTGTCTGGAATATTAGACGGATATTTTTGTGTTTTTTTGCAACTACTAAATCCCTCTACTACAGATTTATTCATTGATTCAAATAAATCAGAAGATACAGTATTTGTATCTGCCATCTTATTATTATTCATTTTCAAATAATCTCCTCCTTGAATTATATTCATTATTATCTACTATATTAAATAGATAAAAAAGAATTATGATTAATGTTTTATTCCGCTAAAAAATTCGCTCTATATACGATTTTAATTGTCCTATTGGTGTTAATACTACAGTATTGTAGTACTTATAATTAATAATATACATAAACAAGAAAAGAACCGATAATATACTATATACGTAAGAAGTCGGAATTAATCCATACATATATAACACACACATCGCAACCATTAATATAGATAATAAAACCATCACATATAATTTCATTTTATTTGACATATTATTCAATTCTAAGTTTTCATTACTTGCGTTAGCATCCTCAATCTCCTTTGACATTTTTAACAATTGTTTTTTATCGTTTTCTAATCTCTGAACAAATCGATTTGCTGATTGTTTATTATAAACAGAGGACATTGATGCACTTGATACCGAGTTAGATTTACCTTGTCCTATTGTCTCATTCGTCATGTTAGCAATCTCACTCATATGACTCGATATTTTTTTGTTCAAGTTTACTAATTCCGTTAAAATTCCTTGCTCTTCGTCATCTACCTTTCCAGTTTCTCCTCCAGGCGGTATTGAACTATGTACTCCAGTAGACTCAGTCATGTTATTTGTCGCGGTCAAACTATTCCCATAGCATGTATTTTGTTTGTCTGGGTCGTTATAAGTATCATCTACAAACACTACAGAAGAAAATGGACCCTCTTCGGATTTTATTGCGGTATCTTTACATACTTTTAAACTATTTGACGGACCCAAATTTACTGACCAATCTGACCCAAATACAGCATCTTTGTTTTTAAAATCTTTCCAATTATCTTTCTCCCACGCATTGTGTTGAAAATTGTTATCCTTATCGTTCACATCAATAAGACCTCCTGCCGATTTATCATATTTTAAACAACGATTGCGCGTTCTCTGTCCCTGACCATTATTATAATGCTCTTTTTTAAACAGCACATATTTACAGTCGTCATCATGTGCACAATCATCGAAACATTGTTCCTGTGTAATACTGTTTAAAAATAGTTGTTTAATGAATCCTCTCTGTGGTTGCGATTTTAATTCAATAGGATAATGTTGCACTCTACCGCTATTCAATTTAATAGGTTCATGTATACGCTCGCGTTTACTATTATATAATAGAATTACAGCACCGTTTAATCTGTATTGACAACAATCAGGACGATTGTAAATGGTAATTTTACTCACACTTACATCTTGATGTAAATCAAGTTCGACCCACTGGATACCAGTTGATTTTGTGTGATTTGAATTTGACCATGTTTGATTATCATTTTTCATTCCATCTATCACATTATCGGCAAAACCACGATAAACATTCGAACTCGCTGTAACCGTTGTTTTATTCTGATTATTATTCTTCTTATATTTTCCTACTCCGAATATACCTCCGTATGTTGTATCAACTATTGCTTTCTGTTCGTCATCTATATCACAACAGCCAACTTGGCTCACTCTACCTGGTCCTCCTTTATTAAATGAATTGTTTGTATACCGTCCTCCACTAAAATAGGATGCGGATATATCTGTGTTATTCATGCGTTTATAATTTTTACTATCACAAATATTCTTTCCACATTGATTACAATTAGTATACCAGTGCAATTTCGGTTTTGTTTGATTTACCGCCACATTTTTCCCATTTTGATCGTATACTTCTATTTCTTGGAAATGTAAATACTGATTTCGTCTATTTTGAACCTTCACATAACGCACTTTCGGGTCCATCTCGTATAATTCCTTCACATTCTTCTTGCTATATATTTTACTGTCTTTTGCAGAATTATCCGCAACAACTGTCATATATTTATCGTACATGCTTCGATATTCGCGCATCATCATTTCAAATTCAAATTGTTTCACATTTAATTCTACCACAGTTGGTTCACGATTATCTACTGCTAATTGCGCTTTCGATTTTGGTCTAAAACTACAGTAACATTTATCATCAATACTGTTTACACTACTTTTAAACTCATTTTTGGCATCCATACTTTCGGGTTGACGTTTACAATCATCATAACAACGCAATTCGCTTCCAGTATATCCTGTTTGTAAAGCCCCATCTTTATTCAAATATCTCTGAGGATCACCTTTTGTAAACTGACCACTTATTTTTTTCCATGGAAGATTATTATATGCTGACATCGTTATTATTATATATATTATAATAATAAATTAAAAGATTAATCACTGTTTACTAACACTTTTACAGTTATTCCTCCAACCGCTAAAGCTACAATTCCAATCATGAGATACTGATAATAATCTGATGTCATTTTTAACTCAGAATCCGATTCTTGAGCACTTACTGTATCAAAATTCTTTTCATAATCCACAAGTTCTATTCTTTCTTTATCTAAAGTTTGAATATAACCATTTACTTGTTTCTTCTTTTCATTAATATGTTCCTTTGTTTTGGCGTCTTTAATATTTAATTTATGAATTTCTCTATATAGTTCCCTACCAATGTTGGTTAGTTCATTGTTTAATCTATACATTTGAGTAAACAAACGAGGATCTACATCCACTTTAATACATAAATCTTTATCTGTCATATTGTGACCTGATGGAATCGCTCTATACGCGCTATTGCTTATAGATAGCGCATGTGAATCACACAAGGATTTCTTATTTCTCCATGAATCTACAGAATACACATGTTTCACGCCGCGCACATCTACATATGCATGTTCATCTGTTGCTTTATTGCGAATATTTTTACCGGCAATTTGACACGCCTGTCCCGGTTTCATATCATTCCCTGTAGGCATATCATCTAACATTTTATTATTAATACTATTAGCATTAGTGTAAGACGGACAACTATTATGATTTGCGTTTAATCCAGATTTGCTATACTTGTGGGTATATCCATAGTTATTTACATAATAATGATTATCGCTGTTTACTACTACTTTACCCAAATGATTTTTCCATGTTTCGTAGTTTTGTGATTTTTGAATTACTTCTTCCTTAATTTGCTTTTGTAATCTATTATAATTACTAAGAGTTCTGCTAAATTTATCATCTAAATCTTGAATATGTTTCGTATTATTTTCTACATTTGTATTATTTCCATTTCTAATTGCACTATCCATACCTTCCTTCATTGAACATACGTCGGGAGCACATGTAGTCATAATCTTTTTAAAATCTATATATTTGGAATGTGTATTGTTAAAGTCTTTTAACACTTGTCCTTGTTGCAATCCTATATCATTATTAACCGTTTCAGAATACATTTTATATATAGTATAAATAGAAAATGTATTCAGTTTATGTTGATTTGGATTTATAGTTTTTTAATAGAAACATAAATAATCCTATCGACCCAGCAAAAAACATCATAGATTTTGAATATATTATTTTATATTCGTAATCTTTATCGTGTATCATTTGTTTTGTGCTATAGTCGGTTCCATATAGTTTTCTATACTTATCCGACAATTCTATATATTTTTTCTTCTCGGCATCATTTAATGTATCTTGTTTTGTGATTAGTTTATTCACGTCGTCAAAAGACTTTTGAATATCATTGTCTAAAATAAATGTCATTTGTTCATAATTAACGATGGCCGCCTTATCACGCATATACAAATGTTTATTCTCAGCATATTTTGGATTTATAACAAATTTATAAAAGCTCTCTTTAAAATTATCCAGAGCAAGAAAAAAATTGTCGTCCAATTCCTTGATTCGTTTTTTAAAAACATCGGGGTCCGTAATTAAATCCATTTTATTTTTATTTGTATTGTAACCTTTTTTACCTAAATCTGTATTTAGATTTAATTGCATGAACTATATATTATATAGATAATTTTAATCGTTTATACAACTTCTATAATAATCGCCAACTACAGCAATCTTGCTTTTACGTTCGATATGGCAAATTTCACCAGGACGCATACCAATAGCTAACGCAACTGGGTCAAATCTCGAAATGTCTGGAATTTGTGTTGATTTAGTGATACCATACTCCTTCTTAAATTTAGTCACTTGCTCCTCCGTCAAAATTGTATGTTTGGGGACCAATTCGTGTTCCAAAAGGTTGAATTGTAGTCTCTTTAATGAATGTACAATAATGAATATATCTTCATTACTAAATATTGTCTTTAGAAACGCCTGAAGACTATTATTAGGATCATCCTTTGCAATAATAATCAACGTGTCTCCTTTGGTCAAAATTTGTTCCAGATTATATAGGTCTTCAATCATGTCATAAATATATGTATCTCGAAGACCTTTAAGTAGGAAATACTTCACGAATACCTGTTTTTTATTTTCTGTATTGGTCAATAACATATCTAACTGTTTATTTTGGGACATAATGTTTACTTCATTAATACTAAACTCGTTATAGTTTGATACATCATATCCCTGTGGCTCTAAATGGTCCAGAATGACTTGTCTACTTTTATAGATACTTAGGGTTCTACTACTTTGCTCTGATGCTTGCATTGTTATTTTAATATTATATAACATTAATTATTTAATTCAATTTTTTAAATAATCAATATGAAATTATTATAACACTTTTATAATGTTATTGTTTTTTTTGCTCCACTATCATCTTCATCGTCTTCTTTTTTATCTTCGACAACATCGGTTAGAATGCTAATTTCTTTGTTTCCATTTCCTTTGTCTACTATTTTACTAACATTCAATGTCTCTGTACCAGATGACTTACCCAGACTACTTATTGATTCACTATCCATTTTGGTCGCTCCATCTACTGTATCAATCATAGCTTGTGTATTCACTTTTGACTCCGATAATGGAATTTGTGGTGTACCTGTATTGATTATAATAGTAGGCGATGGTGAACCTGGAGCATATGGCGGCGAATACGATGGTGATCCTGGATAATATGGCGGAGAATGGGATGGTGATTTTGGCCATGACAAATTAGAATCATTAAATTCCTTTTCTGTCATTACTCTTCCTAACACCGCAGAATAAGGGGGACTATCTGGGTCCCATATCGGCGGTGATCCTGGAGCATAAGCTGGTGATCCTGGAGCATAAGATGGCGATCCTGGAGCATAAGATGGCGATCCTGGAGCATAAGCTGGTGATCCTGGAGCATAAGATGGCGAACCAGGTGGGGATCCAGGTGGAGTAGTAGAAAAACCAGGAACATAACGAGGGGAACCCGGTGGCGAATTTGATGGTGTTCCTGGAGCATACGGTGGTGAACCTGGAGGAGTAGTAGACGAATCATTCGGACTATGAACATCATATACAGGGGTTCCAGGCTTCAATAGGTCTGATTTGGGTACTTCTATTTCAATATAGCGATGGTCATAAATATTTTCACTCATCTTATCAGGAATATCATACAGATTATAACTTCGAATCGTATACATCCAATTATTTGATGAATTAACAGCAACCACTTTCCATATTCTATTGCTTAAATTATCTTTCTTGTAATAAATTTGATCTCCTTGATCAATAATATCATATTCTGACTCATCTACCCAATCAGCCTCATCATATTCATATTTATTCGGTTTTTGAGCCATATGTAATCGCGAAACAACGACCATTGCGGTTCTACCATTATTTATATATCCATCTACGGTGGGTAGTTCTAATAAATCGTATGTTGTAATCACAAACTCGCCATCTGGTAATTTCTTGGCAACAAACCATATTCTATTACGTTTATTATCCTTTGTATAAAGAACTTCATCACCTTTCTCAAAATTAATTAATGTTTTAGACGATGGTTCTATATTTCTCATATCTAAATTACTTGCAGGCATTACAGCTTCAATATCACCTTCTGGTGTCTTCTTTAATACATCAGGTATTTTATCTTTATTCGATTGGTCGACCGACTGTTTATGACTGTCTATGATGCGGCGTTGTACCAACCCTATATCAGAGGAAGGTGTATCATCAATATTCAATAATTTATTAATATTCTTTGAGAAAGACATATTTTCAAGCTGGTTAATATTATCCTCTGTAATAATGCGTAACTGAACATTCATTGTAGCCAACTCCTGCATAAGTAATTTAAGAGCATATGGTACTTTAATAATACTGAAATCGCGACCATACTTACTAATATTCTCTATTTTCATTTTGTTATCCAATGTTTCCGTAAAACGAAGCGGACCATCAGCCATAGGACTCAAGAATATATTATTAGACTCGTTATAAATAGAAATCATTCCGGTTTTGTTACAAACAGCCATATAATACAAATCTCCTCTCACTAACATAGATTCTTGTAAGAATGCTGTCGCACCATGCGCAATGATACCGTCACGTTCCATTTCACCTACACGCAATCCACCGTCATTCGCTCTACCTTGAACGGTTTGTCTCGTCAAGGTTGTTCTCGGTCCACGCGCTCTATAATTGATCTTGTCTTTTACCATATGCTTCAGTCTCATGTAATATGTTGGACCCATATATATATCAGCCTCCATTTGTTCACCAGTCATGCCGTTATATAATAATTCGTTACCCGAAGCATGATAACCATAATTGGTTAATAATTTACCAAATACCTCATGCTTTGGTCCTTCATTTACGAACGCGGTACAATCACCAAAACTTCCATACAAACTACTCGCTTTACCGACCAACGATTCCAGAATTTGTCCAATAGTCATTCGACTGGGTAAAGCATGGGGATTAATAATAATATCTGGTTTCTGACCATCCGCAGTAAAGGGCATATCATGTTCCTCAAGTACAAGACCAATAGTTCCTTTTTGTCCACACCGTGAACAAAATTTGTCTCCAATAGCCGGAATACGTTCTTCTCTAATACGTACCTTTGCCAGACGAAATCCTTCCTCTCCTTCTGTCATAAACACCTTGTCTACAAAACCAAGTTGTCCCTTTTTAGGAGTAATAGATGAATCTATTAATACATCAGGATTTTCAATATTATAAGTAGTTTTACCAATTAGTACTGACTTGTCATCGATTAACGTATTTTCTTTCACCATACCATGTTTATCCAAATAACTATAATCATATCCTGGTTTCGTTCCTTCTACATTTTTTGCACTTTCAATATTCGTAAACTTGGAATCAATCATTGTTCCACTGACCTTTGAACTATCTTCGCGCGTTTCATACATGTTATAATAAGTAGTTCTGAACATACCGCGATCCAATGCTCCTTTATTAATAAGTACCGCATCTTCAACATTATAGCCAGAATAACACATGATCGCTACAATGGCGTTCTCTCCATAAGGATGTTCTTCATTATTAATATATTTCGAATATCTACTCTTAACCAATGGCATTTGTCCGTAATTGAGGACCACTCCCATCTTATCTATTCTATTTGTAAAGTTAGAGTGGTAGAGAGAAACACCCTGTTTACTTTGACCACACGAAAATAGGTTACGAGGTAACTGATTATTCTCTGGATAGATGATTTGGTTCCCCATAATTCCGAGTAATAGAGACGGATGAATCTCCATATGCGTATGATTCGTCTTCTTAAAGTCGACCATTTTCGTTGATATAAGGGTCGTATTTGTTTCAGAAGAATCAAGATATTCTATAACCGATTTATTTTGCTGTAGCTTTTCAATATTAGCATCATATAAATCCTTCATCGTATAAAATTTGTTATTTTTAATATCAAAATCCGCGTCCTTTTTCTTAAGAAATCCTGAAATTAACATATTCCAAGTGAAATCGCGCTTCTTTATCACCTCTTCTACTTTTTTATTTACATGAAATGCCAGAACCCTCTCTTTATCGACATACATTAATGGACGAATAAGTCGACCACTATCTGTGAAAATTTCTATTACGTTATCATTCATATTCCATGAAACACTCGTCTGAAGAGGTATTAAACTACTACGCCGATAAAATTTGATGGTTTGAACACAATCATTCGGATCATTCACTACGCCTACCCACGCCCCATTTACAAATACTTTCGCGTTTCTAACCAAATTGTGATTTAATGTTTCGGTCAAATAAATAAGTGAGCAATATATACGCAACCAATTAACCATAGGATACATGGAATATCCATTTGTAATTTTAGCTACAATTGACATATGTTTATGTAATCCTACGTTTCCACCATCCGGTGTATCCAATGGATCTATAATTCCCCATTGTGAACCATGTAACAAGCGAGGACCAATAACCTTCGCACTCGCATCCATAGAAAGATTTATTTTGCGCCTATGTGATAGTGCTGAATTAAAAGATAAACGATTTAAATCTTGTACGACACCTTCACGCTTGGTATGTGTATGCGCACCCCAATTACCTTTGAACGCTCTACGAAACCCTAATTCTAAATCACGCTCTTTAAATACATCCTTGTAATTTAATGTAATCAAATTAATGAATTTCTTTTCCTGATATTGCCCTTCATGATAATAGTAAATCTTGTCGAATTTTTTAAACAATGAATTTTGCATAATCGTATAATATTCTTTGAATAAATCATATAACAAAACTCCAGGTAATTCAACACGTTTGAACTTAAAATTATCTCTGTCTGTAGGAAGTTCTTCTTTCAAATATACACGTAGTAATTTAAATACAATATGTCCAAGATAATACGCTTTATCTCTGAAATTGAGCTCTCCTATATGTGGGACGAAGTAATTCATCAATATCTCTTGTGCATGTGCATTCGTTTTACCTTTTGTGAGTAGGGCAATATATTTAAGAGCGATTTCTTGTGTGAATACAGAACTGGCATCATGAACACTGGGAATAAATAAATCAATAAATCTTTCATGTCTTTCCATATCCAATAAGCAATAGTTAATAATATCTTTGTCTGAAATAATACCTAATGCACGAAAAACAATAAACAAGGGTACAGGTTTACGTACATTTGGAATCGCTACTACTATTTGATTGTTTGATAGAACAGACGAAGGAGAAATAATTTTTACGGCGAGTTTTCTTACAGGTTTTGAGGCATCTTCTGATTTACATCTAATTTCTGCTGAATGACTGTATGTGTCATCTACATTGTCACGAATATACAACGTATTATCTGCAAATTTCTCTTGGCAAACAATTACTTTTTCTTTCCCATCAATAATAAAATATCCTCCAGGATCGTTTCTACATTCACCCATATTGAAACATGTTTCGCGGTGTAAGCCTTTTAAGATACATAAATTTGAATGTAACATGATTGGAAATCTTCCTAAAAATATTTTTTCAAGAGTGAAATTATAGTTAAAGTCCTCTTCTCCTTCTGTTTTGATGGTAAAAAATACATCAACATCGTAATGAATAGAAAAACCATAAGACATATTTCTTATTCTCGCTTCATTTGGATACATATAATGTACATTGGTTTCGTCATAAATCGTCGGTTTCCCATAATAAATTTTATCTCCTACTTTTCCACCAAGATACATTTCGCAATTATAATTGAATTCATTTGTCTTTGGATTTTGATTTTTAAATATTCTAATCGGATTCTTTTCTTTAAAAATGCTTTTCAGTCCCTTTTCAAAGAAATCATTATATGAATCAAGCAAATGAGATACTAAATTATATTTATCATTTTCAAAATATTTATCAATTATATTCCAAACAATATTTGAATCCATTTTACTATATTATATCATAATTATATTTAAATGATGATATAAACAAAGTGTTTAATTTTTTACATAACCATATGTCCGGCATTAATCATAATGAAACCTGCTATCATTACGAACATCATTGTAAATGGTAAAAGTACTAAAAACCATGACAATGAACTATACCCTGCCTTACAAAATACGTCTAAAAGCCATGTGAAAAATAAAATGTACATCAACTTCGCTAAAAACACACCCGATGTATTTGAGACATAGCACTCATATGGTCCAACACAATAAGTATTAGAATTACCTCTGTTCTGGATAACCATCACTACAAAAGATAACATAGAAATCATGAAATAAATATACGCAGGGCGACATAATTTTTTGAGGGTATCGTTTACTTTCATATAATATTTATAAAGAAAAAATATTTTTAAAGTTTGCTAACCTGTGCCTCTGCATCCGCACGTATTTCAGAAAGAGCAACAGGTTTATATGTGAAATCATAACTGGTATTTAATTGATCTTGGGTAGGTAAAGGACTTGCACTTGCCGCAATACCTCTATACGCATTTGCAAACGAACCCATATCATGTGCTGTTGAACGACCTATATTTACAATATCTTGAGGAAGAAGTGTATTAGGACTAAACCCGCCTCTCTGTCTTCTTTTTAAAGTTCTACGTCTTCTACCGACTGATCTACGTAATGATCTACGTCTTCCACCGACTGATCTACGTAATGATCTACGTCTTCCGCCGACTGATCTACGCGCTGATCTGCGAGCGGTTCTACGTCTTCCACCGACTGATCTACGTACTGATCTACGAGCTGACATACGTCTGCGTCTGCGTCCACCTTTTAATGGTCCTACTGCTCCATCCCGTTCACTCAATAAAAAATCACGAGGTGTTGCATTTCGTAAATCATTATATTTGTAATAGCTTCCTCCAGATAAACTACATCCACATTTACCTCCTTTCTTTGCTAAAGTTTTATTTGAACGAGTTTTCATTATTATATATAACTTTAGATATTTAATAATACGCGATTTTTTAAACAATATCCACGTGAGTCAGAATATGTCGGCGACAACACATCTTATTTAGACCCAACTCATCCATTACCTCTCCCTCCGGAGTTTTATCACGATGTTCTTGCGTAAGATAAATTACCTTATTTATCTCCATGTCTCGAGCAAGCTTCTTTTCTCTAACCTTCTCTAAATAGTATCTGTACTTATTTCCCAGTACCTTTCCACATGTAAAACATTTCACAGGAATAATCATTTTGTATTTGTATAAATATATAGTAATATTATATTAAATCAATTTTTATTGATATTATATTATATTTGCGTATAATATAATATAATATGCCCAGTTCGCGTGTTCAAAGAAAACAAAGTCTTATTCAGAAAACGGACAATAACAATGGAGGAGGAATGAAAAAACAAGGCGGACCTGTAACAACCGGTGTTACTCATACACATTGGCATCCTACATTAACCAGAACCATTATTCGTGGTTCAGCTACAGGAAACTATGCTACTACATATGCTAACAATGTGTATAGACCCTTTAATTTATTTGGATTAGGAGGATATAGACAAAGGAAATAAACATTTACACGGAAGCGGCGCTTGATTTTTTAAATACTTCAATACATTCCCAGATCTTCGCAGATTCTTGAACATTAAATACGCCACGACGTTGTCCGAGATTGATAAATGAAACCAGTACATTGAGAGCCATGTTTTCGTTTTCAATAGGAATATCCAAAATATTCACTTGACCAGCCGCATCGGAATCTGCTGAAGCAGTAGAAGTGGCTGATTCAAGTGTTTCATCAACAATAGTATTATCGCTTACAGCAGTATTTACGGTAGCAGCATTTGCGCTATCGCTGACAGTAGTTTTATCGCTTTCTTTGACGTCAATGAAATCCATTATATTATTATAATTATAATTGCTTTTAAATCAGTTATAATCATATTATTTAACACTTCTTACCATGACATTTATTTCTAAAATAATAGGTATCTATATTAATGTCTTTACCATTATCATCAGATGTAAATGTAGGACCGGAACTATCTCCAGCAACACATTTTGTCCCATTTAAATGAACACAACAATTTACCGTATTACAATTAAGTTTGCTTAAATTATTACACTTTTTCTCTAATACAGACGCGTTACCTTCATTGTTTTTACAAAATCCTTTAGACCTGTCTAAATTTGACATTTTTTCAATAGTTACTACTTGTTCCAATTCACTATTTTCTTCTGGTGTCATATTTAATCCAGACCGTTGTATTAACCATAAAGCCAAAAATATTACTATTGCAATATAGGCGATACTCTTTCCATGTATTGACATAAATGCTGCTAATTCTATACTAAATGGACTGGGAGGCGCGTCTTTTGTTAGATGTTTTATTAATACCAACCCTACCGCTAATACACCTATTAATGCTAAACCCTTTACAAATGATGCCATAATATTATATATATATAGATTCCTATAAAGTTTCAATCACAATTCCATTCGTCGTTGTTAATCTAACGTGTCCAGATACATCTTTATCGCTATGTAACTTATTATGACACAATTCACAAACGCTTAATAGGTTAGCAACATGATTCTTGTGAAAATTATTAATAAATCCATTACTATTTGCATCTTTCTGATGCTGAAGATGATGTACCTCGCTACTCATATTTTTTTCACATAATTCACACATTCCAACCAGCTTTTTGCTATTGAAATGTGACGTTTTTAAATCCAGAACATTCACCACATTTCCACTGTATTTATTTCTAATACTATATGCCTCATCCAAGAAATCATCTGGTAAATGAAGCGACTTACAAACTTCAAGCCCATACATATTATTTCCTGGACCATCTTGTAGCTTCCTATTATAAATAAGTGAATCTGTACCTTTGTCGTAAATCACTTCCATATGCTTAATAGCCATTTTACTTTTCTCTTGTATTTCATCATAATACACTATTTCATGAAAATGGGTAGCGAAGATAAAATTGCTGCTCTTCTTATACATATGATTTAAACCGGCGATAAAAATACTTACTGCTGAGTTGGTTTCCGTACCAGAACATAGTTCATCGCCCAGAATCAATGTATTCTCATCACATGACCTAATAATACTTTTCAATTCTAACATTTCTACTGCAAAGGTTGATAATCCTTTGAATAAATTATCGTTACCTAATATACGAGTAAAAATACTTTGATATGGTTTATATACCATCGAACTACATGGTACAAACATACCCGCTTGCGCCATAATAATGCTGATACCTATTGATTTGATAAAACTACTTTTACCCACTGCATTCGTACCATACAATAAAATACCCAACTGGTCATCATTCATAGAAACATCATTGGTAATGTATAATTCATCTTGTAACAAATTCTCAATCAATGGATGTCTCAGACCATCTACATTCATAAACGAACTTTCTCGATCATTATCAATGAATGGCTTACAATAATTATGCTTACATGCTATATGTACTTTGGCAAACAATACATCACATACGCCAACAAATCCACATATGTTATCCAGATCATCGGAAAAATCGACCATTTTATCGACGAATCCCGAATACACCTGCATCAACGATTTGGACATAATATGTTTTGATTGTTGAATCAGGACACATAACTCTTTGATTTCGCTACCTGTAATATTCGCCTCACTCTTCGTACTATCTATATACTGTATAGACCTACAATCCAGTGTAAATTCTTTGTTCTCTTTCGAATATGTTGAATAATATGTAAGAGTGACAGGCTTTTTGATTTTAGATGTGATTTTCTTCAAAATTTCTGCTCGCCTTTTCGTCAGAGTTAAAGTACATCCAATCTTTTCTGTTTGATGAATCTTGACGCATCTCGCTTTGCTCTTCTCACACTTTAAAAGTTCGGTATTCAAATAATCAGATACACATACCAATTTATCATATGAATCGGTCATATTTTCCACTGTTTTATCGTGCACTTGGTCAAATCCTTTATTAATGAAATTTTCATCAAACTCGCCATATGATCCGATATTCTTACATAATGGAATATTCAACACTTTATCCATTTCGCGTATCATATCAAAACATTGATCAAGTAATGTATCATTATTAAAATAAACACACAATTCATCATAATTGGATAACTCTGTATATAGTTGTATAATATCATTTAGATTACTGTAGAGGATATAAAAATCATATGGCGTAATCTTTTTAAGAATCATTTTTCTGTTTAATTTCTCCAAGTCTTTAATAAGGACGAGTTTCTCTCTAAGAATAGGTTGTAAGACTTTTTGGCTAATACAGTAATCAACGATATCATACTCTTTATTCAAGATATCTGAGTCGGTTATAGGATTCACAATCAAATGTGTAAAACGTCTTCTACCAATTGCAGTGAGACATACATTTAAAAACCGCTCAATAGACGCCATTTTACCAGAACCGTAGCCACAATCGAGTATATTCAGTTGTTTGAGCGAATGATTGCCTAACAATAATTTAGACCCACTATTTTCAAAAATAGGGAGGCTGATTTTCTTAATCAAATTTGGATTATGTGTAAAAATAAAATTCAATAGATAACAGTAACTACATGTAGCGGTCTCATACAACATAAACTCATTTTCAATCATATGTACGTTATCGTAGAAAAATTTGCGAAGAATTTCCTTCTGATAAGTTTGTTTCTCACAATTATTCACTTGGACAGCGTCTGTACCTTCTTCCGTACTATTTATTTTTCTAATTGAATTCGTATTAAATGACATGTATTGAATAACATCATCAATTTCTTTATTTTCTAAATTATGAATAATGATCACTTCACTTGGATTATATATAGATACCAATCGTTCCAGGTCATTGTACGTATTAGGTGATTTACTATATTGGGTTGAATATTCATAAATGCTCGATTTTCCTGTATAAATATTAATATTAGAAGTGCCGACTACAATATTTGTTTTATACTTATACAACCATATACACAGTAGATTATTAGTGATTTCGGTCGTATTTTCTGAAAAATATGTTCCTGGCGAATAAAGTCCTGTTTCTTTTCTGGTAATTCCTCCAACCGAACCAGGATTTGCTGCCCCAGATGCAGTGCTATCGTCTTGTTCCCATACACTGACTACGTATCCGCCATCCAACATCTTCTTCAAATATTTCTCCATGATGTGTTCGCGAATACCAAAGCCTGCTTGAACGACGTCCATTTTATCGATGACCAATTTCTTATCCGCAATATGAAGGTCGCATAATTTAGATAAATCCAATATACTACTTCCAACAATATCATTCTCTTTCTTTAATCCATAAATCTCGTAAAAAGCGCCATTCTGCATTAGTATTACAGATTTATCTCCGTGTTCCTTTTTTAATGTCGATGTTAATTTAAAATAATCTTCGATTAGTCCCATTAATCTATTATGACATTCTCTCTTTAATAATATTTACATAATATTATTAATGTTACGATACTGTCATGTGTTTAGGTTATGCTTATTTATTATTCATATAATTATGTAATAAATTGGATTCATTACTATTCGCTATATCGCCGGCTAAATGAACTTCCTCATACATTTTTCGTAAAATGTCATTGGGTGCATGACTTCCTGCCTTCAATAAGTATTTACTTTTCAAAAATTCTTTAATTTCACTGATAGGCTTTTGTCGCAATGATACTTGCTCTTGGATAATATTTTTGCGTGTTTGCGAATCTTTAATACACACAGTAATTTTTCCATTGGATTTTCCATATGTATGTTTGACAGTTTTATTATATTTAAACCGACGTGGCTCCTTTTTAGCACGAACATTTTTAACAGCTGTGTTTATCTCATCGTGTTCAGTTTTCTTTTTCATCTTGCCTTTAATTCCTTCTAATTTTCGTTCACGTTCACTTTTAACATTCAATAATGGATTTATTTTTAGAATACTTGGTGATATATCAGGGTTTGACTCATTCGACTCATTCGATGTCATCATTGATTTTATTAATGACGCACCTCGATTATTTGATATACTGGTTGGTGGTTCCGAATTATCTACCATTTTGTCCATATTTATATTTACATCCGATGTGATATAACCGCTGGTATTCTTTTGTGTTTTTCTTCTCCAATCCTTAAACGTTGGCTTTCCTCCTCCCTTTAGACAACCATATGGTGGTTCAGGTTGGAATGGTGCATTCAATTGAATAGATGGTTGCTGTCCTGCTTGCACATTAATCGTATATGAATTGTCGTTTAATTCTGGAGGAAGATCCAGAAAAGCACTCGGTATATGTGTTGTATTTGGACTTGAACTTGGCGCGACCTTTCGTGTATGTTTTTTTAATTGTCGCTTCTCCTTTTTGGTGTCTTTTGATAAATTGCTCAAATAATCCAGATGTTTATCAAAATCATTGTTAAAATTAATATCACCTACATTCTCCTGAGCAGATGGTATTGGGGTTTCTACCTTATTAGCGTGTTTTTTGATTCTCTTCATTAACTCACGTTTAAGTGATGTTTCTTTAAATTCGGGCTTTTCTTTCTTGGTACGTTTTTTATCAGATTTATTTGGTTTTATATTAAATAAATTAGGATTAATTTGAATTGTTTTTCTTGTTGACATTTATATAACAACAAAAAAAACTAAGTTTATTCTAAACGCAGTGTAACTTAAACATCATTCGAGTTCATGCACATCGAATAAAATAGACGATTTACAAAATAGGCTAAAAATGGTTGAAAAGAAACCAACATCAACTGAACATAATCAGCACTCTTCTTTGTAACAGCTATGTATAAACAACTTCCAAGAACAAATAAAAAGGTTAAAAAACTTAAGACTGTTAAATAATAGAAATAATTACAGTATTCGGCTCCTAAAGGACCAAACAAATAATCGGAAATACCTCCATTTGAATTAGCGTTCATTTCCATTCTCGTATAAATTAACAATATAAAGTATTTTTCATCATTTTATTAAAATCATTTTCTGCTCTGCGCTGCTTTATATCATCATTTTCTAAATATTTATCCATTCCGCCATTCATATCTTCTAAAGTAATTATCTTTTTTTCCGATTCATCCAAACAAAATACACGTCTACTATGAAATATTTTTATTTTACTAAAAAGTGTTTCCATGTCTCGACCAAAATATTTGAAGTAATCCATGTTCTTCTCAAACCATGAATCCGGTATATCATTTATGTTCCACTTGTTTTCTTTTACCTTTTTATAAAATATTTGTTTCATTTCATTTGCCGAATAATTGTCCGTTTTAAATCGCCAAGTAAAACGAGATTCTAATCCTCTATTGAAATTAAAAAAACACGATTTCAATTCTTCCTCATATCCAGCGATAATTACCATCAGGTCCTTTTTATGTTCACTTAATGCTTCACATAGTGTATCAAGTGCTTCTTTTGCAAAGCTGTCTTTCTTTTCGTCATTTCCCAAAGAGTATGCTTCATCGATAAATAATACTCCACCAATACAACTGTTAATTAAATCACGTGTCTTCATAGCAGTCTGACCAAGATAGCCGGCAATAAAATCGGAACGTGTTGCCTTTTTAAATATATTCTTATCCAATATACCTAATTTACTATAAATACTTCCCATTATTTTCGCCACTTCCGTCTTACCTGTTCCCGGTGGACCATATATAACAGTATGTAAAAAATCGCCATCGTTTTCATTCGTAAATGTATGCAAGTCTTGGACAAAATACAAAATCTGGTCAATTATATTACCTTTCAGTGATGTCATGCCTACCATAGTATTTAATTTTATCAAGTCATCCTTTATGTTATGAATAGCCTTAATATTAATATTATACGTAACATTGCTTAGTATAGGATTTTTATCCATTAATAACAATAAATCATCAATAGTATCTATTTTCATGTTAATTTTTACACTCTGACTATCCATATGACTATCTGGTTGAATACTTGATTCTATATCAGATGGCGATTTAAACGACATATCCAAATTAATTCGATCTGGAAATGAAACAGTACGATCAATTTCACCATGTTTCGTTTTACAATATTTTATTGTATTGTCTGTGTTATCTTTTTCAGAAGGCGCTATATTTATATTTCTATCCATGAATATAAGAAAATTATCTATCTGCTCTTTCTTTTTTACGGATTCATTCATTTTCTTTATATATTAATATATAGATTTACATTGATATACTTAAATCATTTACGCCTTTCTCAATTAAAGCATCCATGAATATTTCAAATACAGTTTTCATAATTATAAAATAATATAATTGATCAAAGGTGTAACAAGCAACCTAAATATCATCGCATACATTATTGTTGCATATATATGAACTTGATATGATGTATTTTTTGTAAAATTAAACAATTTTATAGGTAAATCAAGTCCAAATCTACCTATAATAGATAATAATATACCAAGTGCCATACCAACTATAATACTATAATTATTACCATAATTCGTAATAATATAGTAATTTATTAATCCAAAAATACCATATAATAATGGTATAAAAATTGGAAATAATTCATATGGAATAGTCGATGGGCGATTATTATTCTTGTAAGCAATTCCAACATATCCCAGAGTAATTATAGAAATAAAACTGGAAATGAAAAAAACAGACAGGTTTTTTTTTAAATTCATTATTATATATATATTATATATAATATAATATATAATATATATATAATAATGAAGATTGATGCTAATTTATTAATTCAAACGTCAATTGCCGCGTGTTTAGTAATTTTTGGCGTAGTTACAAAAAATTCATTCGAACAAATGGGGTTTCCAAATCATCCAATTGGTAAACCACTTGGAATGGGAATGTTTATAATGGGTTGGATATATACTGCGTATATATTATCTATAAATAAACCTAATAAACTAATGTTTATACTCCCATCTGTAGGGATTGTTATTGCTGTAATGATGATGAAACAATATATGGTTAAAAAACAAACTCCACCTATGGTTTTCCCATTAATATTTGCTCTATCGTGGATCATTCTTGGTTTCAACGTTGGAAATCATTTATCCGGTAATCAAAAATATATAGGATTATTTGCAAGTTTCTTAGTATTAGTAAGCATGATGCAAATGTTACCATTTCAGCGAACAAATAATATAGTTGATGGTCCAGGAATGCCTCTGTTTGTGATAGCATGGGTTATATTTATTATTTTAAATAGCAATAGATAATAAGTCGATATTGTAAATATTCAATGTCGTAAACCATCCACGATTCATAAAATTGATTTATTTTTAAATTCATTTTAAATATAAATTGAAGTGATAAAATACAACAATAAAATATACATATAACAACATGACTTCGAAAATTAACGAAGAACACAACGAAGAAAAGTTAAATACTTTCACAGAAGAACCATGGAATATTATCGAAACCTATTTCGAGAATAGACATTTGGAGCAACTGGTAAGACATCAACTGGAATCATATAATGATTTCGTCAATTTTCAAATTCAAAAAACTATCGATATGTTCAACCCAGTAGCTGTTCGTTCCGACCAGTTCTTCGATAAAAAATCACAAAAACATAGTTTGGAAGCGCAAATTACATTCCAAAACTTCAATATATATAGACCGCAAATTCACGAAAACAATGGCGCTACAAAACTCATGTTTCCTCAGGAGGCGCGTCTGAGAAATTTTACATACGCATCAAATATGACCATTGATATTAATATTAAATATATGATCAGGAATGGCGATAATTTGGAAAATTGTCAAACTATTATGAAGAGCATTCCTAAGATTCATATTGGTAAACTTCCTATCATGTTGAAATCATCCATCTGTGTATTAAAGCAATATAGCCATATGAACCACGAAATGAATGGCGAGTGCGCGTTTGATGCCGGAGGATACTTCATTATCAATGGTTCAGAAAAGACCGTATTAGGACAGGAGCGTGCTGCTGAAAACCGTGTGTATTGCTTTAATCTTTCAAAAGGCTCTACCAAGTGGTCATTGAGTGCTGAAATCAAGTCAGTACCCGATTATAAACAAATTAGTCCCAAGCAAATCAGCCTTCTTATGTCTACTAAAAATAATGGTTTCGGATTCGGTATTTACCTACAAGTTCCCAGAATCAAGCAACCTATTCCCCTATTTGTTGTCTTCAGAGCAATGGGAATTATGTCTGACAAGGATATTTGTTCCAAGATTCTACTCGAAATTGGCAATGATAATAACAAGCCCATTCTAAAGGCACTACAAGCATCTATTATTGATGCAAATGAAATTATGACCCAAGAGGATGCTGTGAATTATATTACAAATTTCGTCATGTATACGCCTATTAATATGACACAAGAACAAGGTAATATTAAGAAGCGCGAGTTCACAGTTGAAGTAATCAATAGTGATTTGTTTCCTCATTGTCATACACAGGAACAGAAGACATACTTTCTTGGATATATGACCAATCGTCTTATTCAGACATCACTCGGATGGCTCACTACTTCTGACCGTGATTCCTACTTGAACAAGCGTATCGATACATGTGGTATCTTACTGAATAATCTGTTCAGAAATTATTTCAACAAACTTGTCAAAGATATGCAGAAACAAATCGTACGTGAAATGAATAATGGTTCGTGGAAGTCGAATGAAGACTATGGTAATATTGTCAACATGACTAATATTTACAAAATCATCAAATCGACTACCATTGAAAATGGTCTGAAGCGCGCTCTCGCGACAGGTGATTTCGGTATCAAACATATTAATAGTAACAAGGTCGGTGTTGCTCAAGTACTGAACCGTCTGACTTATATCTCCAGTTTGAGTCATTTGAGGCGAATCAATACCCCCATTGACAAGAGTGGTAAGCTAATTCCCCCCAGAAAACTACATAACACTACATGGGGGTTTTTGTGCCCTGCCGAAACTCCAGAAGGTGCGAGTGTGGGTGTAGTAAAGAATATTAGTTACATGACTCATATTACTATCCCGTCCAATTCAAATTGTCTATATGATTATACTAAACCATATGTGAATTCATTCGACCAACTCACCCAAAATGAACTATATGAAGGCGTCAAGGTGTTCGTTAATGGATGTTGGATCGGAATTGCAAAGGAAGCCGTTGAATTATATAACGATTTGAAGAGTAAAAAGCACAAGGGTATTATTAACATCTACACATCAATTGTATTTGATTATGACAAGAAGGAAATCTGTATCTGCAATGACGCAGGAAGACTTGCTCGCCCAGTCCTTCGTACCAAGAATAATGACCTAATTGTCACTCGCGATATTATTAATAAAATCAAAAATCGTGAGCTAAAGTGGGATGATTTGGTGGTATCCGCAAAGTTGGATGAGAGTATTATCGAATATATTGACCCCGCTGAGCAGAATGGAACTCTTATTGCGATGAAACCATCGCTTCTAAATAACAAAAAAGGATTTGTTCATACCCATTGCGAAATTCATCCCAGTACTATTTTCGGAATTCTCGCTTCATGTATTCCTTTCCCCGAGCATAATCAGTCTCCCAGAAACACATATCAGTGTGCTATGGGTAAGCAAGCAATGGGTGTATATGTGACTAATTTTAACAGTCGTATGGACAAAACAGCCTATGTATTGAATTATCCTATGCGTCCTCTTGTTGATACTCGTGTAATGGGTCTCATTCAATTGAATAATATTCCATCCGGTTCACCGGTAATTGTCGCCATCATGACCTATGGTGGATACAATCAGGAGGATAGTATCTTGTTTAATAAGGGGTCCGTCGACAGAGGTTTGTTTCAGGCAACCATCTATCATACCGAAAAGGATGAAGACAAGAAAATTCATGGCGATGAGGAGATTAGATGTAAACCTGACCCTTCCAAGACAAAGTCAATGAAGTTTGGAAATTACGACAAGCTTGATTCTCGTGGAGTGATTCCTGAGAACACATTGGTCGAGAACCGCGATATTATTATTTCCAAGATGATTCCTATTAAGGAGAATCGTAACGATCATACGAAGGTAATCAAGTACGAGGACCACAGTAGAATTTACAGAACTACTGAAGAAACATATATAGACAAGAACTGTATCGAAAGAAATGGCGATGGGTATAATTTCTGTAAGGTTCGTCTTCGCGCAACAAGAAAGCCTGTTATCGGTGATAAGTTTAGTAGTCGTCATGGGCAAAAAGGAACTATTGGTAATATTATTCCTGAGGAAGATATGCCATTCACTAAGGGTGGACTTAAACCTGATATTATTATCAACCCTCATGCTATTCCCAGTCGAATGACCATTGCTCAACTGAAAGAAACCCTTCTCGGCAAGGTTCTTCTGGAGCTGGGACTGTTTGGCGACGGAACCAGTTTCGGCGAATTCGAAGTAAAGGAGATTGCGAGCGAATTGATGAATTTAGGTTACGAATCCAATGGCAATGAAATCATGTACAATGGTTCTACTGGAGATATGCTCGAAGCATCTATATTTATCGGACCTTGCTTCTATCAGCGCCTTAAGCATATGGTAACAGATAAACAACATAGTCGCGCAATCGGTCCTATGGTAAATCTTACTCGTCAGCCAGCAGAAGGGCGTAGTCGTGATGGTGGTCTACGATTTGGAGAAATGGAAAGAGATTGTATGATTTCTCATGGCGCATCACGCTTTACTAAGGGAAGAATATATGATGCGTCGGATAAATTTAGTGTTCATGTGTGTAAAAAGTGCGGTATGATTGCTTCGTACAATAATAAAACACACATTCATAAATGTAATACATGTGATAATCGCGTTGATTTTGCATATGTTGAAATCCCGTATAGTTGTAAATTGCTATTTCAAGAACTGACCACAATGAATATTGCTCCTCGAATTATGGTGGAATAAACCATACCAAATAAACAATTGTATTTTAGCGAATTATATATGAAAGTATTTTTTTATTTGCTATTTATATATAATACAATGGGAAAATTCTACGGATTTAAAACTGTTTCTTCTGGTACATATCCTAATATAGTCGGTGCTTCCATTCAAGTGCCTTATCCAGGTATTGCTTCTTCTGAACGCGGTACCGACCGTTTTTTATTGAGACAAGGATACAATATGCGTATACAACATGTTAATGGAACAAATGCTGCTAATAATACCCGTAAAATAGGGTCTTTTAGAGCATTAACAAACGCAGGTGATACATTTAACCGCAAAGGCTACAGTTGCGGTGGATCTAACTTAATTGGGTCAAGACCTGGTATGATGGTTCTTAGCACTAAGGATGGAGGACAAGACGCGCGCAGTTGTGATAGCACTGGTGTGCCTCCTGCTACATGTAACGTAAAATACGTATATGATGCTTCTGACTTCATTCGCTTTAAGAAAATGATGGCTAAAAATAAAAGCTATGCTACTCCTGATTATAGTTATGGCGGAGCAAATACCGGTACAACACAAAATGTTCTTAATCGCGTTCGTCGTTAAATGGTTTAATCAATTTATAATTAATTTTTTATTATTTATAAATTATATAATATGGTTGTTGCAGGAGGAGTATCAGGAGGATTAGTATCAGGATTAGTATCAGGAGGAGCAGCAGGAGGAGCAGCAGGAGGAGCAGCAGGAGGAGCAGCAGGAGGAGCAGCAGGAGGAGCAGCACCTATGATTTTTACAACACTTAACAATAATGGAGCTAATAATTATTCTATCAATAGTACTCGAGGTAGGTATCAAGGTAATGCCTTGTTACAAGGAAAGGGCGCAATGCCTGCCAAATTTTATCCATCAGATGGATCTAATATGTTTTCTTTATCACGTCAAGTGTGGACAAAGGATGCCGGAGGAGGAGTCAATACATACCAGTCATCTGACTATATACGTATGAAAAAAATGAACGCAATTGGTAAATCCTCTTTTGTTACAAATAGTACAGATAAAATAGCATTTTCAGGAGTAAACAAAAATACTGTCACGCACCAACGTAGATTTGTTCGTTCAGGAGGCACAGTCGCTCCCGCCAAAAAAGGCGCTATCAAATAAATGATTAAAAAAAAAATCTCGTTATTTATTATAATATGCAAAAATACTTTGTCGAATTCATTGGAACTTTATTCTTTTTATATGTCATTTTGGCAACAGGTCATCCTTTAGCAATCGCCGCCGCTTTAGCTATTGCTATTATGGTCGGTGGTAAAATATCTGGTGGACATTTTAATCCTGCTGTTTCTGTTATGTTAGCATCTAAAGGCGACTTAAAGATGAGTGACCTATTACCCTACATAATTGCTCAAATTGCAGGTGGTTTAGCGGCTCTTGAATTATACAAGCGCGTTAAACTTTAAATTATATTATTTATTATTTTGTGAACATATAATATATAATGTCATCTTGTTCGAAAATGAACGGTGGAACTCGTAGAAAAATATCTGGAAGAAAAACTATTCGCAGAAAAAAAAGTCGTGGAGGAGGAATGTTTGATAGCGTAACATCCGGATTTGGTTCCATGTTTAGTTCAAAAAATAAAGATAAAGAAGAAAATTCAGCTAATACGTCTGAAGTATTGGATGAGATTACATCCGGTCCTGTTTCTATGGGCGGAAGACGTAGAAGACGTAAGTCCAGACGCACTGGTCGCAAGGACAGACGTACTGGTCGCAAGTCGAAACGCACTGGTCGTAAGTCCAGACGCGGAGGTCGCAAGTCCAGACGTTAAAATAATAATTTATTAAATATAATAATAATATATTATTTCAATGAGTATATTGATCGGGACACCATATATATATAATAAAGAGTTCTGTTCATCCAATTCTTCCAAAATAGTATCTATATCCCATAAAAAAAAAGTTTTAGCGCAATTAGAATCAGTATTTAACTCCTTACATATTAAGGTAATCCATATTGAACATAACAAAGCAACAAAATTAAATAATATGTGCACAGCATTGTGGGTTAGAGACATATTTGTAAAAATAGATGATACACATGTTCTACTTCCTGGTGTACATAAAGGCGAAGACGGACTCGTTCGCGAAAATGAATATATGACAGTCAAGTCATTATTCCCTTCTTATATAACAAATGATGACCCCAAATCGAAATTGGAAGGCGGTGATATCATACAGGATGGAAATATGATTTTAGTAGGTACAAATAAAAGAACAAACACACAGGGTTCAACGTTTTTAACATCTCATTTCAAGAACAAAAATGTAGTGACTATTCCACATAAATCACTACATTTAGACTGTTGCCTTTGTATTCTTCACAATAACATCATACTCTATTCCAAGAAATCCATCAGTAAACTTCCAAGTCAAATAGAATCAAAGTATATGTGTTTAGATTTGGAAACGATACTTGGAGAGAAAATTAACACTAATTTAGCCTTGAATTTTATTATTATACAGAAAAATGTTATTACCGCGTACAACGCAAAATTCAAGCCTCTATATGACTTTTTAGAACTCATGGGATACACTATTCATCATATTAAGTTTTTTAACTTACATGAACTCGGAGGAGGCGTTCGTTGTTTAACGCAATGGATTAATACACCAAAAAATCAGGTTTTTTTCTAATCATTTACTATATACATACAATGAGTAGAAATATTAAAGGAGGTTCTCGCGGCAGTACAGACAATGTTTCTTACGGAGCACCTATGCGAAAATGGGAGAATGGACAGCCTGTAGGAGCAAGCGCAAATGCAAATGGTACAACCACTACTGGTGGTATGAAAAGAAGAAGGACCAGACGTACACGACGTAATATGCGAAGGTCTCGAACGAGACGTAGTAGCGCTGGAAAAAAAAGAAAAACATACAAGAAGCGAAGATAAGGGGAGATAAGTTTTTGTATTTACACTATAATTATTTTTGAATTTCCGCAATGTAATATACCAAAGATGCCACGCTATGTATAACCGTATCGATAATCAATGACACAACCGAACCATCGTTCATATCGCTCATAGACGTTAACTCCGTCTCGAAGTGACCTTCGCCGCATGACTCAATATCTATTGAGTAAGTTGAATCCATCATTATAGATGAATTCGTACCTGTGTAGAATTTATTTGGATTCAAATCAACTGTATCCAGAGTAATAAATTGCCCCCACTCCTCATCATAGTATCGGTTTACGAATGACATCGTAATTGTTTTAAATTGTTTAATACTCACCTCATATTCTAATAAACTGGCATCAATTTTTTTAATGACTATCATAATCATATTCACTTCGTCCAGCATATTTTGTATCAGCAAAATAGTTTTTCCTCGAAACTGCCACATATTCACCTTGTGCTCCAACATGAATTTGCTTATTATCCGCGATAATACGTTTTGAGAAAATCGCTGGGGAAGCATCCTTTGAAATCATATCCATAGCAGTCAGTTTAACCACTTCATCGCACAACGGAATACAATTTAGAATTTGCCCAAACGGCTCTCTATTAAAATCGCCATCCAGTCCAGCGATAATAACCGTTTTATTGTATTTTTCAGCGAATTTCACAAATTCTACCAAATCAGGAAAGAACTGGGCTTCGTCAATTCCAAATACTTTGATTTTGAAAAAATTTGGATCATCAGCCAGGTCCATCAAATTATTAAGTTTGATGGCACTGTGTGTTTGTTTCGAATGCGTCATTATCTGATTGTCCTCACACCGATTATCCAACATACTATTAATAACCAATGTAGACATGTTTACCGCATTATATCTGCTAATACGACGCATTAGCTCACTCGATTTTCCCGAAAACATGCATCCTAATATAATTTCAATACGACCTGACATCTTATTATAGATATATACCCCCCTACCTTTAACTAATTTTACGTCTGATAAGCCTAAAATTAGTTTTTAACGTCCTTTATTCAGTTTGTATACAAAGTATACACATAGCGCACCTAACGCCGCTACATATGCTTGCATAATATTATCTTGTGGCAATTTACCATCATCTTCAATATCGATTGTACTAAAAAATTCCTTACATTGTTTATTTGATATAGGATTACGTTTGTTACTAAATGAACATGGATCCATGTTTTTTATATCATAGTCTGTTACATGATGCGTCTGTCTACTTTTGTTGTTGTTGTTATCTCGTGTCTCCATATTAATTTCACGACAAGCGGGCGTTGACCCACTCATAAATGCTCCAAATATCGAAAATGGATTCAAGTCGCCTACATTTGACATGGTTCCTGGAATTAATCCTTTAAAACTGCTAAAATTTCCTCCCATACCTGACGAAATAAAAGGCACGTTGCCTTTTGGTACATAATCCGAATATATATAGCGAGTCACTTTCTTACCAGTTGCTTTGTCTTTACATTTTGCTCCAGTTTTTAGAAAATATTTGGGGCCAATGGGTCCACCTGTTTTAGAAGCACGACCGCCGCCGGTAACAAGTACTTCTGTATAATCAATCATTCCTCGCACATTGCGTGCAACCTGAGGCAAAGAACCTCTGTCACTCATTCCAATACTTTTAGGGTCCTTGATTTGACGATGATATTGGTATTCTGGACCAAGCAGTTCCTGTTTTAATTTACCAACATCTCCTTGTACTTGACTGAAAAAACCTGCTGGCTCAAATGTTTCTACTACATTTTCATACTCACTATCTGTTTGCTCTGTTATTTGATTGGACTTGGGCATATCTATTAATATATATAACTATTAAATTTATTGCTATTTAATAGTTATATAACTGGATGTATTGTAAATATAATCACAGTTATTACTTCACTAAACCTGATGCCTTTACTTGAGCCTGTTGTTGTTTAATTAATCCATCAATATTTTTACTATTATCATCAACCATCTTTGTCAGCTCGGATGCCTTTTCAGAAATTTTTTTGATACTATTGACTTCTTCGCGCAATACCTTTATGTTTTCTTCATTCTTTGTTGCCATTTGAATAGGGTCTTTTTTATATGTTGCGAATTGCTTCTTCTTCTTAGTTTCTAAACCTTCGATTATATTCTTATTAAAAAATGACGATACCAATATATACGCCAATATCGCAATAAACATACATCTTAATAAACAATTCAACATTTACTACTATTATATGTTAGGATTTTTATTATTTTACGCCTTCTTGGGCTTTTCTTACCGCCGCATTATCTCTTAAATTAGCAAGCACCTTTGCATTTATATTGACATCCTTTTCGAGTGGTTTTAAATTATTGAAGGTATCTTTAATTTCATCAATCTCATCCTTTAATTGTTGTATTTGTCCGGCATTTTTATTTGTCATAACCAATGCGCTATCATTCGATTTATCAGTCATATACTCAATTGTCTTTGTTGTACTGAATACATGTAAAATAAGTATATAGCAAAATGCCAGAATAAATAATAAAACGAATATGGATTGTAGCATTATTTGTATTTATATAATATTTATATAGTTTTATTTTTCTAACGTAAATATATATATATAAACCATGCCAAGTAATTCATCAAATCCTATGAATTTCGTAAGAACAAATAGCAATATAACTGCCTCCAGAACTGGAAATAATTGGAAAGCACCCATAGGTGGAACCCCTACTGCGAAACTAATAACAGTTGGTCAATATCGACCTGACCACAATAAACAATACAATGTAGGATACTATGGCTCATCAAATACTTCTAATTTAGCAGATGCAAACGCTTTTAGAGCACGTCCCTTAAAACACTACAGAAAACAATATGGTAATACAAATAACAAACAAACCTACAATCGTAGCAATATGGTAAACGCTTTTGAACGTCCCGGCGGAACTATTATGAAATCCTATGCATATGATAATTGTACATCTAATAATTTCAATGGCTCAGTATTGGTTCCCGACTATGCAATTAAAGAAGCAAATCAGTTTAACAAAGTTGGACGCGCGGTTACAGCACCCACCAATGTGCTCTCTAATATAGATACTACTGGTGCAAATGTAAATCAAACTATGGAATTTTACAATTATAATACGTGCTCCACTGTATGTGACCCTGCTTCAGCCGCACGCAAACGCGTTCAATCTCAATCAAATGTAAATGCCAATCCTGCTCGCCCCAAGTATTTTCAAACCACTAAATCTTATTTACAATCCAGATGCCGCACTCATCAACAAAAACAGACAATGGGCAAGAAAACAGGAGAAGTGTATAATAATGCTAATTACATTAATAATTCTGTAGTATTCAGCAGTACCAGCTGTAGTTCTACCAATAGCTGTAACGACGTTATTTACAAGCCAAATAATACTCAATATGGTACACAAGGTGCAGTGAGCGCCAGTTCTCGTTTAGCGCGTCTAAAATTAAATACCATTCAAAAGGCAGACACCAAGACAGCACAAACAGCAGTCAATTTAGGACCTGCTCACCAAAACGCGTATGCTTACTCCGGTCGCGCTGAAGCACCCTTCAATTCCAAATCAAAATACCAGTCCCCTCAATTTTACAAGAATTTCCATATTTCTCGCAAAGGTGGGCAGGGAAATCATACTACTGCTTGCTTCACATGCACTGGCGAAAATCGTATTACTGAACTAATACAACAATCCAAATCTATACGTACATCAGGTGTAGGAGCACGTACCTTAAAAGGTAATGTTTAAAATAAAAATTTAATTAAAAAATTGAAATGATTTATCATTTTTTTAATACTTATAACTTAAATAGATACAATGATGCGATCGTGTGACTTTTACCTAAACAAAATTAATAAACAGAAGCTGGTTACTTGTGACTTTCATTGTCCAGTGACCGAAACCAGTGCTCATATAAAGAATCAACATGGAGTGAACGATATTATCGTATTACATACGTTCATTGATTTCGATGTCCTTTTCCAGTCCAATGAATCCGACGAATTCGATGAATCTCAGTTTAATTATATGTCATGTGCATATTACGACGAAGATATGAATAAATATGAAGGCAATTTCACAGAGACACTCAATTATTTCACCGAACAGAAAAAGATTGTATTAGTCTATACAGATTTTTACAATTACTTGGTCGATGAAGAATATCGCGAAAAAAAAGAAGGATTAATTCAACACGTGTGTCACGGAACATTGTCTATATATTATCCATACCAAAAACAGTATAATCTATACCATTTTAATTCTCATGGATGTGCCACTAAATCGTCTGCTTGGCAATATACCAAATACATTACGCGTAGACGGACAAGAACATGTCGATTGGATATGCCGGTAGATTATTATGTACTTACAAAGTTTGTAAAATGTATCAATCAACATGTTACAAGCAACCATACATATTATAATTACAAAAATACCAGTGAATTCAATTACATGGGACCAAACTTACAACAAGGTGATAAAAATGGTATATGTTTCGTATTTCCATTCCTTATATGCTGTAATATTCTCAAAAACTATAATAAACATAGTGGTAGCAGTAGAACGCGTTCCTTTCAAACGTGGATGGCACAAGGTAATATTGATAAAATCATATACACAATTATGGATCCATATGTATATGATTTAGATTTTGCCATGTACGATAACTCTGACAAATGTATCGATAAAATTACTACTAATATTGGTGAACAAGGTGGCAACATGTCAAGACGATTGTTGCACGATTTTATGAATTTGCTAAGTAAATCAAATAGCGATTGAGGTGTAATAACTTACCAATATTGTGACATAAAAACTTGGCATAAATGTATCAGCCAGTGCTAATATACTAATAAATACTGCCGCTAAACCATTCACAAGTGCAATTTTAAACACCCCCATTCTCATTTTAAAATCATCATATTTAACACGTTCCGGACCAGACAATTTACTCTCATCGATATTATTCAAAGAGTATTTGAAATATATAAACATCATAAACACAAAAAGTAGAATAATCACCGCTAACAAAAATTCCATTGTATAAAGCCTCGTTGCTATTATTTTTTGTAATCTACCTCGTATCTGGTATAGTACAATGAATGTATAGAAAATAATCAATGTAAAAATAATATCAACAAGATATCGGGATGTATCAATATTCATTTATATATAGTATTTACATATACTTTATTTTCCAAAAAAGTGCTCGCTTCTAATAGAAGTATTATCCATAAATGAATTTTTTAATGATATCATTTTATTATAATTTATATTGTTCTTTAAACACCACTTACTACATTTGTTAACATTTGAACTAATTAATTGTTCGATTTTATTATCAATACTACTGGAATTGGTCTGAATCAATGACAATGTATATACAATTGTTTCCAGTTGCTGTTGTCCTAAGATTGCGTTGATTTCTTCTATCTTAATAATGAAATAATAAGGTATTTGTTCTTTCAATAAACTCGATACATAACAGTTTGACCTCATGTTTTTCAATATAGAAGTAAATGTCGATAAATACTGTGTTGTCGAAGCAGGTTTGAATTTTTTACACACTACATACCGTTCAGAATTCGCGTATCTACTTGTATATGGCTTTACGATATTTACATTTTCATAAAACATATTCAAAATATACAGCATCTCGACCGACGCGCGTGAAAATGTGTCGAAAAATTTCAATACAAAATGCCCACCCCTCTTTTGCATAATCAGCGCATAGCATATCTGGGCAAAAAGCAGCTTCGCTGACATCGATTCTTGTTGATTAAAATCAATGGAAAAATCAAACCCTCCATCGCCTGTAACAATCTCCATGCTATTTTTATATTTGTCATGTACATATCGTAGATTATCTGGATTCAATAAATCTCCGTCGCCACTTGAACCACGTTCAATAGTTACATTCTGATTCTTGCTTAAAAAATGTTGACTCTTATGCCAACCCGGAACATTTACATCACTATTAAGTAGCGTCATTCCATAGTATGTATCTTCTGAATTCTTTCTCAGATTTACCATCGCTTCAATAAATCCACCTGGTCCTTCTGCCAAGTGAAAACTATTCAACGTCTCTTCTTTACTACTACAATCCATTAATGAAAATGTGTTCGCCATTTCAATAAATTTAAAATATGACCTGGAAAGCGGCTTATACTTAGAAACCGATATTTTACTATTCGGAATTTGACTATGAATATATTCATATGGATTCGTGTACTTTTTTATAATATCCCATCTTTCATAATGCATGTCAATTTCGGTTTTAGTTGTATTAAGATAATCATGAAGAGTTTTACTAATCAAAATGTTATCTTTTAGCTCATTTGAACCAACATATAAAAAATCTTGCGGCGAAATTATGTTTTGATTTATATTTAACTGGTAATATGTCATAATTAATAATTCGATACATAATTATTGATTATGACTTTAGGTTATTTTCATCTAATATTGTTTTTATTCTTTCTGTACTAACTTTGTCTTGGTAGCTCTTTTTTTCGACTTTGGCTTTGCTGTGGATGGTACATCGTCTACTATTTTTTCTACGACAGATTCAATATCTATTGCCTGTTCGCTCAATAAATCATCTACTAATTGAAGTTCTGACGTATCTACGTTTCGTATTTTTTTGAAGATGAAATACTTGTTGTAAAATGAGACCTGCTTTTCATATGAAGTCATATTCATTGCACATCCGTACTCCTTCGCTACGCGATAATTTCTTTTGATATCATTTGTCAGGTCCGCAAAGAGTTCTTCAAATGAACCTATAGAATGTGGCATACCCATTTCTTTAGATTCGGTATCGCTCAATAGAGCAAACCCAAAACGTTCCATTATGCGTGTGAAATAATCAAAGTTAACCAAATACTCAACAAACTCATTGTTAATTGAATCTTGATATACTTTGATCGGATATCCTAAGCTGGTAATATCATCTTTAAATTCAGACTTTCCGAATAGTTTGGTTACTTCCCATATACGCGTTTCTTTGTTCATTAAAATCATGCTTTCTTCTTGTTTCTTAGACTTAAGACTATTAAATATTTTTTTGCCGTCATAACATGTTCCGATGAAATGACCATTTAATTTCGTGGAATCCGCTACATTAGTAACAAATGCCGACAGCTTTTCTTTGTCTTCAAAGAAATAATGTAATGCGAATTGACACGAACTAATATTAAATCCTTGTGACGCTTTACCATATTGATTATATACACCTTTTCCTAATTTTGTAGCATCCTTTGGACCTTCACCAAATACTGCATTCGTAATCATTTTATCTTTTTCACTAAACAAACCATCACCCGACTTGATATTCTTGCCACTATTTCCATTCACATAGAGTGCTTTGGGCATCACCTTCAAGTCTCTTCTTAGATTCAAATAGCGGGCATATGCCCCATCCATGACATTATCAATATTATCCGGTGATATATCTATTCCAAATACAAAGTCCAATTTGGCATCAATCCATTTCGGCATATCACCTGCCTTACCAACAGCAAAGTCAATAAGGGTGTCTCCGCGATTAGAAACCGCCTTGATTAACTTTCTCTTTACATATTTATTATGGAAATCGCGCATACAAAAGGAATTTGCATCGATAGACCGGTCCTTTTTTTTGTTATAATATACACCTTCATCTGTTATTGTTACAGGAATATCATCTCCAGTGCTCAACATTCCTTCAGAAATAGGATTGTGGATACTATACCAATTACTATTCGCGACATGATACGCATTTCCATATTCCTTTAGATTGCTTCTGAAATCAGCAGTCTTATCATAACGAACTCTTAAGGGAATCCATTGATAATACTTAGGCTTACTTAAATCGTATCTAAACTCAACAATCATCTTGTCGTCAAATACTTCTCCTTCTTCGGTCATCATTTGATATTTTCCAGTATCGTCCTGTTTCAGAAGAATACGACAGATATGTGTTTCAGGATCACTCGGCTTCGTAGGATAAAATGACATTGGCTTATACTCTTCTTCATTATCAATATCCTCTTTAGAAGGCACAATATCATTCATTACATCACTACTGGGGTTAATGAAACCATGAAACTTTTGATTAAATCCAACCTTGAGTTCAATCACCTTGTATTGACTGATTTGTTCCTGAGATGAAAGATCTATAGCCCCATTAAATATATTGCCTACCATATCCATCTTACTATCTGTTTTTTTTGTGGTAATCAAGAAATCAATCGTATTATAGTAAGGAGGCTTCCATTTGAACGAATATTCCCATGTAGGCTTACGTAGACTTCCAGTATGCCCTTCTCTTAGTCCAGCAACACCATTCTTAATGGGCGTGAAAATGATTCCATCTGTTTCGTATTCAAAATAGTTTGATTTAATGCGTTTTAAAAGTTCACCGCAAAGGTTAAATATATTATCTCCATTCGTATCGACCAGGAAATTCTTGTTTTGAATGTTAATGGGATAATCCATGCCCTTTGCGTCCTTCTTGACGTTCATTTCATTGATGAAATCAATGAGTAGAGGAAGGCGATAATTCTCCTTAACCGCATCGGCATCAATATACATGAATCCCTTTTCGCGAACAGATCGACCGTTAATAAAGTAAATATCAAACGCACCATAATAGTTGATGAAATGACCGACCTTGTTATGAAGAATATGTTCTCCATCCAACAAACTATTATACATCTTCTTATTTGTAATAGTTACACCAGTGTATTGAACTGCCATCGAGGACGTGATTAAATACAATTTGCCTTTTCCATTTACAAATAACATTTTACGCATACCATCCGCTTTTTCTGTAATAGTATAATATTCGCGAATATTGGGAGTTGAAACATCATCTGAAGATTCACGTATATGTTTCATTTGAAGAACTTCTGATGATGGTCCACAGAAATCTTTGGGATATACCCGACGATCATGTGAATCTGCACCATACACCAACTTGAGATATTCATGTTTTATTTCGTCCTGTTCAATATATGATATAGGATAATTTGTATTTTGTAGACCAGAAAGAACATTGGTGATTACAGTCTTGATATCCGTCTCTAATTTTTTGGCATTCGCTTTGTCATACACTCTACCAGGACCAATCAAATGATTCAACACCTCAATCTCAATCTCATAACGTTCGGGATTATTCAATACATTCGATTCGTCTAATTTATATGTCATCATTTGTTTTCTGGTGACAGGATCATAAGACGATGATTTGACAATACTCATATCAACGCGCACTGGATAAGCCGGATGGAAAAACGACACACGATTTATTAGACGAAACGTTTTTTTAGCTTGCTCCAATTCTGAGATTATCGTATTAGCAAATTGTGAAGAAGGGTTAATAGTTTTTTCTACCTGCCACGCGGCACGGAAATTAAATGCGTTTACATCAGCAGGACAAATATTTTCCCCATCTTTGTCTTTTATGTATTTCTTAGACATAATTGATACTGCAGTACGATTTGTTTTCATAACCTCACTAACTGAATTGCTATTACAGAATTGCTTAATAGAATTGACTCCAGAAATTTCAACACGAAAAGGAGAAGAACGAGTCACACCCGAATGTGGATCAATAAAATCACTCTGGATTTTAAGACTATGTGAACCTTCTTCATTTCCGCCACTAACATAGTAGCCCAATGATTTAAGTTTACCAATAACATTCGTGAAATCAATCTTTGATATAGATTTTATACTTTTGATATCCTTGATATCTTTGGACGATTTGGTACCAAAACGAATCTCCAATTCATTTTCAGTATTTCGTTCGGTTGAATGTACGTTATCTAAATGTAACTCTATAAGTTGTGCAAGCGTATATTTCTTAATAGCTTGTCTTGGTGGCATCTTTTAATATAACATATATAATTATTTTAAATTCAATTTTATATGTTATATATTATTAATTCGGTTGTATTATCGTGTCCCTATTCAGAGTCACTTCTTTTGATACATTACTAATTATTTCTGTTTTATCAATATCTACATCCATGTTCATTATATTTGACACAATTTTCATATATTCCTCTTCATTCGCATACATAGGATTTTTCATGATTAAATTTGGCAATTGTTTGATATTTGCTTTACTTATTTCATCAATGGCTCGTTTCATAGTATCCTTGTTCGATGTATCCTGTTTCCACATATTATTATCCTTTACATATAATATTTGATTCTGTAGATCACTACAATGTATAGGTCTTTTGTGTATATCTAAATCTCTCACTCCATCGATTATAATCTTACTTGTACCTTCTACAAATCCAAGACGACATGTGCTTTCTAAATCGGCTATTTGAATATGTAAAGACTTTACGAAGTCCATAATATTCAGTGCGTCCTTACATTGCTCATTCAAAAACACATTCAAATTGAAGTGATTATTAGTGATATTCGTAGTATTATTTGTAACGACTGTACTTCCCACTTTCGGTATAACCGTTTGTAATGTATTTTGAAGCTCTTTATTCTGTTTCATCATTTCTATAAACATATTTTTAAATGTAACATCATCATTGCTGGACGTATTATCAGTAGTTTGCGTAACCTCTGTTTCTTCAGGAGTATCTATACCTACACAGACCTTCTTATGTTTCCAAAGCCCAGATTTCGACTTGAATTCTTTATTACAAACGTCGCATGTTTTTTTTTCAGCATTTTTTGGGTTTCCAAAAGTTTCCATTTGGTGTTTTGTAGTGAGTAAATGTTTTTCAAAGTTGCTTTTTTTATTACATGTAAAGTGGCATTTTTCACAATTATATTTTTCGGCATTTTTCGGCATTTTTTGGGTTTCCATTTTTACTATATAATGCTATATAAAAATTCGCCTAAACCGAAAATGACCCATATTTTAAAAACGAAAAAAAAAAGTCGTTGGTCTGCCATTTTTTTTGCAAAAACGAGATTTAGAGCATTTTGCAGTGAGTCCATTTTTCCGTTTTTTTCACTTTTTT